AAATTACGAAGAATAATTTAAATTTACTATAATCAATTTTCAATTTCAAATTACGAAGAATAATTTAAATTTACTATAATCAATTTTCAATTTCAAATTACGGTTTAAAACAACAAATCAATTTTCAATTTCAAATCACGAAACAAAATAATAATTTTAAATTACGATTTCTTTTTTCTACCTCTTTTAGGCTTCTCACCCCACATAAGAGTGTATAATCCAGAAGTAGCAGAATAAGTAGCTTTCTGCTGATACTTTTTAGCAACTGCCTTCAAGGGGCTGAGTGGTTTCCGCATTTAATTTTTCCTCCATATATTCAATTAATTTATCTTTATATTTACAACTATCAATATATCTATTAATAGTATTCATATCATATTTTTCCATTAAGTGTTCTAATACATATTTGTATTTATTTAACTGGTATTCTTCTTGTTCTTCTTTGGTGCTTAATTGAGCCTTTTCCGCGTCTGATAAAGGTCTGTAAGTAATCGTTCTTGATCCATTATCCTTTTGCTCGATACGTATTGTTTTAAATAATTTCCAATCTCTTACAAAAGGGTCTTTATCTCTTGTTGCGTTAAAATATTCTTGTTCTAATCTAAATATTACCGCATCTATCCCTCTTACTTCAAAAGGCTGGTTCCATCCCATCTTCAATATCCTCCCATTCAAATGTTCCATCATCTAATTCATACACAAATGCTTGTTTATAGAATGATGAAACAATTCCATCATTTGCAATTCCTTTTGGACTATTTTTCGTATCATGAAAACAATTATAAACAATTAATCCTTGCGTTTCATATCGCGAAAAATCTACTGCTCTTCCTTCAAAGTCATAGTTATAAAATATATTTAACAATAGCATACACTCATATTGCGCGATTGGCCATTTATTTAATTCTTTTTGCTAATTTGCCATTTTTTGATATAATACCCAAAAAGCTTTTCTATATAACCATAAAAAAAGGAGTGATGCTACTAATGCACAACTCAATAATACAATAAAAATAATTTCCATAAATACTCCTTTTCTTTTTCTTATAATAATAATAAAATAAAAAATAAGAAATGTCAAGTCGTGGAGCGTGATTGGGCAAAAGTTATTTGTTTTGTTAAAAAAATTTTTAAATATAAAAAGAAAAAATTTTAAATGAAACTTGACAAAAAAAATTTTTTCGAGTATAATATAAATATAGACTGGAGGTAAAAAATGATAAAACTTGATTATTCTTTACAAACTCCAGAAGAAAGAAATCAATTAGTCGAACAAATTTTGGCTGATAATCCAGATCCGCCTGAAAAGTATTTAGAAATTTTAGCAGACTATTTGGTTCTTTGTATGGAGAAACAAGAAAAAAAGGAGAAAAAATTATTAACTGATAATCGTATGGCTACAGTTAATAAGCGTGAGACTTCTTTTGAAGGTCTTGTTTCCCAACTCGAAAATGGCGAAGACGGAATTTATAATTTAATTACAGATAATAGAAATACAATATTTCAACCACATATTACAATTACAAAAAAAGATTTAGAAGAAATACCAAGTTTAAATTAGTTAAGAGAAGCCATTAATGTTTGGGAGGCTAAATTAAAAGTAACAGAAGGTAAAGATGCTTTTGTTATTAAAAAGGCTCTTATTGAAATGCGCAAAGATTAGTATGTTATGAAAAATGCTTATCGTCGTCCAATAGTGCCTACAAAATTAACCAGATCAAAGTCTTATATTCCATTAGATGATAAAACATTTATTTTTGATGATGATGGTTTTCCCATTCCTGATGGAATTAGTTTATTAAGACCTGAAATATGTTCTGCGGTTTTATGTAATTATTCCCGATTAAAACAAGATAGTTGGGGCGAATATGATAAAGACTTATGGTATTTAATGGAGGATTTTGATAAGCTTTGTGATAAAGCTTTAGCTAATTATCCTCTTTATGATAGAATCGTTGAATATAAAATTGATGGTTTACAAAATATTGACATTCAAGAGAAAATACAAATGGAATTTGGTATTAAACACAGCCTTGAATATATTTCAAGTTTATGGCGTAATAAAATTCCAAAATTAATTGCTTCGACTGCGGAAGATGAATATTTAGATAATTATTATTTAAATGTTGAAAAAGGTAAATATAAAAAATGTAGTCGTTGTGGTAAAATAAAATTAGCTCATAATAAATATTTTAGTAAAAATAAAACAAGTAAAGATGGCTTTTATAGTATTTGTAAAAGTTGTCGAAATTCTAAGGCCAAAAAATCTTAATATTGTCCTTTTGTTTATAATAAATAGTTGAAAGGAGAATATTTTATTTATGGCTGAAACATATTATTGCGAAAAATGTAATCGTACAATGAATGGCACGGAATTCTATTCATCTAATAATTTAGAAAAATATCCTAATGATGGTAAATTTCCTGTGTGCAAAAAATGTATGACAATGCACGTCGATAATTGGAATCCAGATACTTATTTATGGATTTTACAAGAGGCGGATGTTCCTTATGTTCCAGACGAATGGAATAAACTAATGGAAAAATATGGGCGCGATCCGCAGTCTATGACCGGTATGACGATTCTTGGACGTTATTTGTCAAAAATGAAACTCAAATAGTTTAAAGATTACCGTTGGAAAGATACAGAATTTTTATAGTAGATGGCGAACAATAAATTAGAGCAAACTATGAAACGTCAAGGGTATGATGCTCAATAGATTGCAACCGCTATTGAAAAAAGTTCTATTGCTATTCCAGAAGGAAAACTAAAAGAGCCGGTTTATGCTCCACCACCTAATGCCCCTACAGAAGATTATTTCGCACAATAGAGTGGTGAAGTGGAACAAGAATTAGACTTAACTGATGAAGACCGCACTTATTTAAGACTTAAATGGGGCAAGACTTATAAACCTGAAGAGTGGGTTAAGCTTGAATAGTTGTATGAAGAAATGATGGCTTCTTATGATATTCAAGGTGCCGGACATAAAGATACGCTAAAACTAATATGTAAGACATCTTTAAAGGCAAATCAATTGATCGATATTGGTGATATTGAAGGTTTCCAAAAGATGAGCAAAGTATACGATAGCTTAATGAAGTCTGGTAAATTTACTGCCGCTCAAAACAAAGCAGAATCAGGTGAATTTGTTGATTCAATTGGCGAATTAATTGAATTATGTGAAAAAGAAGGATATATTGAAAGATATTATGTTGAATAGCCACATGATAAAGTGGATTTAACTATTCAAGATATGCAACGTTATACTCGCACTCTTATTGAAGATGAAACTAATATTAGCACAATGGTAGAAAAGGCTTTACGCGAAAATGCTAAAGAAGATGAAGAGAAAGCAAAGAACGCGGAAAGCGATATCGTTGATGATGCTGATTTAAGTATTGAAGAACTTGAAAAAACTATTAAAGATAGTGATTACGCGGATTTTGAGGAATTTAAAGAATAGGAGTCCGCGCAAGATAATGAGTTCTTATAGAGTTTGGATAAATAATGGCATTACAAGATTTACTGTAGTTAAGTGATAGCCGTAGAAAAATAGGGTTATCACCGGAGCGAGTAGAAGCGGTCATGCCCACTATCCGCAAATACGTTGCCTTTTGGAGAGAATATCCTGATTTATTTGTAGATTTTATGGTTCGAGGAAGACGTACTGAAATAAAAGATGGAGAATTTAACTTTTATTTTTATTAGAGAGTATTTCTCCGTTCTGTTATGCGTTATTAGTATGTTTACGCGGTTTTTCCTCGTGCTTATTCCAAATCATTCTTGTCTGTTATGGCATTAATGATTAGATGTATTTTATATCCTGGTGCGCATTTGTTCGTTACTTCTGGAGGTAAAGAACAAGGTGCTAGTATTCTTCATGATAAAGTTCAAGAAATATGTGAACTTATTCCAAGTTTTAATCGAGAAATTGATTGGAGTCGAGGAAAAACTCTTGAAGGAAAAGATAAAGTTAGATATGTATTTAAAAATGGTTCAGTTTTGGATAACCTCGCAGCTCGTGAAAGCACTCGTGGTCAGCGTCGTCATGGTGGATTAATGGAAGAATGTGTTGGTATTGATGATGCCATTCTTCGTGAAGTTATTATTCCTGTTATGGCAATTTCTCGTAGAGCTAAAGATGGCACTACTAATGAACAAGAGCCATTAAATAAATCACAAATCTATATTACTACTGCTGGTTATAAGGGCACATTCCCTTATGATAGACTTATTGGTTTCTTAGTTCGTATGGTGACTTAGCCTGATCGTTGTATGGTATTAGGCGGAACATGGCGAACTCCTGTTGCGGTAGGATTACAAAGTAAAACATTTATTACTGACCAAAAGAAGGAAGGAACTTATAATGAGGCTTCATTCGAACGTGAATACGAGTCTAAGTGGTCAGGAACGGTCGAGGATGCTTTCTTTAATGGAGAGCATTTTGATAGAAATAGAAAACTATTATAGCCTGAATATGAAGCTTCTGGACGTGCGGGTGCGCAAGCTTATTATGTGCTTTCTGTAGATGTAGGTCGTAAAGGATGCGATTCAGTAGTTTGTGTATTTAAAGTAACACCACAAGCTCAAGGTCCAGCTATTAAATCTTTAGTAAATATGTATACTATGTCAGATGACCATTTTGAAGATTAGGCTATTAAATTAAAGAAATTATTTTATAAATATAAAGCTAAAACTTTGGTTATAGACGGTAATGGTTTAGGTATTGGACTTTTAGATTATATGGTAAAATCTCAAAATGATGAAGATGGTGAATTTTTACCTGATTTTGGTGTTGAGAATGATGATGATGGGTATTATAAAAAATATCGCACACCAAATACTCAATTTGATGCTATGTATGTTATTAAAGCAAATGCTCCAATAAATACTGAATGTCATGCTAACGCTCAGACTCAATTACAGGCGGGTAAAGTAAAATTTTTAATAGATGAGAGAACAGCTAAAGAAAAATTATTAGCTACTCAAAAAGGTTCAAAAATGACTCCTGAACAAAGGGCAGATTATTTAAAACCATTTACTTTAACCTCCATATTAAAAGAAGAAATGATGAATTTACGCGAAGAAAATGAAGGTATTAATATTATCCTAAAATAGGCAAATCGCGGAATTCGTAAAGATAAATTTTCGGCTTTTGAATATGGATTATATTATTTAAAACTTGAAGAAGATAAAAAGAAAAAACGTAAAAAGTTTAATGCGGCTGATTGGTGCTTTTTAAATTAAGGAGGGTGGAAAATGCGTGCTTCAAGAGGAGAAATTAAAATTGAAGAAATCTTAGAAGAAGCAGGACTACCTTTTAAAATGGAATATATTTTTCCAGATTTAAAAAGCCCAAGCGGGCGTCCGCTTCGTTTTGATTTTGTTATATTTGATGATGATGGAAAAATTGATTTCATTATTGAGTATTAGGGAAAATAGCATTATGAAGCCAGTTCTAAATTTGGCGGAAAACGCGGTTTATACCAGTAGCAATATAATGATAATCAAAAAAGACGTTTTTGCGCTTTACATGATTTTAGATTAATAGAGATTCCATATACCGACGAAAACCTTATTTCTTATGATTATATAATGAAATTAGCAGGTTATTAAAGGAGGTGGAACTTTGGATACGCAAGATCGTAATGATTAGATTCACGCTAAAGGTTTTGATATTTATAATAGTCGTTATGAATATAATTATAATGACACTATGGATTATGCCAATAGAAAAATAAAAGTTGGCACAAAAACTTTAGATGATGCTATTTTAAAACTTGGTGATTATAGTAAGATTAGATACCCAGGTCAAACTCGTATTATCACGAAACCTGATGTGCTTCGCGCGCTCGCAGAAAGAGATTTAAATGCTTTGCGATATATTTCTAATTTTTATTATGACATAAGTGGTGTATATCAACGAGTTTGTAATTATGTTGCTTTTTTATACCGCTATGATTGGTATATTGCGGCCGAAACTTATGATGATAATGTAAAAGAAGAAAAAGTTTTAAAAGATTTTTATAGAATGTTGAATTATTTTGATAATAGTTATATTAAAAAGATTTGCGGAGATATTGCTTTACAAGTCGTTAAAAATGGATGCTATTATGGATATATAGTTCCTTCAGAGAAAAATCTAATTTTACAAGAATTGCCAGTTAGATATTGTAGAACACGTTATAGTGTAAATAATACCCCAGTTGTCGAATTTGATATGCGATTTTTTGATACTTTTAGAGATATGAATTATCGTTTAAAAGTATTAAAATTATTCCCAGAAGAATTTGCTAAAGGTTATGTTTTATATAAGCAAGGAAAACTTGCTTTAGAAGAAGCGGTCGGATGTCAACACACAGGTAGTTGGTATGTTCTTGAACCAGAAAATTGTGTTAAGTTTAATATTAATAATAGTGATATTCCTATTTTTGTAAACTCTATTCCAACGATTATGGATTTGGACGCTGCGCAAGACCTTGACCGCAAGAAACAAATGTAGAAATTACTTAAAATTTTAGTCCAAAAGCTTCCAATGGATAAAAATGGCGATTTGATATTTGATGTTGATGAAGCCAGAGATATTCATAATAATGCAGTTTAGATGTTATAGAGGGCTATTGGAGTAGATGTTTTGACTACATTTACTGATGTAGATTCTATTGATATGTCTGATAAGAATACTACAACGACTACTGATGATTTAGCAAAAGTTGAACGTAGTGTTTATAATTCATTAGGTATCTCATAGAATTTGTTTAATACTGATGGTAATATGGCTTTAGAGAAATCTGTATTGAATGATGAATCTACAATAAGAAGTTTAATTTTATAGTTTAATATATTCTTTAATAGGATTATTGAAAAAAAGAGTAGTAATAAAAAATATAATTTTAGATTTTATTTATTAGAAACTACTCAAAATAATTATCAAACACTTTCTAAAATGTATAAAGAACAAGCGCAAATGGGACAATCAAAACTATTGTCTTAGATTGCTCTTGGACATTCATAGAGTTTTATTCTTAATGCAGCTCATTTTGAAAATGAGATTTTACATTTAAGTGAAATTATGATTCCTCCTCTTATGAGTTCTACTATGGGTAGTGAAGATATTTTGGGTTTAAAAGGTTCATCATCTAATAATAAAACTCAAAATAATTCAGGAAGTTCAGGTTCTGGAACTGCTAAAACTTCTAATGGTGAGGCAGGACGTCCGGAGAAACCTGATGATTAGAAAAGTGAAAAAACTATTCAAAATAAAGAAGCAATGAAATAAGGAGGATTTATGAAACATACAAGTATTAAATTAAATACACCTTGTGAGTTTATAAATATAACTCCTGTAAATCCTTTAATTTCTAAATGCCAAATTAAGGTTTGTTATGTAGATGATAAACCTAATCGTAACAAAAGCGTAATTACTAAAGATGTAGCGACTGAGATGGCTAATAGCCTTCCGGGCAGTCCTATTGTTGGCTTTTTTAATGAAAATACCGAAGATTTTGAAGAACATAATAGGATAATTGAATTATCTAATGGCGAATTTAGAATGAGAGATAATACTCGCCCTTATGGTTTTGTTGATCTTGGAGCTAGAGTTTGGTTTTAGAAATTTTTGGATGATGGTGTTGCCGAACGTGAGTATTTAATGACTGAAGGTTATTTGTGGACTGGTTAGTATCCTGAATGTAAACGTGTAGTTGATAAAGGGAATAATCATTCTATGGAGCTTGATGAAAAAACATTAAATGCTACGTGGGCAAAAGATAGTAATGGAAAGCCTTAGTTTTTTATTATAAATAAGGCAATTATTTCTAAACTTTGTATTTTGGGAGAAGAAAATGAACCTTGTTTCGAAGGCTCCCAAATCAATGTGAATTTTTCATTCGATGATGGTTTTAAGAACACTTTGTTCTCCATGATGAATGAACTTAAAGAATTTATGAAAGAAGGAGGACCCAAAGTGTTTACACAATATGCTGTTGAAATTGGCGATAATTTGTGGAATTCTCTCTGGTCTTATGTTGAGACTAAGTATCCTGGCGAGCCTAGTAGTTATTGTTCTATTTATCGCATTGAAGGTGTTTATGAAGATGCTGGACAAAAGTTTGCTATTCTTCAAAATAGACAAGACCAAAAATATTATCGCATGGACTTTTCTCTTACCGATGTAGAAGGCTTTGTTCCTTCTGACGCTTTAACTGAAGTAACTAAGTCTTATACTCCGGCAGCAGAGCCTCAGTTTGCTCTTGCTGATGTTGAAGCTTTTGAGACTGATTATGCTTCAAAGAAAAAGACTGAGGAAGAGGACAAAAATAATAAATCTAATGGCCAAAACCCTGATAATAAATCAGAGGGCAATGATAATAAAAAGAACCCTGATAATGGGGAACCCTCTAATAAGTCTGATAAAGGCGACAATGGCGAGAATGATGATGATAAAAAGAAAAAGAAAAATTATTCTCTTGAGGACGTTGTTGAATATACTGAACTTAAAGCTCAGTATGATGAATTACAGACTAAATTCGCGGCTCTTGAAACTGAAAATAATAGCTTGAAAGAGCAAATTGCTCCACTTGCTGAATTTAAAAATGCCGCTGAAAAGAAAGATAAAGAAGATATGATTGCTAAATTCTATATGCTTTCTGATGAAGATAAGGCTGATGTTGTTGAAAATATTGATAAATATTCTCTTGATGATATTGAAGCTAAATTATCTGTTATTTGTGTTCGCAACAAGGTGAGTTTCGACCTTGACGAAAATAATAAGCCCAATGGTGCTACTACTTTTAATTTGAACGATAATGGTTCAGAAGATGATGATATGCCCGCTTGGGTGAAGGCGGCTTTTGCTACCGCCAACAAAAATTAATAAGGAGGACATACTAAATGTTTAAAGACTTTTTGAATAAGAATCTTCCTATTAAGTCTCAGGCAAAGTATGTTGAGTTTGGTTACGGTCAGGTCGAGCCTAATCACCTTTCCGCACAAAGAAATGCTCAAATCTATGCTCAACTTCCTGCCAATAAAGACATTGAGATTCTTGAAAACGGTCAGTTTGTAAAGTATGACTATGCTGCTAATGGTAATGGTATTGGCGAAGTCAACTTCACTGGCGAAGGTGAATGGATGCTCGTTTATAACGAGATTAAGCTTTATCGTGATCATTATGATGGCAGTAAACAGTGGGATTGCGAATTTGCTATGATTAAAGATGACTATCAGGCTCGTGTTTATAGCCCTTATGATTGGGAGCATACCGAGGTTGAATATGGTGGTCGTTTCTGGAATGGCGTTGATGAAAAGGGTCAAACCTATAAGTTAATCAATCAGACCGTTTCCGCAGATCAAGGTTTAAAGACTGTTACTATTGCTGGTCGTGTTTATGATGTTGATGAAACCGGCAAGTTTACTTATGATGGTAATGAATATACTCTTAATAGTAATCATCAAGTTGCCAATGTTCCTGTAAAATATTACTATGATAAGCTTCTTACTGATGTTCCTGATATGTATGAAATGAATTGGACCAATGATCCATATCATAAGTTAGGTATTTATCATGAGAAGTTCATGGAATCTGGCACCTCTATGGTTCCTCGTGTATTTAAGACCATGATTGGTGATCTTTATACTACTAATATGATTAATGAAGAGACTCTTGCTGTTGGAGATAAGCTTTCTCCTTCTGCTGCTACAAAGGGTATTCTTAGCAAAACTGGCGACGATTCAATGACCTGGCAGGTTGTTAAGGTTTATACTATGCCTGATGGTCAAAAGGGCGTCAAGGTAATGCGTATTAAGTAAGAAAGGAGAAAAGGATAATGTTAGATAAAAATAATTTAATTGCTCTTATGAAGCAAGTTGCTAAGGCTGATCCTTCTGCTCCTGTTGCTTATAGTTATGAGGGAAAAAATCTTAGTTATGAAGCCTTAAATGAAACTCTTCGTAATGAAATGAATGAGTTGGCTGGTACTTACGCTCTTTATCGTGAAAATAAGAATCTTATTTTCTCTATGATTGAGCAGACTCTTGATGAGGTTCTTCCTAAGAAAGTTATTCAGCAATATGATCAGTTTGCTGAGGTTAAGACTTTCGCTCAGGGTGATAAGCCTATTTTCCGTCGTCCTCTTAATAATCGTGCTCGTGCTAAGCAGTTTGTAACTCGCGTTGGTCTTGCTGGTATTTATGAAGTCTTCAAGCTCGGACCTAAAGAGAATGAAGCCTTCGAGGTACGTACTAGCGCTATCGGCGGAGCTGCTTAGATTGGCTTCGAAGAGTTCCTTGATGGTCGTGTTGATTTCGGTGAAGTAACCAAAATCATCATGGATGGTATGGATGAACTTATTTATAAAGAAGTCGCTGCTGCTCTTAGATCTTCTATCAACCAGCTTCCTCCTGCTAACCGCGTTGCGGCTGCCGGATTTGATGAAGCTGCTATGGATCGTTTGATCACTATTGCTTCTGCTTATGGTACTCCTACTATTTATTGTACTTATGAGTTTGCTGTTAAGATGATTCCTCATGAGGCTTGGAGATATACTGAAGCTATGAAGAATGAGCTTTGGAATAATGGTCGTCTTGCTACCTACAAGGGCACTAAGGTTATTATTCTTGAGCAGGGCTTTGAAGATGAAACCAATACTCGTAAGGTTATTGATCCTGGTTATGCTTGGGTTATTCCTACGGGCGCTGATGGTAAGCCTGTAAAGATTGCTTTCGAAGGCGGAACTATTGTTGACGAGTTCAATAATTATGATCGTTCTCGTGAGATTCAGGTTTACAAGAAGGTTGGCGTAGTTTGTATGCTTGCTAATAATATCTGTGCTTATGTTGATACTTCACTTCTTGGTCAGATGTATACTTGGAATTATGATGGAGTCACCGGTAAGGTTATCACTTATGATGGCCGTCTTGATGGCACTGTTTAATTTAATATAAATTATTCCATGGGGGAGAAGGGATTAAACTCCCTCTCCCCATATTTTTGTTTTATGAGTAAAAGGAGAAATTGAATAATGATTAATAATGAAGATATTTATAATGTAAAAAATAGAAGCACTAGTGTAGTTGTTTATACTATTCCTGATACTAATTTGCGCCGTGAGTTTGCGCCCGGCGAGACTAAACGCATTCCATTTGGTGAGCTAGAGAAGTTAACTTATCAAGCAGGTGGCCGCGAATTAATTGCTAATTTTTTACAAATTTTAGAGCCAGAAGTAACTCATACTCTTAATGTTCATACTGAACCTGAATATAATATGTCAGAGCAACAAGTTGCTGATTTAATTCTTAATGGCTCATTAGATGCTTTTTTAGATGCTCTTGATTTTGCTCCTATTGGGATTATTGACTTAATCAAGAATTTATCTGTTAGCCTTCCTATTACTGATATTAATAAGCGTAGAGCTTTGAAGGAAAAAACTGGGTTTGATGTTGATAAAGCTATTGCTAATGATATCGCTAGTAAAGAAGAAGATACTATTGTAGAGAAAGAACCCGCAGCTAAGCGGCGTGTAGTAAGAGAAGAACCTACTACTCAAGGTCGTCGCACAAGCGGTTCTGGATATAAAGTAATTAATAAAACCGAGGAAACTTCCTCCAAGAAATAATTTATAGGAGGGCGATTAAGTGGGAACATTATTCTCAACTGTTTATAATCGCTTTCTTAACAAGGTTACTGATGATATGTATCTGGAATTAACTCCCGAAGATACTTTAAGAGATTTATAGAATCTTATAATAGATGCTATTCCTGGATTTGAATTTCCGCGAAAAAATCTTTTAGATTATAACTTAGATGTTGCTACTATTAATGAATCTGATGCTACGTCTGATGATTTCATTGTAGCAACAGTATGGGGAGAACTTCCAGAGCCGGGTGAAGAACCTCAAGTTTTAGTTGATAGATCCAGTTTTAATTGTGATCTAACTGAAGAAGAAATTAATATTTTAGCTATTTTAATGATGTGCGGTTGGACGCAAAGACAAGTCACTTCAATTGAGAATACTCGAATGAAATATAGCGGCTCTGATTTTAAATTTACTTCTTAGGCAAATCACCTATCAAAGCTATTGAATTTATTGGGTGAATGTCAAAGACAATCTCACCATATGTAGCGTTTGTATAAACGCAGACGTCTAAATAACAAAGGTGAGTATGAATCTAATTGGGATGTGTTTAAAAGTCGATATGATTACTAAATATAATTTTGATATTCCAATAGAGAGTATAAAAGTAAATTGTTTGCGCTTAACCAATCAATTATGGAAATTAATTCCAATGCGCGAAAATAATGAAGATTGGCATAAATAGCTAGAAACTGTTATAAATGAAATTGTGGGGTTTAGTGTGATTTTTAACGCTGAACCCCTTTATTTATAGTTATTAAATAAACTTGAGGGATTATAGAATCAAGATACTGATTTTAATTTTTATCGTAAGACTGTGTTTGAAACGATCAGTCTTTTATAGGAGATAAATTATGGCGTCAGGGTTTGATTATAGTAGTAAGCAACCTTTTAGATTATAGCAAGGTCGCTTAGGAATTTATGATAAACCACCCTTTGAAGGTAGCCCTGTTGAAGGCGTTAATTATACAGCGGTTCGGCTCGGTCAAATGGGCGGAAACCGCCAACAAGAGCGTATGATTTTATCTAAGCGCAGAAGTTTAGATAGGGCAGTATGGAATTCATACCAAGCCGCAGAAATTATTAAATAGGATGCGGAATATAAAAAACCTATTAGGTGTTTGATTAATCCTAATAAATTAAAATAGGATTATGATGACAAGATTTTATCTGTTGGAAATGAGTATTAGTTTAAACCGGGAGATATCTTTGAATGGTGCGGAACTAATACCTATTGGATTTGTTATCTTTAGGATTTGACTGAATTGGCTTATTTTAGAGGAGATATTAGAAAATGCTCTTATAAAATAAATTGGGTAGATAATGGAGAGAAAAAATCTACTTATGCAGCAATCCGCGGTCCGGTAGAAACGAAAATTGATTATATTTAGAAACATGAAATTAGTGTAGATAATCCTAATTATTCATTAAATATTTTATTGCCTAAAAATAAAGATACTTTAAATTATTTTAGACGTTATACTAAATTTTATTTAGATAGTTAGGATGAGGGAGATAATTTAATTTGTTGGCGTGTTGAAGCTGTAGATTCTATAAGTATGCCTGGTATTTTAGAAGTTAATGCGACTGAATATTATATTAATGAGTAGGAAGATAATTTAGATGATAAGACTGTTGGTTCTTTAATTGCGGAACCAATTGATCCAAATCCTACGACAACTGATATTATAGGGGAAACATTTATTTTTCCAAAGAAAACTTATACTTATTATTTTGATGGTGAAGCTGTTTTAGAATGGGAAATAAAGAATAATAAAAAGTTGCCAATTTCTTTAAGAGTTATTAAAGAAGCTAAAAAACCAACAGTTGAAATAAGTTGGACTTCTGGATATAGCGGATAGTTTGACTTATGTTATGGAGATTATAAAAAAACGATTGTAGTTCAATCATTGTTTTAAGGAGTAAAAGGTGTTATGAAAATTAATGGTGTAAATTTACCTAAATCAAGTTTTCTTTCTGTTGAAAAAGATTTAGAAATTATTGTAAAGCATCTCTGTAAAAATGAGAGATTAAAGCGGTTATTGTATTATACAACAAAAGATGCTATTGATAAGCCAGATTTAAATGATGAACAAATGATTCAATTATTTAATAAAAATATTAAGATAATTCCTAAACTTTATGTTGATGGAAGTGTATTAAATTATGTAATTATTAACTTCGATAATTTTACACAAAGTGGAAATCCTGAGTTTAGAGATAATATTATTGAATTCGATATTATTTGTCATTTCGATCAATGGCATTTAAAAGATTATCAATTGCGCCCTTATCGTATTGCTGCTGAAATTGATAGTATGATAGATAAAACACATTTGACTGGTATTGGTAAGTTAGAGTTTCTTGGTGCTAATCAAATTATTTTAACTGATGAATATGCTGGTTTGTGTCTTATGTATCAAGCAGTTCACGGCGAAGAGGATAAAAAATTTATGCCGAATCCTAATGACGAGGAAAGATTTATAGAAGATTTTAAAAAAAGAATTGAAGAGTAATGGATATTAGACTTGGGTTAATGACAGGTATTGATTTGCCAATACCTGAATTAGAAGTCACTATTCATTAGCCATCTATAAAAGAAATTTCTTTTATAGGTGAAAAAGATCTTTTCTTGGGGATTTAGTGTTTATGTATTGATAAAAACATAATAGAGAATTCGGGCGAAAGTCTTTTAAGAGAAACAAATAATTTTTAGATATTTATGACAATGATGAAAGAAAAAGAGATGGCCGATAAAAAACAAGCATCTATGTAGGTTCTTACATTATTGTTTCCAAAGCAAAATGTTTTATTTACCCCGAGGTCAATTGTTTTACAAGGTGATCCACAAATAATGATTGACGAAAGCAATTTTAATATATTATAGGAATATATTAAAGAAATATTTTGTTTTAAATCTAATGCTTCGCAAGAAATGGGATTTAATCCTGGAAATGCGGCCGCGAAAAAGATAGCCGATAAATTAATGCGAGGTAGACAACGTGTCGCTGAATTGAACGGCACGGCTAATGCTAGTATATTTAGTTAGTATCTTTCAATGCTTACTATAGGTCTTGATTCAATGTCTTTACAGGATTTAATGGATTTAACAATGTTCCAACTCTATGACCTTGTTGAAAGATATCAACTTTATATTAATTGGGATATTGATATCCGGTCTAGATTAGCAGGTGCGAAGCCTGATAATAAGCCGGATAACTGGATGAAAAATATCCATTAAATTTTTTAAGGAGGAAAAAAACCTATGAAATTTGGTGTACGCGAAATTTGCGATGTCGTTTTAAAGGCAAAGGCTAATCAAAAGATTGGTAATAAGCAATTTTATAAGAATGAGCCAGTTATTTATTTCGACACTTTAAAGACTTCCAGTATGGAAGGCGCTGCTACCACTGTATACGCACAAGGTGGACGTGGTAATACTAATTTAGTCGCATGGGAAGGCGAGCGTACTGTTACCTTCACAATGGAAGATGCTCTTATTTCTCCTGAAGGTTTCATGATTCTTTCCGGTGCTGGTCTTGTTGAGGCTTCTGCTAACAATAAGATTAAGCAACATATTACTCAAACTGTTGATAAGACTAAAGACATTGTCCCTGCTAATACTGGAAAAGACATTAAGACTGATGGACTAATCGTTCCTGTTTCTTATGCCCCTTATCTTGATAATGAGCATAAAGATGACGATTATGTTTATGTTTTCTTTATGAAAGATGGCGAAATTATTTCTGAGCCTTATTTGGCACATGAAGGAGTTACTACGGGAGATACTGGTTTTAGTGTTACCGTAAAAGGATTTGATCGTGCTACTGGAGTGGCTTATACCACTAACGATTTAGAAAATGATTATGCTAAATGCGACTCTGTAATGGTTGATTATTACACTGAGCGTGAATCTGGTGCTAAGCAGATTGAAATTACTGCTGATAAGTTCGGTGGTAACTACTATCTTGAAGCTTCTACTTTATTCCGTAATCAAGATGGTGTAGATATGCCTGCTGAATTTATTATTCCTAACTGCAAGATTCAATCCAACTTTAACTTTACAATGGCTTCTTCTGGTGATCCTTCTACTTTCACCTTTACTATGGATGCATTCCCTGATTATACTCGTTTCGATCATAGTAAGAAAGTTTTGGCTGCTATTCAGATTATTGAAGAAGACGAAACTGTTGACAACGATATTCGTAGAAAGACCGCTGCTAATAGCACCATTGTTGTTGGAGGCTAATTAATATGGTTGTAAAAGGTCCAGTAAAATATACTCCACCAAAACAGCCTAAAAAAGAATCTACTAAAAAGCAGCCAAAAGTAGAAAAGGCTGTAAAGAAAGAGCTTGTCGAACCTATTGAGGAAGTAATTCTTCAAGAGGAAGATGAGGTAAGTAAGATTTTATCTGAATTAGATAAAAAAGATTAATTAATGGGAGAGAATAGAAATATTCTCTCCCATTTTTTCGTTATGTGAAAAAGGAGAAAATATGATTATTAAATCAGATGGAAATATTAAAGGTTCTTCTATTATTAATGAAACTGAAAAATAGATTATTTAGAATATGACTATAGCAACTTAGTAGGATTGGGGACCTTTATTGCAAAAATGGTTGATAGATATTTATAAATGGTTAAATAAAGCAAGAGCTTATGTAGCATCTCAAAATTCTGTTATAGAGAAATTGTCTTCTTCTTTAGTTATAACTAATAAGACTGGAAAACAAGAAATTAATTTAGTCGAAATTAATAGCATGAAAAAAATGAGAATTAATAAAAAAAATATTAACAATAAAGAAATTTTATGGGAAGGATACAGATTATTAAATGAAATAGGTGAAACTTTACGCGGAGAAGAAATAATGTATTCTATTACTTTTACTAAAACTGGTGAAGCTATAAGTGATTCTAATGAAGTATATACTTGGACTGTCCCAATGAGTGAGTTTTTTAATTTAGTTAGATTTAGTGAAACTCGTATAACTTTAAGAGACTCAAGTGCTATATATAAAATGATGTAGAAACAAATTTAGAATGATGAAAAAGATACTATGATTGAAAAATGGACTGAATAGAAAATTTAGGATTATGCTTTATTTAATGATGAAGTTAGGAACAATCCAAATTGGGAAAAATGGCATAAAATTAATGAAGGTAATATGCTTGAAAGTTATCTAAGACTTTTAAGAAATGGCGGAACTGTATAGGATAGAGATAACGTAAAAAAAGATTCGGAATATTGGCGTAAATTAGGAACAGCGGTTTCTTCTACTATGAAAGCTCCTGACGCTTTCTTTAAAGGTGGAGATATTGACAATGAACAAATTAAAGGACTACATGCTTCAGTTACTAATATTAATACTTTAATGTTAAATTTATAGAAAGTTTTTGCCATTTTAAAAAATGCTAAAATTAATGAAGAAGTTTTAAATAAATATTATAAAAAAAGTGGATTAAATTTAGAATAGTAGCAAAAAGAAGTAGAACAAGAAGTTATAAATAAATTAACTGATTTCTTCACAAGTAAAATTGATAGAAATATAAATACTATAATTGAATTTTGACTAAATAAAAAATTTTTTGTATAATATAATAAAGAGTAAAAGGAGGCTAATTATGGCTAAAATTTCATATAATAAATTAGGAATTACTAAGGATGAACTTAATAAAGTTCAAACTGTTGAATATAATGATTAGACTATTGAGGTAAAGCAATATCTTCCTATCGCGGAAAAGAGTGAATTGATTACCCGTGTATTGAATAATTCAGTAGATGAAAATACTGGATACTATAATCTTTTAAAGTTAGATATGAATCTTGGTTTAGAGATTGTTTATGCTTATAGTAATATTTCATTTACTGAAAAGCAAAAGGAAGACCCAATGAAACTTTATGATATGCTTAATGCTTCTAAAGTGCTTAATCTTATTATTGGCCTTGTGCCAGATGGAGAATTTTATTATTTAAATAAAACGACTCACGAGATGGCTAATAATATTGTGACATATCGCAATTCCGCGATGGGTATTATGGAAGCAATTTCCGCGGATTATAGTAATTTAGATTTGGACGCAACAGATATTCAAAAGAAATTAAATGATCCAGATAATATGGCTTTATTGAAAGATGTGCTTATTAAATTGGGCTAATTAAATTAGTTAATAATATTATTTTTTGAAAAATAATAGAGTGATGGGGATAAGAGTGTAATTGCTCTTATCCCCGTTTTATTTTTATTTTGCAAAGTAAAAATTGGAGAGAAAGGAGATTTCTATGGCTAAACAATTAAATAGTTATTAGGTTAATTTACAATTTACCGCTGATTCTAAATAGGCTCAACAGCAATTATAGGATTTACAAAATTAGCTAAATAATCTAATGGCAAATTCTATAAAAACTGATGCTAGTTTAGGAATTTCTAAAGATATATAGAGTGCGATTCAACTAACCGCACAATTAAAAACTTAGTTATAGCAAGCAACTAATGTTGACACGGGTAAATTAGACCTTAGTAAATTTAATTAGGCTTTAAAATAGGGTGGAGTTTCCCTTAAAGAATACCAAAAGAATCTAAGCTTATTAGGACCAGAAGGCGAAAAAGCATTTGCTAATTTAGCGACTTCTATTTCGCAAGCAGAATTACCTTTAAAAAGAACTAATTCTTTACTGAAAGAGTTTGGGATTACTTTAGCAAATACTGCTCGTTGGCAAATTTCTTCTAGTATCTTACACGGATTTATGGGATCTTTATAGACTGCTTATGGGTACGCTCAAGATTTAAATGAATCTTTAAATAATATTCGTATTGTTACTGGATAGACTACCGATTAGATGGCTAAATTTGCTAAATAGGCGAATATCGCGGCCAAAGCTTTAAGCACAACTACTACTGAATATACTGACGCTGCTTTAATTTATTATCAATAGGGCTTAGATGATTAGGCAGTAAAAGAGCGTACTGATGTTACTATTAAAATGGCTAATGTGGCTCGTGAAAGTGCTGAAATTGTTTCCGATCAAATGACCGCAGTTTGGAATAACTTTTATAATGGAAGTTAGTCTATCGAGCATTATGCTGATGCGATGGTACGTTTAGGTGCTGATACTGCATCTAGCACTGATGAAATTGCTGGCGGTCTTGAGAAGTTCGCGGCTGTAGCTGACACAATCGGGTTAAGCTTTGACAACGCGGCGGCCGTTTTAGCAACTATTACTGCTACTACACGTTAGAGCGAAGATGTTGTAGGTACTGCTTTAAAAACTATTTTTGCTCGTATTCAAGGTTTAAAACTTGGCGAAACTCTTGAAGATGGTACTACATTAAATCAATATTCATAGGCTCTTGAAAAAGTTGGAATTAATATCAAAGATTCCAATGGTGAATTGAAAGATATGGATAATATCATTGAAGAAATGGGTAATAAATGGAATACTATTGATAAAGATTAGCAAGTAGCTTTAGCTCAATAGGTAGCTGGTGTTCGTTAGTATACTCAATTAATTGCTTTAATGGATAATTTTGATTTTTATAAAGAAAATCTTGCTAGAGCATAGAATGCTGATGGCTCTCTTCAAGAACAAGCAGATATTTATGCTGAATCTTGGGAGGCCGCCGGAGATAGAGTAAAGGCTTCAGCTTAGAAAATATATGCTGCTCTACTGGATGATAATTTCTTTATTGATTTAACCAATGGATTTAGTTCTGTTTTAGATTTAATAGGTAATGTATCATAGAGTTTAGGTGGAATGCCTGGTATGTTGCTTTTAATTGGTTCTACAATGTCAAAAGTTTTTTCAAAAGAATTAACTACATCTTTTGATAATTGGTTTTATAATTTAGGATTAAAGTTTGGAACTATCAAAAATGATATTGAAGAATTAAAAAAATAGGCTAATGAAAGTCTTATTTTATCTGGAAATAAAAATACTACTTCTGGAAAAGCAATGAATATGGCTTATTCAGAATAGTCTACCGCTCAATTAATGCTTATTGCTAATGCCGATAAATTAAGTGAAAAAGAAAAGTAGATTGCTTCAAGTTTATTAGATTAGCATAATTTATTAGTATAGAGTGTTATTAAACGTGGTGAAGAAGTAGAATTGGCTGAGAAAGAAGTGAGTACATTAAATAAACGTTCTTCAGTTATGGCTAAAGTAATGGCTAGTAGAACCTACTAGAATGGTACTCCACAAGGTACTGAAGATGCTGAAAACGTTGCTAATCGTTTTGAAAAAGCTAAAAAGCAAATTTAGGCTTATTCAGAATTAGTTTATAAATTATCTTCTGTTCCTATCGTTAGTGAAGAGTAGTTTAAAACTGAGGGGCTTGAAAAAGTTAAAAAGATATTAGATGAAGTTTATATAAAAGAAGAAAATTTAAATAAATAGGATTTAGGATTTGGTGCTGATAATAAAAATATTAAAGCATTAATTAAAAGTTTAAATAATGGTACTCTAACTGCGAAAAATTTTGAAATTGCTTTGGCTGGATTAGATGATACTAATTCTATTAAAAGATTAACTAAGACATTAGAGCTTTGTGGATATGAAACAAAAGATGCTATGAAATTAGCCATGTAGTTAGTTGATACTTATAATAAAGTTGGAGATTCCTCGGCTAATTTGACTGAAGATGAATAGAGACTCGCTAATGCCACAAAATCTTTAGGGGATTGGTTTGCAACTGTTAAAGGAGAAACTCAAACTCTTGGTTCAGCATTCTCCGCTTCTATTAACGGAATAACTAATTTTGGTATGGCATTAACTTCTATTAAAGGATTAATAGATACTTTAAATGACACAGATATGTCTTTTGGAGATAAATTATTAGCCACTTTTACTTAGTTAGGATTAATTTTACCAAATTTAGTTTATAGTTTTTAGACGGTAAGTAGTGTTCTTGGTCCATCTGGGTTTATAGGAAGTATTTTTGCTTCTAAAGCTGCAATGGAAAAATTAAATTAGACTTATGGCGAAAATGTAATTGCAACGGCTACTGATATTATAATGAAAAATAAGGACACTTTAGCGACTGATGAAAATACTAGAGTAAAAGTTCTTAATGAATTAGCTCAAAAAGGTATCACTGATACAGAAGAAGCTGCTATAGTTATTTAGACAATTCTTACAGCTAAAAAAAGAGAAGAAACTCTTGCTATAGAAAAGAATACTCTTGCTGAAATAAAAAATAGAGCAGTTAAATTACTCACTAATAAAACTTTTCTTGCTACTGTTGCTATTAGTGCTGTAGTTATCGGTACTTTATATGCGGTTTCTAAAGCGGCAAATGCTGAAGCAGAAAGTCTTCAAAAAGCTACTGAAGCTGCTGAAAATTTAAAAGAAAAATCTCAATAGACGAAAACTGAATTAAATAATATTATTTCGGCTTTCGATCAATATTAGACTGCGATAGATACATTAAATGAATGTACTAAAGGAACTGATGAGTGGAAAGAAGCTTTATCAGATGTAAATGAATAGATTTGGAGTATTCTTGAAACTTATCCTGACTTAGCTAAAATAGATAATCTTTTTAATGAAGATGGCACATTTAATCAAGAAGCTATTGACTCTTTTATAGCAGATAAACGTGATAAATCTAATAACGCTTAGGCAGCTGCTTTGGCCAGTTAGGCCGCAGTTAGTTAGATGGAATATTAGTCCAATAGAAAAGAAGCGGTTAATTAGGTTTATTCTGTGGTATCTAAATATAGCACTAATGGCGAATCCAATGCGGAAAATAAAAAAATAGCAGGAGAATTAGTTGATTCTATCGTAAATGCTATAAATTCTCCTGATGGTATTCAAAATATTGATGGAATTTTTGAAGACTATGCTAAGCAATTTGATAATATAAGTCTTGGCACTTCTTTAGATGATTTTACTAACGCTTTAAAGGGATGCTCTGATAATTTAAAAGAATTAGGTAGAAATGCTAAAGAAACAGGAAATTAGGTTGATAATACTGGTAAATTATTATCTAAACAAGTTCTTGGCGATAATATAACAGATGAATAGGCAAATGATTTTACTAATACTTTTGATTCTGCTTATGCCAAACAAAAGAGAATTACTTTAAATGGTTTAAAAAATGATTTTACTAGATGGGCTGGAAGAAATAATAGTAATGTAAAAGATTATTGGGAACAATATAAAGAAGCTACAGGTTATGATTATAATTTAACAAGTAACGCAGTTCAAGGTAGTGGAGATAATCGCGTTTTTGAGTATTATAATGATGATGGTAACAAAGTAACCATTTCTGTTGAAGAAATGGCTGAAGCAATTGCTAGTGCTTAGGCTAAAAATGATGCCGAAAAATCTACTAGAGAAGATTTAAATAATACTTTAGGTGAAGATATTTCTTCTAATATTAGTTCTGATGTAGATATTTCTCTTTTAAATGATTTGGTTCAAACTATGAATTTAGAAGATGAAACTACAAGACAAGCTCTTGAAGCGATGTTCGATGTAAATCAAACTGTAAGTGAGCAAGAAGATATTATAAAAGATTTAGTTAATACTTTAAGTGAAGAAGAAAAAGCTCAATAGGAAGTTGCTTCTTTAACTGAAAATGCTGTTTAGAAATATGGGTTAGATGCTGATGACATTGAAGATTAGGCTAAACGAATTCAGAAAGCCTATGATTTAACTGAAGTTGAAGCAACTAAACTTGCTATTACTAATTAGCGAATGAATAATGGCGTTAAAAACTTAAGCGACAATTGGGAAAATTGGAATTCTGTTTTAAAGAAAAGTCAAATCGATGATAAAGAAAAATTAACTAAAGAATATACTGATACAATCCAAGATTTAACTAAAACTATTGCTGATTTAACCGGTGCTTCAGAAGATTTAGAATTACCTGATGAATTTTTTGATTCGGCCGATAATTTAGAATTAATTAATTAGGCTGCTCAAGGTAGTACTGATGCTATTAATCAATTGGGTATTGCTGTAGCAAAAACCACAGTTGATTTAATGGAAATTAATGATGCGGAAAAAAATCTTACCATGACTTATGGGGATAACGAAGATGAAGGTATTTTACCTGAATATATTCGTAATTTCCAAGATAATAAAGAAATTATTTTAAATGGTTTAGATGAAATTTCAGCTAAACTTGCTGAAGGTCAAGATTTAACTGGTAAAGGATTAGAAGAGATTCTTTCTGGTGGAACTGAAGCTGCAAATAATTGGGTTAATGCATTAAATGAAATGGCTATGGCTACTAACATGTCTGTTGAAGACATGAATAGCACTCTTAGTCAAATGGGATTAACTGCTGATGTTGATGTAACTGAAAAAACTATTACAAGTAAAAAACCAGTTACTAAAACCACTCTTACTTATGGAGAGCTAGACAAAGTTACAGGATTTCCAAAAGAAATAACTCAGCAATCTAGCATAGTTGATTATACTGATGTACCTGAAAAAATATAGGTAGCTCAAATTGCTACTAATGGAGCAAAAAATACTCCTCCTAAAGTTAATTTTGCTGGTTCTGGTCCCGTATCTCATTCTTCTACTTCGTCAGGGAAAAAATCAAGTGGTGGTTCTTCTTCTTCTAAGCCTTCTAAAATTGATAAATCTAAAAAATCTGATGTTGTTGATAGATATAAAGAAATAACTGATAGTATCAACGATACTACTCGTGCTTTAGATAAAGCTAATAAATCAGCGGATAGGCTTTGGGGTAAAGCTCATCTTGATGCGATGGCTAAAAGCAATAAGTTAACTTTAAAAGAAGTTGATTTATTAAAACAAAAGCAAAAAGAAGCTTAGGCCTATTTAAAGACAGATAAAGCTACTTTATAGCAAGCTGCGAAAAAAGCTGGAATTACTTTCACATTTGATGCAGATGGTGATATTTCTAATTATACTGATTAGATGACTAAACTTTATAATTAGCTTGTAGCCGCTTAGGATAAAGCAAATTCTTTTTCTACAAAAGATGCTCAAGATGCTTATAAAGAAGCAACTTTAGATCCTATTCAAAAGAAAATCGATGAGTTAAAAGACGCCATTAGTCAATATGAAGATACAAGAGATTTAGTCGAAGAATTAACTGATGATATTCAAGATAAAATAAACGAGTGGCAAGACAGAAATTATCAAATGCTTACTTATGAAGTTGAAGTAAAGGTTCAATTAGACGAAAATGATACTAAGAAATTAGAATATTATTTTGATAAATTAAGTGATAATATTTATAAAGCTGCTGAAGCTCTTGGATATTTACAAGGTCAATTTGATCCAGTAATTAGCCAATTAGGAACTTATGAAAATTTCTATGGTTAGTTAAACAATGCTTATTCTAATGGAGAAATTTCTCAAGAAAATTATATTGAAGGCTTACAAGATGTATATGATAATACATTAGATAATTTAAATGCTTTGTAGGATTTAGATAAAGAAATGCTTGAATATTATGGTAATACTATAGATTTAGCAAATGATGAATTATCTAAATATACAGATCATATGGAGCATTTAACTAGTGTATTGGATCATTATCGTTCTATTATTACTTTGTTAGGTAAAGACAAAGATTATGATAAAGTTTTATCAGTTTTGAATGGAACTGCTTAGACTAAGAAAAATAATTTTGATACTTCTAAACAATGGTATGAAAGCTTGAAGCGTGAACGTGATGCAGCAGCCGCGGCCTTAGCCAATTCGACCGATGAGGCGGAACGTGAAGGACTTCAAAAGAATTATGATGCTATATTAGCTGCGTTCGATGAGGCGGAAGAAGATATGCTTTCTAAAGCTGAAGAATATGGTGAAGCATTAAAAGAAATTCTTACTACAAAGATGGAACAAGCTGCGGATGAAATGAATAAGCAATTGAGCACTACTAAAGTAAGTATTAACGGTAATAACTTTAATATTTCTGGCTGGGATGCTTTAAATGACGCTTTGGATAGAATGTCTTCTTATCAAGATGAATATTTAACAAAAACTAATTAGATTTATGAAATGAATAAACTACTTAATAATGTTAATTAGGCTATTAATAAGACAAATAATCAAGCAGCTAAAAATAGATATCAGCAATTTACTAAAGAAATTGAGTAGTTAAGAGATAAAGATAAATTAAGTCAATTAGAATTAGAAATTGCTTAGGCTAAATATAAAGTGCTTGAAGCACAAATCGCGTTAGAGGAAGCTCAAAACGCAAAGTCTACAGTTAGACTGCAACGTGATAATGAGGGTAATTTTGGTTATGTGTATACCGCAGACCAAGAGAAAGTAAATGACGCGCAATAGGCTTTGGCAGACGCGGAAAATGACTTATATAACATTCGTCTTGATGCGACAAATAAATATGGTCAACAAAAACTTCAATATGAAAAAGAGCTAGCTGAAAAGCTTGCGGAACTCGATTAGAAAGCCGCGGAAGATGCTGTTTATCGTGAGACCACATATCAGCAAGAACGCGCATTAGTAATTCAACAATATACTGATTTAATTACTACTGCTGGAAACCTTTATGCGAAAGCACAAGAAGAGGATAACCGAGTAGTTCAAGATGCTTGGGTAAATTCTTTTGATATTATCAAAGATAATAGTAATAGTTGGAAAGATACTATTACTGAAAACACTAATATTATCAATGATACATTTAAAGAATGGCAAGGCAGTATGGATGAAATTAGTAAAATTGTTGGTGATGATTTAAAAGATACTCAATAGAAAGTTAAAGACGTTACTGATGAAAGTAATAAACTTTATCAAGAAGTATCTAATAGAGTTATTCCTGCTCTTGAAAGTGAGTTGAGTTCCGTCCGTAGCGCCACTGAAGCTTGGGCACAACATCGTCAGCAATTACTTGATACTATTAGAGCTTATGAAGAGCTTTTAGATGCTATCCAAGCGACATTACGTGCTTAGAGTGGATTTGGTAGTGGAAGTAGCTCTGGTAATGATAGTGATTGGTCTAAAGATATGGGTAATGTAACATATGGGTCTGATGATTATTATAAATATATGTAGAATCGCGAAGATAAAATTAATGGTGGATATGATGTTGGAGCTGCTACTAATGCTCGTGTTGATGCTTTCTATCGTAAAGGATTAACACTTCCAATTACTCGTAATGGATAGACTTATCGTTATTTTACTGACATTCCTGATAGTGTTTGGAAACAATTGGTTGGATTTAGAAGTGGTGGCTATACCGGCACTTGGAATGATGATGGCAAGTTAGCATTCTTACATTAGAAAGAATTAGTTCTTAATGCTGATGACACGGAAAATATGTTAGCTTCTATTCAATTAGTTAGATAGATCGCGAAACAATTAGATTTCAATAGTCAACAAATTTCTACTCTTTCATCTTCTGGATTTACTGTTAGTTCTCAAGATGGAACATTAGAATAGAATGTTAGAATTGAAGCTAGCTTCCCGAACGCAACTGATAGATATGAAATTCAAGAAGCATTTAATACATTAGTTAATGTAGCTTCTCAATATGCCAATAGAAAATAAAATTAAGGGTGAGGTCCGCGGACTTCACCCTTTTTTCTTTTTGGGTAATTATATTGAATAAAACTAATTAATTTTTTAGAAAATTATAGAGTAATGAGTAAAAGGAGGGATTATTTTGGCTGATAACGCACTAAATATTCAAGAAAGTTTATGTCAAGCAATGAGTATTATTGCTAATTCAAGTGTTGATAAAGTTAAGTTTGATAGTACCATTGAATGTACTATTATTGACGCAACTGATAAACTTATTGGTAAGTATAAGGTCAAAAATGAATCTTATGCGGAATTTTATGCTTATTCCCAAATAACCACTTATAATAAAGGCGATAAAGTATATGTATAGATCCCAAAAGGAGACTATAATAGCACTAAATTTATTGTTGGTAAAAAGACAGATAAAAATGAAGATAAACCATATAATTTTGTTAATCCTTTTAATACTTTTATTGATTTAACTGGCAATTTTTTTGTTGCCAAAGATAATAATAAAGAAGTTTGGAGTATCTTAGCCAATGGTAATGAAGAGGAAATTGAGATTACTCCAAGTGGCGGAATTACCTTTACTGATGAGCAATAGGGATTTACGCGGTTGGGGTTGCGTGCCGATTTTCGCGCCTGGCTTGAAACGCTCGGTGTAATAAGTGGTAATTATGGATTAAAATTAAATATATATGGTATTAAAGATGATACTGCGGACAATATTAAAAAAATAGAAAATAGTATTAAAAATAATGGAGAGATCCCTTTAATTGCATCTATTGATTTAGATACTAATGATATGTATGGCAATCCTTATAATTTTGAAGGATATTATTCTCAAGAAATTGTTATTGATACTAGCGCAGTAGCTAAAATATATAATATAAAAATATACCTTTATCAAAAAGGTAATTTTAAAGATAGCAATAATGATTTAATTAGCTATGCTAATGATTTTAATATGTCAGTCCCGCCTAATAATATTTTTGTAAAAGATATATATATGGGATTAGGTATTTCCGCGGATGAAATAGAAAATGAATATGTAAGATTATATTCATTAGATGGAAGTACTTACGTAATTGATGATAAAGGTTAGATTGATTCTAAAACTATTAGATTAAAATGGGTTCATTTTGATGAAGATGGCAATAGAACTCAAATAACCGAGTATAAAAAAGATGATACTTTTGAAGTTCGTTGGTATAGGTATGAATTTGGAGCACCGTCCGCGGACGAATATTCTGGTGTCTATTGGACTGCGATTGAAGATAATAAAAATAATTTTTATTATTAGCTAAAACCGCGCTCTAATAAAAATCAAGAATAGATTAAAGTAATTATCTTATACAATGGAAAAGTTTATAGAAGTAATATAATTACTTTTAATAATGAAAAACAAGTCCCTAATGATGCGACTATTGATAGTTTAAATGCTTTGTCTATTCACTGTGAAGATTAGACTAATGGTAATTATTTAATTTATAATTAGGCTAATTATTTAATGAATAGATCAGATGGAAAAATTAGTCGTAAATTAACTCTACATTTTGATTCTAAGACTTACGCTATTACTAATGGTATAATTGGTAAGAATCAAAATGGAGAAAGTAAATTAGTTGAAGCATAGAGAGTAATTTGGTAGATTCCTATTAAAAATACTATGCTTAATTTTGGGATTAAAGATGATGGAACTGATGCTACTTATAAAGAAATTGTAATTGATTTAACTAATGAAAATGTTAATGTGTCTCCTGGAGAATTTTCTTTAGATTATACTATTAATACTTTTTATAGCGCCAATAAATCCAATAATACTGTAATTGCTAAAGTAGAAAAAGATGGTATTGTTTATACTGCTATTAAAGATTTCACTTTTGGATAGGCAGGAACTAATGGCACTGACTGTACTTTAGTAATTGATATGATAGCTCATGAGAATTTAAATAATAAAGTATTTACTGCTATAAAGAGTGGGGTAAGAGATAATTATACTTTTAGAGCTTAGTTATATGATAATGAAGGCAAGGAAATTACCAATTTTGAAAAATGTAATTGGACTTGGAGTTTTATGTCTGGATCAAATACTAATAATATTGAATTAGGAAATACTGAGAATTAGGACTGTATATTAAGAGTTAATACTACAAATTCTATAATGAATAATTTAATTATTTTATAGGTAAAGTTATCTGGTTGGGGAGATTACGATTTAACTGCTTATTATCCAGTTCCTATTACAACTTTAAATAACGCTTATATAAATGGTCCAACAGAAGTAATTTATTTAAGTAATGGTGAACCTACATTTTCTAAAGAACCTTATAAATTATTTATAGATGGCGAGGTAGATAAAACTGTAATTTGGAGTATTTATCCTACTGAATCTACCGATAAATTTATTGGGTAGATTAAATATAATGATAAGAAAAAAGAATATAGATTAAGTCCTATGAATTTTTATGTTGATGGCGTAAGTGTTTATGGGGTTCAAGGAAAATAGGAAAGTAATGTAGTTTGGAGCCAACCTATCTTAGTTGTTTAGAATAAATATCCATCAGCAATGGTAAATAAATGGGATGGATAGTTAAATATAGATAGTGATAATAATTTTATCGGTGTTGCTTAGATCGCGGCCGGTAAAAAAGAAAATAATAATACATTTACTGGTGTCCTAATGGGGTCTTTTGGTGATAGTAATGTTGATAGTAGTCTTAGTAAAAACACTGGTGTTTATGGATATTACCAAGGTAAATAGGTTTATGCTTTAAAAGATGATGGTACTGCGACATTTGGTAAATCTGGAAATGGTTAGATTGAAATTAAAGGTGATTCTGGAAAAATAAAATCCGCTGGTTATGATAGTGGTAATGGCCTTTTAATTGATTTAAAAGAAAGTCAAATAGATGGATAGAGTGGCGGAATTAGTGCTTTTCTCTTAAACAAATCTAGTCCGTATTTAACAATTAAAGATCCGGTTGAAAATAAAATTTTAATGAATGTTGGAAGCGATAATTATTATTTACAATCAAAAAATTATACTTCTTCAACAGGAACTTACTTTAATTTAGCAACAGGAAGTATTACAACAAATAGCATTACTGTGAATAGTGGAACATTTAAAGATGACATTATTATTAATTATACCGGTAATACGGGTAGTGGATGGACTTATGGTAGTCAAAGTTTAAATTATATTTTAAATAGAATTGGGACAGCAGCTTCTGAAGCTAGTCGATTAGCTGAAGAATCTATTACGTGGACTGCAGATATAGATAAGGCTCAAAAGAATGCAGAACATGCTATAAATGGTATTTCAAATACTCTTGATATGTTAAATTAGTTTTTTGAAATTGGAGCTTCTATAGACAAAAACACTGGATATGTTTCATATGGATCCCGTCCTTCATTTGTAAGTCCTAATGGAGGTTCAGTTTCAGTTGGTTATGGCGTAGAGCTTTTAGGAAATGAAATTAATATAGGATATTCGTATGGTAGTAGTACTGTAAATTTTCATGGTAGTACTATATATATAACTGGAACTGTAACCTTAGAAGACTATATTAGACAAATTGCGAAAAGTTAAATTAAAAAAGGAGAAAAAGGAAAATGAAAGAACAAGATATTAATTTCTTAAAGGTTTTATATAATACTCTCTCTTTGGTAACAACCAAAGGAGAAGATACTATTCTTATGGGAGAGTGTTTAAAACAATTAAGAGATTTTACAAATAGATTAGCAGATCTTCAAGAGGAGAAGAATAACGAAAATAATTAGGAGGGATAAAATGGTTAATAAATTATATCCACCTATTATATCTGGAACTTTGCCAGCATTTGTTGGATAGGAAATTACTATTCCATTTCAAATGAACCGTGCAGTTAGTATGGCAGAAGTTTCAGGATTGTGTTATATAATTAAAACAGTATCAAGTAATGTAGTAATTGCTTAGGGAACAACCGCGGATTTTACTCCAAGCAAAGTCCGCGGTTGCTTAGAACAAGGTTCTATTACCTTTAATATAAATCTTAAATCAATTACTAATAATGGGAAACCTATCCAATATAAATTAAATCCAGGATAGTCTTATAAAATTCAATTAGCATATATTAATACTAATGGAATAATTGGATATTATTCTACAGTTGGTATTGCTAAATGCACAACTAAGCCCGCAGTTTATATAAAAGGTTTTGAAGATAATTTAGTAGGAATAAATAAAACAAATTTTATTGGAGTATATAGTCAAAAAGAAAAAAATGATGATATTACTGAAAAAGTTTATTCATACAGATTTAAAGTGTATGATGAAAATGGTAATATTTTTGCTGATAGTGGAGAGCAATTACATAATTCAATTAATGACACGGAATTAAATGAAAGTTATGATAGTTTTGAATTAAATAAAGAATTACAAAAAAATAAAAATTATTTTATTCAATATTCTATAACTACTATTAATAACTATGAAGCAGAGAGTGTTAGATACCAAATCATTAATAGAGAAACTATTAATCCAGAATTACAAGCAACCCTTTCCGCTACTATGGATGAAAATAATGGATATGTAAAAATTAATTTAAATGGAATCCGCGATAAAAAAACAGGGTTAGAAATTCCTGCTACTGGGGCTTTTGCTTTATTAAGAGCCAGTAGCGAAGATGATTTCAATACTTGGAATACAGTATTAAAATTTAAATTAGTTGGTGAAACTCCATCAAGAGAATTATATAGAGATTTTACTGTCGAGCATGGGTTTAGTTATCAATATGCGGTTCAGCAATATAGCGACGAAACTGCGGTCCGCAGTAATAAAATCTTTTCTAATACTGTATATAGCATTTTTGAAGATAGTTTTTTATATAATAATGGATAGTTATTAAAAATAAGATTTAATCCAAAAGTAAGCAATTTTAAAATTAATACCCTTGAAAGTAAAACTGATACTATTGGAAGCCAATATCCTTATATTTTTAGGAATGGAAATACTTATTATCACGAATTTCCTATAAGTGGTTTAATTTCTTACCTTATGGATGAAGACCATTTATTTATAGGTAAATTAGGCGATGATGAAATTAAAGATTTTACATCAACTGATTTAACTAACTATAATATTAATATAGAACGTCAATTTAAAACTAAGGCTTTAGAATTTTTAACTGATGGAGAACCTAAATTATTTAAATCTCCAACAGAAGGAAACTTTATTGTGCGTTTGTTAAATGTAAGTTTAAGCCCTGAAGATAAATTAGGACGTATGCTTCATACATTTAGTGGAACTGCATATGAGATTGATAAAGTTAGTTTTGATAATCTTACTACTTATGGATTTATTGACGCGGACCCGCCCGAGAGCGAAATTCTTAAATGGGATAGTATTTCTTTTGATGGATGGTATAAAATTAATGGGTATATTAATGATGTAAATACCTATATTGATAATTTGAAAGATGAAAATCTGACTTAGGTAGAAATTAATAAATTACAAGCAAATAAACAAACTTGTTTAGATAATTTATTACAAACATTAAGTTTTTATCCTATGTTTGAATTACTTTATGACGGAGATCATTATAGTTTATAGACCAAAGATATTTTAGCTAATTCTCCTGCGATAACGATTCGATTTGAAGGTTTTGCTCCTGGAGATAAGTTCAGCATTGATGGAGAAGAAATTGTTATTGGTATTACAGGAGCTTATTTAATAGATCATGTTGCTCCAATCTATAGTGTTAAAGTAGTAGAATTATCTGACGTGGGCTTATAGCAAGGAACTATTGTGTATTCTTATTATGGTAAACAAGCAAGTAAGTTTGATACTATTAATGATATTCAAGTGGCGGATTTGCCTTTAGAGCAATATTATGGAACTGAAGGTAATATTTTAAATCTTTATAATGATGATTTTAAATACAAAGTAACATAGATTTATTTCTTGCGTTTTACTAAGCGTGATGTATAGAAATTATATACAAGTAATAAAGTTAATTTTTATACTACTCCCGGCGGAGCAATTAGTGAAGAAGAAGGAGAAAAAGATCATTCGGTAGAAATTAAACGTGTAGATTTTGATCCTACCTTAATTTATCATATCTATTTAGTAAGTCAAACTGAAGAACAAGATTACTATATTGATGGATATACTAAGAAAGAAATTTATGATTCTGGCGTATTAGTTAGTGAAAAGAATTGGGCTTGTAATATTAGAATAAATGAAGATGATAAACAAATTATTGGTATTGATTAGAAGAATGAATATTAGGTTAAAGACTTAACTGATATTACTTCTATTGAAATCGATCCAGGTGTTTTATGCGAATTATCAGTTCAACGTCAAGAAGTAGTTTACTCTTTTGAAAATGATAATCAAACTACTTATAGAATTTTTAATGGTTAGAATTATACTACAACTACAATTTATCAATTAAAGCAAAATTGGTTAAGGGCTAAGAAGGCTTTAAAAGATTTTAAAGAATTAGAGCAAGATAAAAGCAATCCTGATTTTACTAAAGATGATCCATTTTATAATGTAAATTAGAGTAATATTTAGACTTGTATAAAAAATTATAATAATAAAGTAGCAGAATTGCAAAAGATAGTTGATGAAACATATACTTTATTTATTGATACTTTAAGAAAGGCGGTAGAGGATTATGAAGACTCAAAGACAATATGATACCGACTTTCTTAAAAAATTAGACGAATTTAAACATAAAGTAGTTTATGCTCGTATTGAGCTATTAACATTTGATGAATTGCCAATAGAGAGTATAGAAGGCAAGATAACCGGCGGATCGATTAATATTGATGGAACATCTGCGGTCCGCAGGTCTTGTTCCCTTACTATGATGACTAATGAGAAATTATATAGACAATATTCTTGGGGTTTAAATTCTAAATTTAGTTTAGCTATTGGATTAGAAAATAAGATTGATAGTAAATATCCAGATATTATTTGGTTTAATCAAGGTATTTATTTAATTACTTCTTTTAATACTTCTCAAAGTGCTAGCTCATATAGCATTTCTATTCAAGGTAAAGACAAAATGTGTTTATTAAATGGAGATTTGGGAGGAGATTTACCTGCTTCTATAGATTTTGGATAGGAAGAAGTAATTACTTATACTTATAATAAACAAGATAATATAACCAAAGATAACTATATAAAAGGTAAATATTGCTATATTGTCAATAGTGAGGAAGAAGCTAAGAAACATAACGTTTATTATATTTCTACTTAGAATAAACAAACCACTTATTACGTTTTAGATGAAGAAGAATTTAGTAATAGAGAATACTATTTAAGAGAAAGTTATTTAAATTTAATTCAAATTCCTATTTAGACTATTATTAAAAAACTTCTTACAGTTTATGGCAAAGAAAAAGAAAGTAATATAGTTATTAATGATTTAGATCAATATGGTTATGAATTATTGGCTAATAAATGTGATGAAACTATGTATTTTTTTAAAGACGCGCAAACTAATAGAATAGTTAATGCTTCAATAGGGATATTGCCAGATTTATTAGATGTAAATAATAATAAAATAACTGATATGAGTAGTATTAAATTCGATAATTTAGATAGTAATAAATTATTAGATGACGCTTCTGAACCGACTAAAGTAAGACTGGTAAATAACGGAACTATTTATACTATTATAAGTCGAACAACTAATGAAACAGTTGGTTATCGTATTTGTGATTTAGTCTATGCAGGAGAACTTATTACAAGTGTTGGTGAAAATGTGGCTAGCGTGTTAGACAAAATTAAAAATATGTTAAGTTGTTTTGAATATTATTATGATATAGATGGTAGATTTATTTTTTAGCGAAAGAAATTTTATGAATACCAATCTTGGAATAATATAGTAAATAATTCTAATGGAGATAGTTATATTGAACCTGCGGTTTATTCTTCTTCTTCAATTTATTCTTTTAGAGATGGATAGACGATTATTTCTTTTAATAATACTCCATAGATTGCTAATTTAAGAAATGATTTTTCTATTTGGGGATAGAGAGAAAGCGCCAGTGGGGCAGAAATTCCTATTCATTTAAGATATGCAATAGATCAAAAGCCTATCCAATATACCACAATTACTGTGAACGATAATGATATAAATAGGTATAAATCTACAATGTATAATAATGATATTTTTGATACTATGAATCCGCAATTAGAACAAAAGACTTATAAAAACAAATGGTATCAAAGCGAAAATGAACCGGGAGTTATTTATTGCGATTGGCGTGAAGTTTTATATCGTATGGCCGTAGATTATTATCAATATAATTATGCAGATGATTTTACTAGTAAAGTGGCAACCGCTAATCCTGATTTTTATCCTTCTGGAATAACTGGTTATGAAACTTATTATGTAGATTTATTTTCTTTTTGGAGAGATATCTATGATTATGATAAGTTAGATTTTAAAGAAGAAGTAAAGAATAATCCTGAGAATTTAAATTTTTGGTTTGATTTTATTGGGGAAGAAAATGCGGATATTGCTAAATATTCAGTCCAATTAATCGGAGATAGAACAAAAGCAATTAATGATACTAATATAAAAGTTATATGTTATAGGGATACCCCTGATGTATTATTTATGACATAGACAGATTATGATTCTATTATTTAGAATAACTATCCAGCAGAAAGCGGATATATTTGGATTAATATTCCTTCAGGATATGATAATTATTTTAAAATTAGTTCTAAAGGTAAGAGTGCAGTTGATGAAATTGAAGATTTACTTTACACGACCGCTTACTGCACGGAAAGTGTTTCAATTTCTACTATTCCAGTTTATTATTTAGAGCCTAATAATAGAATTTATATTGAAGATAAAAGAAGTGGCGTTGAAGGAGAATATTTAGTTAATAAAATAACTATTCCATTAACTTATAATGGTTCAATGTCTATTAGTGCCACCAAAGCGATATCAAGAGTATATTAAGGAGGACCACTAAATGGCAAGAAAGATAAGACAAATTCGTTATTATGGTGAAGGTCTTAATTCTAAGAACTATCCAAGTGATGTTAATATGAGTAAATTAATTACAGGAACCGCATTTAAAAATAATAATCAAAATGTATTAATTACTCAATTAGGCATTTAGACTTTGCCAGGAACGAAATTTTATTTAAATGATAGCACTAATGCTATTATTGTTGGAAATACTGGTATTTATGAATTAGATTTAGAAGGTATTTCTACTATTAATTTGATTAAATTTGATAGAAGCTCTATGAATTTGATTAATCAAAATCAAGAAGCATATCTTATTATAGATTATTTATTTGAGGAGGGTTGATAATGGGTTTTTATGGTAATATAACTAATACTTCAAAAACAACCTTTACTTTTGATAAAATTTATAGCAATAGACTTCAAATGGATAATAGTTGTACGAGTGATGGTATATTTTTAGGACGCTATGTTTTAGTTGAATATGGCCTTCCTGCTACTCAATATTTAGTAGGATATCTTGATAATAAAATTATGTATGATGATCCTTCTGATAGAAGTGATTCTCATATTATTTTATGTGAGAATGGAAAATTAGTAAAAGTTAAAAGAAGCAACCAATGGTATTTATATGTGGGAAATGTAACCGCGAGCGGGACTAAAGAGTGGAAATATCTCACTAGAATTACTAATGATAGAGTCGATGATGAATAGTATAATTTAAATTATCAAATAGATTATCCTGTTTATGGTCGCGGCTATGATTCTACAGTTTGGATAAAACAATACATCAATAATCAAGAGACTTATGTTTAGATTGCTGAATTAAATACTGTTGTTCCTAATTTTTCAATTTACCCACTACTTCCTCAAGATCCCTATGTTGCGGTTGATAATGCTAGTATTGTATACCAACCAGGTAAGTATTATTATTATGATGAAACTGATAGTCATTATAAATTAGATAATAATGATACTAAAACTGAGGGGCGCGTTTATTATTTAGAAAGTGAGCTTGGACCTGCGATAACCACAGATCAAAGTAGCACGAATTTACTTTATAAATTAAGAGTTCCTACTAATTTCCAGCTTGATTTAGACGATAATAATATTTATTATAATAAAGAAGGATTTAGTAAAACAAAACGTTCTTACGATAATACTACAAAAAATAGTATTAATTATAAATTAAGTTAGTCAGGATATAGATTTTATTATAATGTAGAATAGGATAATGTTGTTGGTGAGCCGATCGAAGACGGCTACGACCGCAAATCTCTTGTTGTAAAGCTTCCTGCTCTTGGTAATGCAGTATGTGATACCTATGACTTGCTTTACGGTCAAAATCGCGATGATTCTACTACTAATTTTGATAAAACTAATATTAAAGGTGCTTTGAATACCCTTAATAGAAAAATGAGTTTAGATAAATTAGATACTAATAAACTTATTTATTTTTCTACTGAAACTGATAATGATATTAATGATAATTATATGAAATCTGCGACTATCGAAGGAGATAATTTGATTTCAGTAGATGCGAACATTGAGAAGAATAGCGGAGTTATTAAAATTACTCATAATAATTTAGATGTAAGTAAAGCATCAAAAAGCTATGGCAAAGATGTTGATTTTGGTACTTTTGGTTCTTCTATTACTTTACCTAAATTATTTACTGATAGAGCGGGACATATTGTAAAAGAAGAAACATTTTCAGTTAGTATTCCAAAAGGCTCTTATACTAATACTAAAGAAGGTAATGTTTTTACTTCTTTAAATTTTACTGATACTACTGGAGCTTTAAGTAGTGAGAAATCTTATTTAGGAACTTTAGCATTAGGCAAAGGGTATATTATTAACAATAAATTAAATACTATTACTAAAGATACAACTCTTAATGATAGTATTAGTAAATTAATTGATAATAGTGATAGTAAATATAATACTCTATTAGGTCAATCTAACAATAGTTTTGGTAAAGATACTATCCCGACTCTTTATGGATTAAGATAGGGAATTAATGCTGATAGAGATAGTATTAGCAATTTAAGTGATAAAATTGATGTATTAAATGGAACTGTATCTACGACTAATTCTGTTGCTTATAGTATTAAATAGGCTATTGATAAATTAGATAAAACTGATAATAAAGTAGATAAACAATTTGTTACGGCAGTAGAAGAAAAAGATGGTTTAATAACTGTTTCAAGAAGTGCTTTACAAGAAAGTGATTTACCTATTACTTTTGATGGAACTTATAGCAATAGTAATAAAGTAGCTACTATGAGTAGTTTAAATACTTTAAAAACTAATCTTTTAGGTGGCTATACTGGCACATTAGCTGATATAAATACTTTAGCAAGTGGCAAATTAAATGAAAGCGCAGTGCGTGGTCTTACATATAATGCGACTTCTGGAGATAATGGAGCTAAAACAGTAGTAGGAATGTTTGATTTAATTGTAGTTTTACAAACTAAAAACGCGGAATTGAATAAAACTATTAAAGCATTATAGGATAAAGATACAGAATTAAATGATTTAATTACTGGATTAAGAACTGATGTTGATGCTTTAAAGAAAAATTCAAACAATACTGATACTCCATCTGAAACAACTTAATTTAAATAAAGGGTTTGGTCTTAATAGGCCAAACCCTTTTAGTATTGATTAAAAAGATTTTATAAATAATAGAAAGGAGTCGATTATCTTGCCTAATACATTAAATAAATATGTAAAATTTGTTAGAGGTTCTAAAACTGCTTTTGAAAGTTTAGGAACCAAAAGAGACAATGATACTTTATATTTTATTTATGGGGAAAATGATTCTTCTGGAGAACTTTATTTAGGTAGTCGTTTAATTTGCGGTGGAATTAGTTCCGGGGGTAAGTTAAGCGATTTAAGTGATATTGTTCTCAATGAAGTTAAAACAAATCAAGTTTTAATTTATAATGAAGAACAAAAAAAATGGGTTAATTAGGGCTTAGAAAATAATGAAACTTTAATTAATTCTATTGTTGAAAAATTATCTACGGAAGAAAATTTAGCTAAGTTAGCTCCTGTTTTTAAGGGTACAGTTCCAGGCTTAGTTCCAGTTTCTTTGCATGAAACTAAAGGAAAACATATTCTTACTGATGCTGGTACATGGATTGATATGCCAGTAGGAACATTAACTTAGGGAGATATTGAAACAATTAATATAGCTAATAAATATTTAGTAGATAAGGGTCCTGATAATTTGGTAACTCGTGTTGAAGCGGTTGAACAAACTGTTTCTTGGGCTGATATTTAAAGGAGTGAAAAAAATTGAACGTTAAGTTTTTAAAAGGCTCTCAAGCCGAATTTGAAAAGGTGGCAGGTAGATATAAACCTGGTGCGTTTTATTTAGTAATTAATGATAATAAGTCCGCAAAAGACTATAAAAAACCAAGCCGTCTTTATTATGGTGTAGATGAAAATAATTGCGTTCCTGTAAATCAAGGTATTAATGTAGTTGATACTATCGCAGGTTTACCTCAAAGTTTTAGTCAAAATACTGCTGGCGAATTTTATTATGTAAAAGATAAAAATATCTTATGTATTAATAATGGTAAAGGTTGGATTCAAACTAACACTGATACTGTTTTAGATACTAGTAAAAAAAATAGTAATGTATCAGTAAATAGTAATCCTGAAAAACCTAATGGAGTTTCTATAACTAATACTATTGCTGATAGTAGTGGTAATATTATTACTGAGACTTATGATATTATTGGTAGCGATTATATTCAAGTGGAAGCAATTCCTGCTGTTGATGATAAAGGTGTAGACACTGTTAAACTGAGTTTAAAAGGAATTAATTATCAATTAAGCTCTTCTTTAAGTGATAAAACTTTAAATGTTAATTTAAAAAATGCTGATACTGATGCGGGTAATTTTAATATTATCGCTGGCAGTAATGTTAATATTGCTGAAAACCCCGCTGGTAGTTATACTTTAAGTGTTGATAAAGCAGTTAATGATATCAACGTAATTAACCACGCTAATGGTACTGGTTTTACTGCTTCTATTAGCGGTCCTGGTGTTGAAGGAGCTGGTAATAGTACAACTTTATCTGCTGATATTGATCCAGAAATTGCTTTAGAAGGCAAGGATGGCAGTTATAAATTTAAAGATGGTGTTTTAACTCTTCCTGTTTATAGTAAACAAGATATTGATAATCAGCTTAGAACTATTAACGCTATGATATTCCGTGGCGGATTCTAGGTTAAAGATGGAGCCATTATTTATGATAGCGCTGATATTACTGAAATTGCTGAAGGTAATACCTTTATTTATACTGGCGCTGAAGACACTCTTTGGAACGGTCATTACTTACGTCCTGGAGATTTAATTATCGCTTCTGGCAAAGAAGTTGATGGTGTTATTACTGGTACTATTAGTTGGACTTATGTTCCTTCTGCTGATGATCCTGTTACTGAGGTCGAAGGAGCTGATGATAACAGTAATGCTGGATTTATTATTAAGCTTGGTCCTACTAAAGAACTTTTAAATTATGTCCTTAAAGGTGAAGAAGGTATTGAGTTAGAAGTAAAGGCTCAAACTGGTTCAGTAGTGAAAGAAATTACTATTAAACACAGTAATACTTTAACTGTGAATACTCCAGTCTCTCAAAATTATGCCGATGAGTAGACTATTGTTATTAATGAACCAACTGAAATTGATGCTCAAGGCCATGTAATTAAATCTACTAAAAAAACATTTACTGTAAAGAATACTCACCAAGAAATTGCCAACGCAGATTATACAGTAAATGGTACTGATACTTTAATTCCTAATCTTAAAGTTGCTGGTGCTGATCTTGAAGGTAAACCACTTGTTTTCACTAGTAATAGCTTAAAAGTTAATGTTTCTGCGGCAACTAAGACTGATGATGCTAAAGTTAATTTTGAGTTAGAGTGGGGAACATTCTAAGGGCAATACTATTTAATAATAAATATAATTTTTTCTATTTTATATAGAAGAATGTTTTTATGGGGAAAGATGAAATATTCTTTCCCCATATTTTTTTTTAGGATAGAAAGGAGTAAATTATGTCTAAGATACGTTTTCGTCCTGTATAGGGCCCAGAAGAAAAAATAAAAGAATATCCTCAAAGCGATGGATATTTTTATGTGGCAACAGATACAGGCCGAGTTTATTTAGATACGGCAACTGAAAATAAAATGCCAATAGGGTCTAGTGGTGTTCAGGTAATTTACGGTACAGATAATACTGTGGAAATTGAATATGATGCGGATGAAAACCCAGTGGCTTATTTAATTCTTTTATCAAAATTATCTATAACAAATTGTCATATAGATGATTTAATTTTAAATTTAGACGGATGTTTTTATCGAATTTTAGGTTTTGCTTTAAATGAAAACCGCGAAGAATGTGCGAGATGTGAAAAATTAACTGTCGCTGGGGCAGGCGGTGGCGGAGAAGGAGACTCTGAACAAAAAGTTTTAGGAACTGTTTCTTTAACAAGAATTCCATCTGACAGCCCTGTTGATATCTTAAATGAAGAAAATGTTAAAGTAAAAGTTTTGGTTAAATGTAGAACTGTTGGTGGCGTTCCGCAATCTTCTTCTGTGCAAGGAATTATAACTATAAGCGAAATTAAAAGTGCTACAGAAAAAGAAATTTATTATACTTCTCCTCCTACTACTTATGAGCACAATATTCCGCAAGAAATTGATTTAACTAATATTTTAAGAAATTCATGTTCTAGTGAAATTAATTTTAGTATTTATTATAATCCTGATAAAGAAAATAATAGATTTTAGAAAAGCTCTGATACTATTAATATTAATAAACATCATCTTTCTTTTAGTTGGAAAGAAAGTAGTTTTAGTAATGATAGTCCAGTTGATAATGGACAAATATCTGTTAGCTGGTTAATGTCTGAAGATATTGCTAGATCTGTTGAAGTTTATTTTGATGATTATTTAGTTTTAGATAGAGCTTATAGTGATACTGATTCTTCTTCTGAAGATTCTTTTGTTATTACTCCTGATACAAATATATTAGGGGTTGACAAAGTTTCTACTTTAAAAAATTATTTTACTCATGGTGAGCATATAATAAAAGCAAAGTTGTATTTAATGAATAATTCTAAAAAAGGCGCGGGAACAGATTTTATTCAAAAGGAAATTGTTATTCAAGAATCAGGTAATAAAATGCCTTTAATTTGGGTACAAGATTTTAAGACAGAATATTATACTTATGAGACAATAAGAATTCCTTTTAAAGTATTAGATCCAAATAATAATGGAGCTTTTATAACTCTTTATAAGAATGGCGTTCAAGTAGGAACTAGAGAATTAGATAGTTCACAAGTTAGAGAATGGCAATATTGGGAAATTACTAATTTAACTGTAGATGATAGTTCTTATTATACTATTAAAGTTGGTACTGATCCTTATTCTTATTCTCGTAATTTTAATTTTACAATTTTAATTGATCCTTTAAGAGATATGAAATTAGCAAAAAAAGATAATTTAAAAGTTAATTTTATAGCTACTGGTCGTTCTAATTCAGAGGGAAAATTAGGCCGTGAAACTTATTTAATTAATAATAATAAATACGTAGAATTTAAAAATTTTAATTGGTATAATAATGGCTGGATTTTCGATGAAAATAATACAACTTGTTTACGAGTAAGTAATGGTGCAGAAGTATCTATTCCAGTTGGGAAAATGGCTTTTAAAGATGGGTCATCATCTGCTACTATTGAGGTTCAATTTAAAATAAAAAATCCTCAAAATTATGCTAAAGTTATAACTAAATATACTAGATATAAAGTAAGTAAAGATAATTGGGAAGACGATGATGCTTGGGATAAATTTAAAGCTCAAAATAAATATCTTAATTATGATGAGTTTTTAACTAAAAAATATTTACCGACAACCAATTATAGTTATGATGATTTAGAATATAATAAAATAGAACAAGATTTTAATTTAAAGAATTTAGTTTGTGCGTATGGTAAATTAGGAAGCTCTGTATCTCCTGGTATTTATTTTAGTCCATAGGATGCTGTATTTACAGCTAATGGTGCTCAAGAAACAGTTTCAGTTGATTTTATTGAAAATGAAATGCTAAATCTTTCATTTGTTTATACTAAAAAGAAAAGTGATATAGAAGGCGGAAATTCTAAATTATTAGAAATTTTTATGAATGGCGTTTTAACTAGTGTTGTACGTTGTAGTAGTGATGTTTGGAATATTGATTCTGATTTCATTAAATTTATGTCTAATACTTGTGATATTGATATTTATAGTATTAGAGTTTATGATACAGATTTAACCATTCCTGAAATAGTCCAAAATTACGCTTTTGATAAGAGAAGTATAAAACAGTGGGACCAAAAAGATCTTTATGAAAACAATACGGTATTAAAAGATGATGTATTTTCTTATACTAAAATGAAAAAGTATAATGATAATCATCCGACTGAACCTTTAATGCCCTATATTATTTTAAGGACTACTAAAAATAATAAAAATAATACGGATAATAGATTACCTTATTCTAAAGCAAAAGAAAGCTAGGAAGGAACTTTAGAATTTGTTAACACTGCTTTAGACGCTGCTTACAACAGTGGTGAATTAGAAAAAGTTGCTATAAAAGAAGGATGGAAACCTGTAATTGAAAAAAATGAAGAAACATAGGAAGAAGTAGTAAAATATACTGCGGTATAGAATTATTATATGCATCATTGTCCTAGTTTTATAACTGTTCTTAATGGATGTACTTTCCAAGTTCAAGGTACTTCTTCACAATTTTATCCTCGTCGTAATTATAAAGCTAAATGCAAAGAATCAATGCTTTTAAATAGAGGCCCATTTGCTGAAGACTATAAAAAAGCAGGAGACTAGTATAATGAAGATATAACTAAACATCCTTGTTATTTAGAATGGTTTTATATGGATAATAAGACAGTCGGTACTACTAAATTTACTTTAAAAATAGATTTTATGGAATCTTCTGGAGATTATAATAGAGGATTTGCTAATTTAGTTAACGAGATTTATTCTAAACATCCAGTAGAAGACTATAAAGATTCTTTTGATAATTATAATTTATATGGAAATTTAGAAGATTATCGCACTTCGGTAAAAGGATTCCCCGTCTTAGCTTTCCACTATATGTCCAACGATGATAATACTTACTCTAAGGAAAATAGTAATAACTGTATTTTTATTGGCAAATATAATATGTTATTAGATAAAGGATCAGATGAATGTTTTGGATTTAAACCAGATAAAAAGATTTTACAAAATCAAATTACGGGCAATCCTAAAGTAAGAGATATGGCAGAATGTTGGGAATTTTAGAACAATTCAAGAACTTTCTGTTCTTTCCGTGATCCTTGGAATCGTTATAAATTATCATTTAGAAATCCTAATATGGTAATACCTCCAGACGGAGATAATCCTGAATTAGTTAAAGGCGCTCCAAAAGTCGTTGATTCTTTTGAGCCAAGATATAATCCAAATGATGATTTAATTGCTAAATAGTTATTTAGTTTAAAAGACTGGCTTGATCCAGATGGAACATAGACTGAGGCTACTGGAAAAGAATTAAAAAATGTAGCTCCTGATAGACTTACTAAAAAAGAAGTAGTAGATGAGCTTACTGGAATAAAATCTACTAAATGGATTATAAAAAATCCCGATGGAGAAGAGATAGAATTTAATGTTAAAGATGATACAAGCAAACAAGAATTACTTTTAGCTTTAATGTCTAACTGGGAAGATGCAGTTAGTTGGGTTTGGAGTACTTGCTTAGATTGCGATATTGAATTTGATGATGGATAGAAATTAAAAATTCCATCTATGGGCGTTTATACTAAAGTTGATGGATTAGCTGAAGCCATATATGTTCCTAATGTCTATTATGTTGAAAATGGAGTTAATGAAAATGGAAAAATTATTTATAAATTAGCTTCTGAAGAATATAACTCTGAAACAAGATATTATAAGTAGATTAATGAAAATAATAGTTTAAAGTATGTAAGCATAAAACTTACAAATAATTCAGATAAAGTATATAAAGCAAATATTTATTATCTTTTAACTGATAGTAAAAATGAAATTTATGTATTAAGTTCTGATAAATTTAATTCTTCTTTAGATTATTATTCTTTTAATAAAAATGAAGAAGGTATTGAGGAAAGATGGAAATTACCTAACCCAGTAACCTATGGCTCTATTACTTATACTAAAGATAGTAAAGAATACCGTCAAGCTAAATTTAAAAATGAATTAAGTAATTTCTTTGATATTGAATATTTAGCTTCTTACCTTTTAATGACAGAAATTTTTGAATGTTATGATTCTCGTGGAAAAAATGCAATGTTTGCTTCTTGGGGGCCTCAAAAAGGCAATGTTCAAAAATCTACTGGCAAACAACATTATGTTTGGTATCCTATCTTTTATGATATTGATACTCAATTAGGTATTAATAATACTGGTATTCCATCTTTTGAATACTATATTGATGCTACTGAAGAAGGAAGTTTTTCAACTAACGATAGTGTTCTTTGGAATAATTTTTACACTTTCTTTAGAAGTAAGATGGTGGATAAGTATAAGCAATTAATGGGAACTCAAAATAATTCTTATAGTCCAAATGATTCAAGAGTAAATAAAATTTTTATTAAAGGCGCTGAGGCAGGGGCTAAAAAAAGTGATATTGTAGATAAATGGTATCGTACTGATCCTTCAGTATTCCCCGGTAGTTATGCGGCTTTAGGAGACCGACCAATTATTGCATTAAGTTTGGATGAAGAATTTAAATATATTATTCCAACAAATTCTAAAGCAGAAAATATGCCAGTATTTGGTCGTTTAAAGGATGATGGATCTTATGGCCGTGAAGATGATAAATATTTTTATGCTTTACAAGGAGATAGAAATCTTTATCGTGCGCAATTTTTAGCCAATCGTCTTAATTATATTGACTCTTGGTTAACTGTTGGTACTTATGCCAGAAATGGTGGAGGAAGCTATATTAGAAGTCGTATTTCCGCGAACAATCCTAAGAATACATCAGATAAATGGATTGAAGGTACTAACACTCAAAACATGGAAGGATTAATTACAAATTCTCAGTATTGGAAAAATGGTACTGAATTCGAAGAAAAAAATCATATGTTTGATGGTGAGTATTGGATCAACATGGAACCCGCGCGTAATGCCTATGTTACTATTGGTACAGATGGAGAGAATTTTCCTTCAAAAAAATATAATGGTTTAGAACCGGTTAAATATGTAGCTCCTGATATTAAAAAAGGAATTATGAGTAGCGGAAATTATAAAGAACAATTATATTATATTTATGGAATGGATCAAATGAAATCTCTTGGTGATTTAAGTAAATTATATTTCCAAGAGTTTGCAGCTGAAGGAAAAATGGAGCGTTTAACTGATTTATTATTAGGATATGATGGAAAAGATGAAAGCGGTAATGAATATTTTAATAATGATGTAAATGACTGGTCCTTCTCAAAAGGTGGAATGCCTTTACTTAAAGAAATGAATCTTTGTAATATTAACTTTAAAAAAGACTAGGGGGCATTAGATTTAACTAAGAGTGAAAAACTTGAAAACTTTAGAAATACTAAATCTAATATCCCGAGAGTTAATTTTGCTCCTGGAGTAGCTTTAAATACTTTATATTTAACCAATCGAACAAATTATTTAAGTTTAATAGAAGCTAATTTATTAACGAAATTAATAACTAACTATATATATCCTGAAAAAAATTCAATTACTGGAAAACTTGAGGTCTTAGATGAAAATCGTGGTTTATATATTCAAGGTCTTACTGATGCTGAAGAAGGAAAAGAAAAAACCGAGATAAGAACTTTTGATATTCGAGGCGGTAATTTAGGTTATAATAGTTATGAATTGTTACGCAAATATATTTCAGCTAGTAAAAATAGTAAATTAGATTTATCTAATTGTATTATTAATTTAAATAATGTTTAGTGGAGTCCATATAGACTTCTGACTGACACTAAAACAACTCTTGACCCAGAAAGAAAATCTTATTATAGAGATAATGGACATTTTTAGTTAACAGCTATTCCAAAAGATTAGGTTAATAAAATAACAAAATCTGATATTAAAAATAATTAGATTTATTATTTAGATACAATAAATGGAGACAATAATAATCATAATATAATAACTGATTATAATTTATTAATTGATATTTATAATAATTATAGGGGTCTTAATACTAATAAACCAGAAATATCTGGTGTTATGTATATAAAAAATAATAATTAGATTGATGAATCTATTATCTAGAATGAGTTATAGGATAAATACCCTGATTTAATAATTTTTGTAGAAAATGTTAAACAAGAATGTTCTGCCAAGTTTATTTTAGAAAAAGAAGATATTGATGGAGTGTTAATTTAGGAGGTTCTAAAAACTTAGAAATTACCTTTATCTAGCAGTAAATTCTTTGATGATCCAACAAATTCTTCTAGCGAAACTTATATTTCTTTTGGTAGCTTACAAGAAAAAATGCCAACTTATGATTTTAAAGGTTGGGAAGATGATACGGGAGAATTAGTAATTACTGTTGGAAAAAATGTAAATGAAGAAGATGTTGTTTTAAAAAGCGATTGGAATTCTTTGTCTTTACAACCTAATAAAATGGATTATATTTTTAAAGCGAGATTTAAGCGTAAATCTTATACGATCACTTTCGTTAATGGTGACCGCGTTGTTAATGATTCAACTGTAAAGAAAGTATTTAATTATGGTGAAAGAATTACTGTTCCAGAAGAATTCTATTATTTTAATAATACAGAAGTATCTAATTTACCAGAAGGCGAAGATCCATTAGAATGGACTTGGAAATAGGCTGGATGGGCGGATAAAGATGGAGTTAAAATTGATTTAACTAAACAATTAGCTTATTCCGACCGTGAATTCTATGCTGTTGGAGAGCCGATTAGTGTTTATGATAATATTTTAATTAATGATTCTGCTCATAAATATTATGATATTATAAACTCTGATGGAGAATTATCATTTGCAATGACTGACTTAGCTAAGAATTTAAAAGGCAAAATTACTTTACCTACAACTTATAATGGTTAGCCAATTACAAGAATTAAATATAGTCAAGTTAACCCATCAGCAGCAGTTGGTATTCAAGTAAATCCTAATATCACTGCGATATTTTTTGCTCCAAAAGATAGCAATAAAATTTCTGTAATAGATGATTATGCTTTTATTTTAGATAGTGGGTTAGAATATTTCCAATTTAGTGATTGTTTAAAGAAAATTGGTACTAAAGCATTTTATCAATGTCCTTTAAGTCGTAATAACATAATTCCTTATTCTTCTTCTACTGAAGGTTTGACTTTTGGAGCTCAAGCATTTTATCAAAGTAAGATGGGTTCTTATTCTCCTTATAATTTAATTATAGAGGGATGCAAAGACGGTATTCTTAATTTTGATATAAATGCGTTCTCTGGTTAGACAATTTTAAATATGTCTGGTAATTAGTTTAAGGGTTATACTGGTGCTATTCAAGTATAGATTGGCACTAATAAACATCCAATTAAATAGATTACGGCAGATAGTTCTGGTAATATTTTTACCCCTCGTCAAACAGGTATGCCTACTGTCGCTAATGGATATACAGGTCGTTTTAGATATTATTATGTTGCTAGTTATGGTGAAAGTGTTAAGAATACTTTACATAGAATTTATGAAGCAATGATATCTAATAGAGCAAACTTTGAAGAAGAACCTATTGTAAAGTGAGGATAAAATATGGAAAAAGAAATTGTTTATAGATATATGGGTTCTAATGGCATTATTGAATCTTCTATATAGTTAGCAGGAGTGCCTGCGACTAAATTATATAGATTAATTGCGGATTATAATAAAAAATTAACGAGAGATGGAAAAGAATTCTTTTCCATCTCTCCCTTAGTTCCCGAGGATGAATTAGAAGAATGGTATGAGGTTTAAATAGGCCAGAATACATTGATTTAAATATAAAAAAAATTAGGTTAAATAGGAAAAGAAACTATTTAACCTAATTTTTTTAGAAAGGAAGAGATAGATTTGATAGTTAAAAATGATAGCGTTATCGAACAAGCTAAGTGGGAAGAACTTCAAAAGAAAATCAATACTTTAGCCAAAGATAATAAAATAAAAAATGTTAATGGAAAAATCGTTGAAATAAAATCTATTGAAGACTATTATAGTAACATCACTGGTATCGTTCAAATGAAGAAGTTAGATCCATCTGTTCTTCGCATACCTTTAGATGAGCCTATTATAAATATAAATGCTGATACTCGTCAAATTGAATTAACTAAAGAGTTCGGAAAAACTCAATTGCTTACTGTTGAAAATGATCATTTAGCAGAAACAATTTATTTTCAAATTGATAGATATTTTGATTTACAAGATTTAGCAGCTGATGATATTAAAATTTATATTTAGTATTATTTAAACGATCAAATTCAAGGTTATTCTGAAGCTATTTGCCCCGATATTGGTACTGCTGGAAAATTAATTTTTGGTTGGCAAATTAGTGATGAAGTAACTAGTGAATCTGGTACTTTATAGTTTTCTATTATTTTCTTTAAAAAGAATCCAAAAGATAATAATAATTTAATGTATGTGTTTAATACATTACCTGCGCAAATGGTTATCAATAAAACTTTAGACATTGATGAAGATTTAGTTACTGCGCAACCTGTTGATTATTTAACTGGGTATTTAGAAAGTTTAATCGATTCAAAGAAATCCGCCGGTTTTGGAGTTCCTGATAATGTGGCTTTCTTGACAAGCATTTTGAATAACAAATCAGTTTATTTAACTGGTGATAAATTATATGCTTTAGCTTATAATGATACTTTAAATAATCCAGATAATACTACTATTGAGTATAAATGGATTTGTAATTATAGAGGAACTAATACTGAATTAAAAAATGGTATTGGTTATGAATACAAAAAAATTGTTGATGATAATAGTATCTTTAGTGGAGATATGGCTTATAATGAAAAATTGACCTATTTTACTAAAAATGGAGACTCTTATATTAATAGTAGCAGTGATATTAATCTTGAGAACTATACTGCTAAGAAAAACGATCTCTACCTAAAAGTTCAATACTGCGAAGTTGATGGATGTGGAAGTTATAGCGTTACCGCATTTGGTACAACTGCCAATCAAGTGAGTAAAGAAGTTAAATGGGCTGGATTAGCTATTTCTGTTGAAGGAATTAGTGAAGATTTTAGAATTGTTCTTGATCCTTCCCCTGATAATGGATGTTATTATGGTTCTTCTAATACTATTACTGCTGTTGGATAGAATGATGAAGGCGTTCAGTGTACTTATCTTTGGAAAAAGAATGGCTCTGATTTTAGCACTGAAAAAACTGTAACTTTAACTAAAGAGGATAATTATACTTTATCAGTTCATGGTTATAAAAATAAAGATAATATAGATTATCCTACAATTAGTTTTACTAATTATTTTGACCCAACTAATTTAGTTCCTGTTATTAAAGAAGTTTCAATTGAAAATGGAAAATATATTGTTAAACTCGAAAATACTAGTGAGTTAGGCAATGGTATTTATGAATATCAATGGAAAAATGCGAATGGTCTTACTCAAAAAACAACTTCTGAAAATTCAACAGAAGTAGATGAAAATATTACTCAAGTAGCTGTAATTATCTAGAAAGGTGAAAGAAAATCAAAACCAGGAACCTTTAAGATTGAGGGGTAAGATAAATGATAACTAATCCAACTGATTATTATAGTGTTTTACATCAAATACAAGATGAAAACTTTCCAGTTAAGTATCCTGCTCTTCCAGCCCCAGAAGATGAAAAGTTAGTTTAGATAGATTTAAACTCAAGAACTATTAGTAATGAAAATAGTTATATTACAGTTGAAGGCGATCACGCTGCTGAAATTATTTATTTTGAAATAGATAGATATTTTGATACTATGGATTTAACTAATATGATGTGTATTATTTAGTATATTAATGCTGATAATGAAAAACGCATTTATCCCGTTCCATATTATGATACTTTAACTCACAAAGATAAAATTATTTTTCCTTGGGTTTTAAATTATAGTGCTACTAAAAAATCTGGTACTTTAAATTATATGATAACTTTTTATAAAATAGAAAAAGATTCTAATAATTTACTATATAATTTAAATACATTACCAGCAAGTCTTTAGGTTTATTCTAAACTTAATTTAGATTCTATCGTAAAAGAAGAAGATTATTATGTAATTGATGATAGCCAAGTAGTACAACAAATTTGGGAACGCTTAGCACGTTTAGAAGGATTTGTTGGCGGTAATGGGTTGGATGTTTATTGGATTGTTCTCGAATAAATAAACTAAATGGTATAGAATTATTAATTTAATTCTATACCATTAATTTATAGAAAGGAGTTATTGAAGATCGATGGCTCTATTTAAAATTTTAAAAGGTGATTCAGATAGATTAGTCACCTATGATGCGAAAGCGGTTAATGGAAAAATACCCTTTCCATCTTTAGATTCTGGAAAAACTTTATTTACAACAGTAGAAAGCACTCCTATTACAGAGGGCTATGCTTATTTTACAGAAGATACTCATAAATTTTATATTGACACCGCGGACAAAAGATTAAATCTATATACCGATCATGCGGATTATGCTACCTATGATGAAAATGGTCGTAATTTAGCAGAATTGTCAGAAGTATCTTATGAAAATATTGATGATAATGGAAGTAAAATTGGTGCGATAAATATCAATGGAATTGAGTATAATGTTACTTGTCCTGCGAATGTAGTAAGTAAACCTGTAAATAAATATGTGTTTACAGCAAAAGCAAATTAGAATACATTTACCATTCCTTTTGATTTTGATGATAGCAGTGCTTTAACTTTATATTATAATGGTATTATGTTAAAAGAAACAGATCATTATACTGTTAAAGGAAAAGTTATTACTTTAAATGGGTGGACTAGTGAAGCTGATGATTATCTTACTGTAATGGGTATTGAGGGTGCGGCCGCGATTAATGTTGACGAAAAAGTGGCTTAGATTCAAGAAGCAGTAGATAACGCCGAAGTGACTATTAATAATAAAGTTACTGATGCTATTAAATCTATTGATGATAAACTAGCAACCGTTCCTGATGATGTAACACAAGCAGTTTATAAAAATAAATCCAACATAATGACCGCGGATGGTAGAATTACTATGGATAATAATTATGTTCCTACTGCTGATATGGAATTAGCTACTAAAAAATACGTTGATAATGCCACTCCTCCTACAGTTGGAACTACCACTGATTATTCTATTTATATTGGATCTACTAAACCTGCTTCTGGAACTGCTCCTTTAGTGTGGATAGATACAACTGCTAAAACTGGCACTTTTAAATATAGAACTTCTACCACAGGTACTTGGACACCTGTCCCCGTGGCTTGGATTTGATATAAATTTATTGTAAGAAAAAGGAGATAATATTATGGATCAAAATTTAATTAATCAATTGTTTCAAGTGTGTTTGATTCCTATGCTTGGTGCTTTAACCACTTTTATAGTTATTTGGATTAAAGCAAAAAGTGCAGAATTACAAAAGAAAACTAATAATGATATTTTAAATAAATATGTGCAAATGGCTACTGACACAATTACTAATTGTGTTATTGCCACCAATCAAACTTATGTAAATTCTCTTAAAGAACAAGGTAAGTTTGATGAAGCTGCTCAAAAAGAAGCATTTTAGAGAACTTATCAAGCAGTATTGCTTATTTTAAGTGATGATGCTAAAGAGTATTTGAATAATGCTTTTGGTGATTTAAATAAATATTTACAAGAGAAGATTGAGTCTACAGTAAATAATTATCGTACTCCAAGTAATGATTTAAAGTAATAAAAATAAGGGAGACATTCTTAATTGAATGTCTCCCTTATTTTTTTTATCTGAATGGATTTTTCCATCGTCGATTAATTTCTTCATAGCCTTTTTTAGGAAAGTATAAAACTTCACCATTTTTGAAAGTTAAATTGTCTTTATTCATTATTTTAATTTGATTTAAAGTAATAATTAAACTTGGTGGGATAAAGACAAAATCTGGATGATAAACTAAAGTTCCTATATAATTTTCAAAAGAAGTTTTTAGAGTTTTACTATTTAGAACCTCATTTTCTAAATGATAACACAAATTTCGTTTTTGGATATCAGCATATAATACTTTACCCAAATCAATTTTTACTTCTCCATTAGGAGTGTCTAAATATTTATATTCACGTCTTTTTTCTTCTCTAACTTCATGTAAAATAGAAAAAATTTTTTCTTTATTAGCAGGTTTTTTGACGAAGTTAAATGCCTTTACTTCATAAGAAGCTACTCCATAATTTATTTGAGAGGAAACAAAAATTATTTTTCCAATATACCCATTTGTTCTTAAGAGATGAGCTATTTCAATACCATCCATTTTTTTGAATGTAATCCCTAAAAAGATTGCATCATAATCAATATTAGAATCAATTAATTTTCCAGGATCAGTAAATTTATATACATATCCCGGCAAATTAAATTCTTTAAAATACTGATTTATTATTTCTTCCAATGAGTCATTTTGCTAATCACTATTGTCGCAAACACCTACGATAAAAATTTTAATCACCTTCATTTTGTTTATTTTAGAAAAAATTTTTCTATTTCTATATTTTCTCTATATTATAATTATACAAAAATTTTTAAATATTGTAAAATAAAAAATTATAAAGTGTCAAATTTATTTAATTTTAAGTAAGTGAAATTTTTATTCAAAAAGTGTCAGTAATTATAATATATTTACACAAAATAAAAGTCATATAATAATGAAAGGAAAAGATAAAACCTTTCATTATTATATTTCTCCGGAGGTAATAACATGAATACTTATGGTTATCCATAGCAGTAGTATCCAATAGGTAATAATAGACCTATTTATGGAACAACTGCTACGCCTGTGATTCAAAATAATACTACATAGCGAATTAGACCCGTTGCTTCTTTAGAAGAGGTTCGAGCTATGAATATAGATTTTGATGGTTCAGTTTTTTATTTTCCTGACTATGCTAATCGTAGAATTTATACAAAACAAATAAATATGGATGGAACAGCTTCTATTAATATGTATGAATTAAAAGAAATCCCAAATTCTTCTTAGCCTAATAATGACTATATAACACGAGAAGAGTTTAATACTACCTTAACTTCTATTAAAGAAGTATTTGCATAGATCATGGGATCTAATAACGCGGTTGCGCCGTCTTAGGAATCGGGTTAGCCAGCTCAATAGCAACCAACAGAAAGCAAACCGCAGTTTAATTTTTAAGGAGAGTTTCAAATGACACAATCAATGAATCCAATACAAATTATTGCTATGATTAAAAACGGTCAAAATCCATAGCAATTAGTTTTATCTATGCTTGAAAATCAAATGGGTGGAACGCCAATGGGCAATAATTTATTACAAATGGCACGGAACGGTCAATCCGATGACATTGAAAAATTTGCTCGTAATTTGTTTGAATCAAGAGGTTTGAATTTCGATAAAGAATTTAATAGTTTTAAGTCCCAAATAGGGTTTAAATAAATAAAATTATAGAAAGAGGTTTTGTTATGTTTAATTACAATTATCCAATGAGCACGCCGAATTATTCATTATCTGATATTGCTGCGGCTTCTGGAAATGGCTATCGTAATAATGATGGCGGAATGTGGGGAGACGGAGCATGGTGGATTATTATTCTGTTCTTATTCTGCTTCAATGGTTGGGGCGGTAATGGCTGGGGTAATAATGGTTCTGGTTTCCAAGGCACTACAACCCGAGAAGAATTGAACTATGGTTTCGACATTAGTGATCTTAAATCTGGAGTCAATAGTTTAAATTCTAGCCTTTGTAATGGTTTTAGCGGAGTAAACACTAATCTTTTAAGTGGTTTTGCTAATCTTGCTGAAACTAATAATGCCAATACTCGTGCTTTACAGAGCGATATCTGCAATATGGGTATGAATAATATGCAAAATACCTTTAGTATTACTCAGGCCATTAATGCCGATACTGTAGCAGGTATGCAGAATACTAATAATTTAACTCAGCAATTAAGTAATATGGCAGCTACTAATGCTCAATGCTGCTGCGAGAATAAACAATTAATTCAATCTAGTTTTGCTGATCTTAATTACAATCTCGCTAGTATTGCTTGCCAGAATCGTCAGACTACCGTTGATGGTGTCCGCGATATTATTGACAACAATAATGCTAATATGCGTTCTATTCTTGACTTCCTTGTTCAAGATAAAATTGAGACTCTTACCAGTGAAAATAGCACTCTTAAAAATTAGATTTCTCAAAATCTTCAAAATGCTTATCTTATTGATCAGTTGTCTCCAAAAGCAACTCCTGCTTATATTGTTGCTAATCCTTATACCGGTGTTAGTTATACTAGCTATGGATGCGGATATGGTTCAGGATGCGGTTGCAATTCCTGATTGAAGAAAGAAGGTTAAATTATGGAAATAACGGCTAATGCTTTACAATCAGTTGCTACTGGTTCTAATGTAGTATTCACTAACACAGCTGTTGCTGGAAACTGTTCCATAATGTATCGCGAGGGTAGCGGTCTAGTTACCCTCCGCGGTCTTACGAACGGTCAACGCAGAGCTCGTTTCCGCATTTCATTTGGAGGTAATATAGGACTTCCAACTACTGGAACTGCGGGTGCTATTTCTTTGGCTATAGCTATTAATGGAGAGCCAGTTACTACTTCTACAATGATTTCTACTCCTACGGCTACTGGATAGTTTAATAATGTTTCACGTGCTTTATTCCTTGATGTGTTAGGCGGTTGTTGCACTCAAATCAGTATTGAAAACACGAGTTCATAGGCTATTGATGTTGAAAATGCCAGCTTAATTATCGAGAGAGTGGCATAAGGAGGTTTTTTAAATGTGCGATAAATTCCAAGAAATTAAAAAGCAATTATTAACTCAAGTAGAAAGCCAAATGGCTCATTTAGAATGTGTTGATACAAAGGAAATGGGCGAAGTAATAGATATGATAAAAGACCTTGAACAGGCTATTTATTATTGCACTATTACTGAAGCTATGAATGAATTACCTGAAACCACACATTATTATACTGAAAAATATAAATCTCCTCATAAAAAAAGAATTTATAAACCCATGACATATAATTATGATTGGGAAGATTATGATTATGATGAACATGAATATGAGATGCCAACGAGTGGGAAATCTCATGAAGCCCATGATAGCAGAGAGGGTCGTAGCGGCGTCCACAGAAAGATGTATATAGAAGCCAAAGAACTTCATAAAGATAAAAGCGTTTAGATAAAAGAGTTAGACAAGTATCTTCAAGAATTAAGCTCTGATATAGTAGAAATGATTGAAGATGCTTCTAATGATGAACGTTCTTATATGGAGAAGAAAATCTAGGCTTTAGCATCTAAAATTGGATCTATGAATGGTTAATATTAATAATAGGAATTGGAGGATACTATTAGTATCTTCCAATCATCCTATGTTAATGCGACCTTCTGGAATATATACTTTAGGTTCTTGTGATGATCCTACTTCAACAATTTATATTAATGAAAATATTAGCAATAAAAAATTAAAAAAAGTATTAGCGCATGAATTAACTCATGCTGCTATTTTTAGCTATGATATTTCATTAAAACCAGAAGAAGAAGAATTGATTGCGGATTTGGTGGGAACTTATGGTGAAGAAATTATAAATAATACTAATCTTTTATTTAAATAGATAAAAAAAATAAGGGAATGAAACTATTTTTGTTTCATTCCCTTATTTTTTTTTATTAGTCTTTAAGCGGTAATTTTAAAGTCCTTTCATAGTACTCTTTAGCCTATCCATTTCCACCTAAACCTGCATATACTTTAAAGAATTCGACTAACTATTCATACTGCCCTGAAGTCATATATCCTTGTTTTAAGAAACTTTGACATAATTGAATTAATCTAAATCTATAAGAAGCAAGAATTATTTCAATATATTTCTCACTACTTTTCTTTTCTTCCAATACGAAAGATCTTAAATTATTTAAATCTTCTTTAATTGGAGCTATATGTTCTTCAATTAATTCTTCTAATTGTTCATCTTTCTTTTCTTCTGCCAATTTTTGATACATTTTCATTTGGGTATAAATATATCTACAAAAGGCTAAGAGGCCAGCAGAAATAAGACCAAAAAATATTTCTATAAAATGCTAGGCAATAAAAGCAGACATAAAAAATACCTCCTTCCACTTAACTTCTAATATATTTTAAAAGAAGGGAAGGAGGATTATTTATTTAAGGCCTATTTATTACTCCCAATTAAAATCATTATTGGAACTTTCTTTCGTGAAATATGCGGTATATAAACATATGGCATCACATATATCGTCATTGGCTTTTATATTATATTTTTGCTATACAAAATCAATATCAGCTTGTTTAAGAGTTTCACGTTTAATACTGCGACCGGTTTTAATTCCGAGTTTTTTGCGCCATTCACTTGCCTACATCAGCTCTAATGTTTTGGAAGTAAATGAAGAATTAACTCCATGGGCGCCTAACATTACTGCGCCTTGAAGCCACATTAATAAACGTGAAGTATCAGAATATCCATAAGTTTCAGGATGAACATCTTCCGCTACTATCTTCTCTATATTATATTTTTTTACTAATTCAATAATCTAATCTTGTATTTTTTGTATTCTATCTAAATTATTAGAGGAAACCGCGGTTAGCAGTCCATAATCTAACATTTCTCCCTCATTATTAGATACACAATAACCAGTAGATTTAGTGGACAAATCTAAAAAGAGGATATTCAAGTAATTACCTCCTTTCTTTAAGGTTTGAGGTAATTACTTTGAAGTTGAACCAAATCCTCCAAGGCGGTCACCAGAAGCATTATCGTCTTCGGTGATTAAATAAGGTTTAATAATACCTTGACCAATAACATCACCTTTATGAAGTTGAATATCAAAAGGAGATAAATTAATCATTTGAAAATAAATATGTCCTTCATTATCAGGATTATTATAATAGTCTGCGTCAATAATCCCAACGCCATTAGCAAGAATAAGCCAATATTTTAAAGGACAAGAACTGCGAACTGATAATTCAAGATATGTATTATCATTTAATTCACATTTAATTCCAGTAGGCACAAGAGTTGGTTTTGCTTTAAGATTTTTTGTCATATTACCCATATCTTCAAGAGAGATTGAATCAAAATAACGTGTTGGAAATCTATTTAGCAAATTCTTATATGCTGGAATTACAACATCTTCTGCTACTGTAAAATCATAGCCTGCGGATTTCGCTGTTTTTCTTACGGGCAAAACCGCGTCTGGATATTTGCTTACTCGTTCAAACTTCATTAAAAGCTTACCTCATAATTTACATTAATATTACTAATAGGATCTTTTTCATCATTGAATTTTTTAACAAGAGTGACTTGATACCATTCATCGACAATTTCGCCCTTAGCCTTTTTTTCTTTCTTCACTGAACTATACTTAGCTAAAATATATTTAGTTTCAGCCTTAGCCTCATCAATAAGCGCGGCCGCACTTTCCTCATTATCTACACGATAAACTTCTGTAGCACTTACAAGATACTTATTCATTAACCTACCTCAACTTTAATTTCTTTTCTATTGGAATAATTTAAACTATTACTTTCATAAATTTTTGGAATTAATTCATTAATAAAATCTTCAATACCATATAAACGTATAGTATCAGTATTATTCTTATAACAAGATGCTACTAAAACATTTGGAAGATCAGGAATACTACAAGTTCCAATACTTACTGCCATTCCATCATCATAAGTTTTAAAAACATTTTGTTCCATTGAAAATAAATTAATATTACAAACAATCATTTAATTACACTCCACAATACCAGCATCATATTGGAATAAATAAAAACAATAAGATTCATTATCAATATTTATCCAAATTTCAATAGCATTATCATTATTTTTTTCCCAACCAACAATACTTCCTAATTCTTGGCAAAGTATAATTACCATACTCGCTACAGAACCAGTTGAAATAATTGGAGGAATATTTTTGTGAAAAATGGTATAATAATTATAATCTTTACATAATAACATATAATACATTCCATATTCACTTATTTCATTAATACTACTCATTAATTTATTTAATTCTTCTTCATTAATTGGATCCATTTGTATCATAATATTTTTATTAAAATCATATAAATTCATTCCAGTTTGAAATGTAGTAGAATTATCTGACAAATTATTAGTAGTAGTTCCTATCATTACCCATTCATTTCCAGTGTAACAATATTGTTTCTGATCTTCACCAGAAATGGCAATAGTTCCTTCTTCGAATTTACGAGGAGAATTATATAATTCTCCCATCGTATTAGTATAAAAAACATTCATTGTTATATAATCTCCTATCTATTTCATAGAAAAATTATATCACAAATTTTCTTTTTTGTCAAGTTTTAAATTAATAATGTTCTAATTGCGGGAACCGCGTAAAGGTAAAGTAATATCTCTTTCCTTTTGGATATATGGTCCATCAATTAGATAATCAGCGGTTTTTAATATATTCTTAATTCTAATATTATTACTATTCTTCAAATCATCATAAACATATCCAGTCCATATATATATTTTAATGTTTGGATATATTTTTTTAATTTCAGTAATAATTAAATTAGTTAAAAATTCATTTTCAGGGCAGAGAGGCTCTCCACCCATAATACAAAGATTACGCTCAACATTATTCGCATTAATAGCAGTAATTAATTCATCTAATACTTTATTAGTGAATTCTTTACCACCATTAAAATCCCACGTTTCGGGGTTTTGGCACCCTTCACAATGGTGCGGACACCCTTGTGTAAAAAATGATACACATACTCCGGGTGCCGCTGCCAAATCATTCTTTATAATTCCTGCATATTTCATTCTAACACTCCTGTATGTTTCACTCTTGCTTCAACTTCTTTTTGTTTACCCCAGTTAAAAGCAGTTTTATAATTGCCTGTAAGATAACCAGTCACACGACGCAATTGTTGAATATTGTGGCTTCCGCACACAGGACAAGAATCATTAAACTCATCACAATAACCACATTCAAGGCAAGTATCATTAGGAACATTTACTGCGAAATAAGGAATATCGTGGTCCATTGCATAATTAACAATAGTTTCAAGAGCATCAATATTGTGTTTTACAGTAGAATCAAGTTCAACATAAGTAATACATCCTGCGGATGAATAGCCAGTCAGCTCAGATTCAATATCAATTTTTTCAAACGGACTCATTTCTTTCCACACTGGAACATGAATACTATTAGTGAAAAATTCTCTATCACTAACATTAGGAATAATTCCATACCTTTCTTTAAATTTTGTCATAGCAGTATAACATAAATTTTCTGCGGGTGTATAATAAACTCCAAAATTTAATTTATATTTTTCTTTATACTCGGCGCATCTATCTTTAAATAATTGTTCAATTCGTTTAGCTAATTCCATTCCTTCTGAAGTGGTGTGGTCTTTACCAATAAGAATTTGAAGAGTTTCAGCTAAACCTAACTGACCAATAGCAAGAGTTCCGTGCTTAAGAGCGGAACGAATTCCTTCTTCTGGAATATAACCTGCCATAACGTTATTTTCATACATAAATTTCGCGGAGCCTGGGTCTTGAGAGCAAATCCATTCAAAACGTTCCATTAATTGGATACGTGCTTCATTGATTTTTCTATCAAGTAAAGACATAAATCGTTCTACACCAATTTTAGTCCGTTCTTCTTGGGACAACGATTTATAGTCCTCCCAATTATCATTTTCGTTTAGGGTAACGGCCATCATCGCAAGAGTTGGAAGAATAATAGTAACTGGACAAATATTTCCACGTCCATCTTTAAGCTGGCCGAATCCATTGATATCCCAGCCGTTTGCGGTTCTACATCCCATTGTAGAAAAATAAGTGCGAGGATCATTAATATCATATCCCGCATTACCAGACCAATCAACATTTGCATAATTAGGATAAAGGCGTCTCGCGGTGCTTTCTAATGCTAATCTATATAAATCATAGTTAGGATCACCTAATTTGCGGTTAACCCCTTTCATACATTGGAAAATTCCACAAGGAAAAATTGAAGTTTTATGTAATTTACCAAGACCTTCAATAGAAACATCTAATAACGCCTTAGTTACCATTCTGCCTTCAGGTTTAGTACAAGTGCCATAGTTAATACTTGTAAATGGTAATTGATTGCCACTACGAGATTGTAAAGTATTAAGATTATGATAAAGACCTTCTGCAGCTTGATGAGTTTCGCGAGTAGTCATTTTCATAGCATATTTATATGCTTTTGGAAATGATTTATAAAAATCATCATCAATAGGAGTTTCTTTACTATAACAACCATCATATTTGCTCATATCTAATCCTTCATATAAAAATTCAATACCATCATTGAAATGTTTAAAGAAAGATTTTCTTACATAAGGAACCATAGTCCAATCTAAATGAGTAGCACTAACTCCACCAAACTAACAAAGACTTTGGATTTGAAAAATAACAGCAATTAATTGAAACGCTGTATTAATTGAACCCGCAGGACGAACATCAGCTTGACGAGTATTAAATCCATTAGTGAGTAAATCATCAAAGGGAATACTTAAACAATTATGAGAACCAACATAATAAGAATCAAGGTCATGAGTATATATCATATTATCAATATGATTCTTACGAGCCATAGGGGAAAGTAAGTAATCAAGTGCAAGTTGTTTGGTGACAACACTACTTGCTTCACCTATACGGCCACCAAATGAATGTTCATCAACATTAGCATTTTGATTTTTTACATTATTACCATCGAGCTTTTCACGAATTGCTTTAATAAAATCATCTTTTTTATTACGAGCAACTTCTTTTTTATATCTATATCTGATATAAGCACGAGCAACATCGCGTCGCTCAGAACGCATTAAATAATCTTCAATCCAATCTTGAAGATCTTCTACTCCAACGCTTCCATCAGGGAAATGATTTATTTGTCTTTCAATGTCTTCCGCGATATCTTTCGCAGTATCATCTTCATATAGTTTACCATCAACTTCAATAAATGCTTTATTTATTGCGTTAATAATTTTCTTTTTATTAAATTGAGTTATACTTCCATCACGTTTAATAATATACAATTTTTTTGCCTCCAAACTAAATATAGTAGTTCTTTTAGAATATTCTACTATATTTAGATTTTGTTAGTAAATAATTATTTATCTTGGTCCATTTCCGCCCATTGCTTAACTCTTTGAGTTAAAAGATTAACAATATTATTATAATCTTCTAATGTTTCATTTGTCACAATATTGCACTTAATATCATTCATTAGTTGAAATTGAATTTCATCAGTAGTATATCTTCTAATAATTTCATTTACATCAGGATTTTCTTCTCTGTTTAATTGCCTAATTAAACGTGTCTTTCCTTTAGCGGTGATATAATATATCTCCAATTCAATTCTATCATCTTTAAGAAGACTTATAATTCCTTCGGGATTAAAAACACCAATATTAACTTTACTATCAGACAAACTATCAATACTTGTGCCATAATACCAATTATTAAAAGAAGTGGTTTCTAACATTTTATTTTCATCAATTAAAGTTAAAAACTAATCATCTGAAACAAAATGATAATTTTTATCTGCTATTTCTTTTTCACGCTTTGGGCGCGTAGTGTGGCTTATAATAGGATTTAGATATTCTTCTAATTGGGAAAAGGTAGCCATCATTAGGCTATCTTTTCCTGCACCAGATTTTCCACATAATGCAATAATTTTATACATCTTCTTCAATTCCTCCTTGATAACGAGCATCTTTTAAAACTAAATCGCCATTGGATAAAATTTCATCAATTTTATATAATTGATGCCCTCCAGAAGAAGCATATTTTTTTGACATGAAATTATCTCCATTGCGGATTCCAGAGACTACAATCATATTTCCGCGATTAAACCAAGATTTTTCAACAATATGTTTGGTTCCATCTGCACCGCGCTCTGAAATTTGTTTATCAAACAAACTAAAATATTCTTTTCTAAACTTTACTTCTACAGGACCAGTAGTAGTAAGAATGGTTACAGTGCTTTTAGTTTTATTTTTGGCAATACAAGTTCCGCAAATTTTAAATAACTTATAAATATGAATAGTATGATTTCCTTTGGTAAAACTTCTATCAATTATTGGATCTTCTGGAAGCTTAAAGAAATCTACAAATCCATATTTATCATTGTTAATATTGTTCAATTCATGAGTATGATAATAATAACAAAGAACTTCCATTTCCCAGGCGGATAAATTATTTTTATTAGCGTATTTATCCCAATCATCTTTAAATATTTTTATATTCAGATTATTCAAAATTTCATCTTTATTATTAGCAATCCAAGTGCGGAATATGTCCATCCACTTTTGGTATATACCATTCCAAACATTTTCACTTAAAGAATAATTAGTTCCATCAAATTGAATATTATTATCTTCTCCAATTTCTACTAAAAAATTAATGGCTCGTTCATCAAGTTGATATAGACCATTATTTTTTGTAGTTTTACAAATTGCTTTTAAATATCTATTAAATTCATAAATACGGCGAGCCATAATTTGATTTTCATTTTCTTCTGGAAGAAGATCATACTTCATAAGTCCGCCCATATTTTGAAGAGTAATTCTTTTCTTTTTGTCGCAGGTTTCCCAAATATACCAAATCATTAATTCTTTTCTATCCATCATATTATCAAAGGCTCCACCTTTAATAAGAGAAATCATAGCTTGTTTACCTGGCTTAATACGATATAAAAATTCTTTAGGATTTGAATAAGGACGATTAGCAATGATTGTATTAACTAATTCATCACCAACATTTAGCATACCTTTTAATCCAAAAAGAATTTTATTATTTTCAATATCAGGGGCAAATCCAAATTTAGATTTGTTAATATCAGGAAGACCTACTTCAATTCCTGCTTTTTGAATATCACTAATAGCCTTGGCAATTTTTCCATAATCGGTGGCTGCGGTTTTGCGGATTTTGCCACTTTTGTCAGGAAGATCTTCAAATGTTACTCCATTAGCTAAATCATCGCCTTCAGGAGCATAAATATCGACAATCTCTTCTTCGCTATTATCTTCAAGGGAACCACTATTAACAATTAAACAAGCGGTATCCCAATAGATAGGATTAAAATGAATTACTAAGTAAATCATTTGAATTGCTACAAATGAATAAGGTAGACTATGATTTAAACTAAATGCATCAGTTATTCTCATATTTCTATGAGGGCTGGACTATCTTTTACTATAATATATATAAATTATAGCACACCATTTCGAACTACGTATCAATAGTAGTCCTACTTCCGGTCTCACCCGGAATAGTCTCTACAATATTTATCTTAATGGATATTTTAAATTTTCGTCTTTATCAATAGCACCTATATTAACTCTACGCACTGTTTCATCAGATGTTCCAGTTAATTTTACAATATCTTTATATAGGAGATTAGTATTTAATAAATATTCTTTTATTAATTGTCTTTTATATTTTTGTGGAGTTATTTTTCTAATAGGATATTCGCCTTTATAATATCCTTTTTGCAATGTTCCATAATTAAATTTTTTAATAGTTGATTCTCCTAAATTATATCGTTGTGCTAGTTCTTTAAAAGTTAGTTCAGGTTTTATTAAATCTTCAATTAAAGCATCATAAATATCATTAGAAATTCGATATCTACATAAAGGATATATTTCTTTTTTATTATAAAAATATTTTCCAGAATTGATACCTGAAATAAAAGTTTTAGATATGGGATAATATTCTTGTATTTTTGAATAAGATGTTTCATCTTTAATCATTATTTTTATCTTTTCAACATCTTCTTGTGTTAAAAAAGACTTCCAACTATTATTTCCGCCTTCTAAAACATTATATCCCCATTGAGTTAATAAACTTTGTTCTTTTTTAATCCAATAACTTTCACGTTCATTTACTAAATCATATGTTTTAGCATCTGTTATAATTTCAATAATTTCAATTTTAAAATTGTCATATCCATATTTACGAATTGCTTGATGGATTTTATCATTATAATTTACACTATTAGGATTAAAAGAACAACTTTTATGTTCATTAACTCTTCTTTGAAAATTATTAGTCTAACCTATATATTTTTTATTATTAATTAAATTCGTATATTTATAAATATAAAATATCATTTTATTTCTCCTTTAAAATATATTAAAGGACCATTAAGACATTTATCACGGGATTGGTATATATTAATGATTCCTTCATTAATACTTAACTTTCCCCGTTAGCAAATTAATAAGTTTAGCCCCAAAAAGGGCTATTAATTTACCCCTGTGATAACAGGTTAGGTGTGTAAGGGCAAGCTATTTACCCTAATTGAGGAGCAACTGCAATTTCCCAAAAGTATTCAGCAGATTTTTCATTATCAAATTTACTAAATACTTGTTCTTTTAATTGTGGAATTTTAGCCATTTGCTTTTTAGCAACAATCTTACGCGCAGTATTAGCTTCACCAAGAGTAAAATGAGCTACATCCATAAGAATTTCCATCATTTGCTCTTGAATAGGACAACATCCATAATATTTATCACAATGCTTATGCATCTTATCAATTAATTCTTGCGGAAGATGCTGAGCCTTCATTTCATCATCAAATACTTTAATACCCGAATGTTGAATGCGATAATATCTATCTTGCTGTGATTCCTTACCTTTTTCAGACATAAGACGCATCATAGCATTGGCCGCCGTCATTTCCATAGGGTCTTGGGGTTTAAGGCGTTTTGCTATTGCCAAACCGACTCCTGTAGAAAATTGGAATACATCTAATACATCACCAGCAGCAAGGTGGTCCCAAATTGCTTGATCAGTTGTATCTATTACTTCTGGATGAATATATTTATTATAAAATTCTCGTAAAGATAATTCTGGAACCTACTTATCTTTTAGAAGTAATTGATAACAAGTAATAATTTTATCAGAAGCTTCAGTTACAAGGAAGTCATATTTTGTGTCTCCAGCAGCTTCCGCTTTATGAAGATCCCAACAAGTAATCATATCTCCGCTAGGAGTTCTCATAAATGATGCGGTATCAAATGGATCGTCACCATATAAAATAACGCCAGAAGCATGAGAAGAACGTTTATTAACTATTCCTTCAATATATACAATAATATCCAAAAGACCAGGATATTGATTTACTTCTCGAATAAATGCTTGAACGGGTTTACGATCTTTTTCCTCATTGCCATAAATAACATCATGGATAGGCCATAAAAATCCACGCTCTTGAGGAATTAATGAAGACATATATTGAGCATTATCAACATCAATTCCTTCTGGAAATTCTTCACTTCTATATCCACGGCAAGCAGTTAAAATACTTTGTTTAGTGCCTTCAGTTCCAAATGTAGCAACTTGAACCAATCCCAATTCTCCGCGTTCTTTTCTAATTGCTTTGAAAATTGCTGGACGTTTACTTGGAGCAAGGTCAATATCAATATCCGTTTTTATTTATTGGACTATATTTTTCACGATAATTTACTGAGAGCATTTTAATTCAATTATCGCTAGAACATCTTTCAGATGGTGCTTATCTCCACCTTACATAATAGTCTCTACACATTTAATCTTTATTTATCTATTTCCAATAATAACCTTTATATAAAGTATTTTCTTTTATCGCTTTATCTAACTAAGTATGTCCTTTTAATCCTAAGAATTCTAATACTGCGGTTTTAGCATTAAAAATTTGAATTAAATTATTATTTTCATCATACATAGCAATTTTTTTACCATTGATAGCCTTATTACCTTTTTTACCATACATACCATTTTTATTTCCTAATGTCTTACCAATACTATTAATAGACATTTTTTGTTTTGATTCAATAGTATGATGTTTACCATACATTCCATTATTTTCTCCAGATGTCAATTTACTCATTTTATTTTTAAACTCTGGAGTTTTATAAATTGAATTATCTCTTTCAAATTCAGCCCAATATGATAAAAATGATTTTGTTTCTTCGCTATGCTATTTGCCATACATTCCATTATTTTTACCACGATTTAATTCACTTAATTTTCTTTTTAAAGCTTTTTTTTCTTCTTCAGTATATCCAGCGGTAGTATTACCGCCTTCTCCGCCTTCATGAATATTATAAAATAATGGATTAGATACTGCATTATATAAAGCTATAAAATATTTTTCTTTTTCTTTATTTTCTTCATTATTATTAGAAATATATAAAATAGACTTAGTAAAGTTTTCTTTTCCGTATTTATTAATAGCTCTTTTTAAAATTTTGCCACTTCCTAAATAGGAATCATCTAATTCTCCATAATGTTTTCCAATATATTTCATACCATTTATGTTATTTGTAGTTAAATAAATATAATGTTGTTTCATCATTAAACAACTCCTTTCATAATTATTTAACTATTAGAATTAGACAATGACTTGACTTTGTCCAAGATTTTTAGCACGGTATTATCAATCTATCCATTTTCAGGACATAGACTCTCTTAGTCAGTTGATTCGCTCTTAAAATTAATTAAGACTTATTTCACTGATACCGTTAGCCTGCATCAAGCAGACACCCATTAAGCAATGGTTAATGTTCTTTTTTTACAACTGCCCAATATCAATATTAGACTAGGCAGTTCGGCTCTCTCCTTATTTAAAAATCTCCAATAAGGAAGTCCCCAACGAATTGGGTCTAATTGAGTAATACCTAAAAGATAATTAGATAAAAAGCCAGTTGCAGAACCTCGCCCAGGACCTACGATACTTCCACATTCCCAAAATAAATTAATATAATGTTGAAAAGTATTAAAATAAGCAAAAAGACAATCATCTAATTTTTCGCCAATATCTTTTATGATATCAGCTTCAATTTCAAGTCGCTCTAAATAATTTTTATTATCATAAAGTTGCTTTTCTTGTAAAGCTTTAATACATTCATTTACCCAATATCGTTCTTGAATATTGTCGCTATTAATTAAAGAACAGATAATTGGATATTTATCAAACCAATTTGAAGGAATGAATCCTTTCTTGTAATCCTTTACTTCAACTTTTGGAATAATTTGTTTTCTTTCTAATGAATAAAAAGAAATTTTATTTTGGATCTCTTGAGTGTTATCAAGAATCCAATTTATCAATTCTTTTCCTGTTTTATTATCTTTATCCCAATCATTAGCATAAGGTTCCATTAATTCAAAAATTTCATCACTTGTCATTAAGTAAGTAAATTTATAAAAATCGTCAACCTCTCTTTCTCCTGGCTTAGAAGTAAGATATGCTTTATGAATGGGTCTATCTTCTTTAGTTAAATAATGCGCATCTGTTCCAACTACCATTTTTAAATCAAACGCCTTGGCGATTTGATAAATTTTATGATTTACAATTATTTGCTCAGCGTCAGTAGATGGCGCACATTCAAGATAAAAATCATCTTTTCCAAATACTTTAATACAAAAATTGATATAATCAATTATTTGATTGTAATATTTAGTTTGAGTTTCAATATCTTTATTTAATTCTGCTTGGAACATTGGTAAAATACAGCTACCGAGTTCTCCACCAATACAAGCAGTTGTTGCTATAACATGCCCTTTATATTGTTCCATTACCATTTCAAGTTCACTTTTTAAAGTAGGAACTCGTTCCATACGTCTATCAACATAACTATGAATCCAAGCAATAGAACTTAATTCTCTTAATGCTTTATGTCCGATGGCATCTTTAGCAATAAGAATAAAGTGGTAATATTTTTGTCCGTTATCTCTTGTATCAGTGAGATAAATTTCATTACCAAGAGCAATAGTAAAATCAGGATTTTCTTCTCTTATTTTTTTTGCATATTGATTTACTTCCATATGTGCAGAAAGACATTCATGGTCTGTAATGGCGATGCCCGATAATCCTAATTCTATTGCTTTATCAATTAGTGCTGTTGGTCGATTAATACAGTCAAAGTAAACGGAGATTCGAATACATAGTATGTGAATGGCAATTAAAATATGATCTCATTCTAACTCCGACCCTCCTTTTATTTTAATTTATATTTATATAATATCATATTATTTAATAATAATCAAATCGAGAGATATAATTATCGCATATACTACGAATATCTCTTAAAAAATCAGCAAAATCTTTTGATCGAGTCGCTATCTTATGTATATTATCATGAACCATAGAATTTAACATATCTAATTCTACATTTAAGTCATGGGTAAAAAGTTCTAAATTAGAGGTTAAATCCTAAGCTAAATCCGCGTCTTTAAGAAACATATTATTTTCAAGTATAGCGTTAATACTTGAATTTAAATTAGATGTATTTAACATATTACTTCCTTATAATTACTAATTTATCACTGGCTCTAGTAGCCATAGTATATAAATATTTTTTATGTTCTTCTCGATCAAAAGGATGATTTTCTTCAAATCCTAATACTTTTCCATATTCACTACCTTGCGCTTTCCAACAGGTAATAGCGTAAGCATAGGAGAAATCAAGTGGAGGATCGAGGCATTGTTTATTATTTCTTAATTGATAGCATTGGCTACCTGTAAGAGTCCCTTCACCGGTGATAAGTTGTTTATAATCAATTGGAGTCCCACAAAATTTATCTCCATCGCTTAAAACAATTTGAGTAAACATATAAGTAATAGGAACTTCTGAAATATAATAAGGGACTCGAATGTCTTCAGTATAAAAATCTTCAATAGTTCCAACAGTGCCATTAGTTAAAGCCCATACTCGGTTCTCAGACATGAAATCCCAGTTATTATGTAATCCAATAATTTTATCTCCAATTTGAGGGACATTAGGATCAAATCCTTTTCTTAATCGGACTACATTATTAATTTTAGTTCTTGTAGCATTTTTAGCACAAATGATCTAATCTGCCCAATCATACATTTCAGGTATAACTTGACTTTTATCATATACTCTTACTTGTTTTCCTTCTGGACGATAAGAAATTAAAGATTTGCCTTCTCTAATCCACATTGAAAAACGAATAATTTCACTATCTTGCGCTTGGCGCATAATTTCATCGAGAAAAATATGTGGTTTATCTAATACATGATTATTTTCATTAGGATCTACAGGAGGCAATTGACCAGGGTCGCCCGCGGCAATGATATAAATACCATGGGTTAACATTAAATCCCATAATTTTTTAGGGAGCATTGATACTTCATCGACAACAATTACTTTATATTGTGCTAATTCACTGTTATCTTTTGGAAAGAATTTAAAAGTTCCGTTAGCCATCATTTTAGCTTTATATAAAAGTTTATGCGCAGTTGTTGCGTTTGGACAACCTTTTTGTTGAAGCACAGTCGCGGCTTTACCTGTAAATGCCACATAACAAACTTCTTCTTCTGGATCGACATCAAGAGCAGAAATAATAAATTTAATCAAAGTGCTCTTTCCACTTCCAGTTAAGCGTAGCCAGCAATACAAGTATAACGTTCATTACTTTTGTATCTGGCTACCGCAATTTTCAAACCTTCTTCTTGTTTACGAGTTAGAATCAAGTTTTACTTCCTCCATTTCATTAAAATCTAATTCATTTAAATTCCATAATCCCGCATGAAATTCTTTATGGCAATTAGAACATAATAAGACACATTTTTTACTCTCTTCAATTGCTTTTTCTATTGTAATTGAATCAGAAGAAACAATGGTATCTTTTTTACTTGGGTCAATATGATGAAATTCTAGAGCAGCAACACATTTATTATATCCGCATCTATGACATTTACCATCGTATATTTTAGTCTTAATAAGTTCAACAAATTTACCTCTAGTAATTGTTTCTCCATCGGGAACACAATTATAACAAATTTTTCGTTTGTTAGCTGATTTAGTTAATGGAGAAAATTTTTCCCCACAAATTAAACAAGTTTTTCCTACTAAACCTCTATTATATCTTGATGCTTTATTTCTACAACTATCACTACAATATTTAGCATCTTTTCGTTTAGCATCAAATTCTTTTCCACAAAAATTACAAATTAATTTCAATTTTATCATCACCTTTCATAAATATATAAGAAAGGTTCTAAATGTATTATCGGATTTTGTCAAAAATTTTATCCAGCTATACAAGTCCAATGCTCATGGGCGTAATAGCGCTCAACCGCAATTTTTAATCCTTCTTCTTGTTTACGAGTTAATTCCATTTTCACAGTCTCCAGGGTTTAATCTATAATATTTATTTTCATCAACTATAAAATAATCACAAGCCCATTTTAATGTTCCATAAACACCTGTTGTATGTCTATCTATGTTATCTAATTTAGAAATTAATTCTTGAGCTTTATTATAATAAGAACAATTTTCATAATTAGAACAATAATTACATTGTTCTTTCCAGTAAATCCACATTAATCATGTTCTCCAATTGCTTCATTAAGAATTTGGTAAAAACGCATACAATCTCTTTCATAAAGGTCTCTAGCCACGTTTTCAGCTTCTCTTTTAGAATATCCTTTACTATTAATATACATTTCAATATCTTCCTTCATAGCTTTATAGCGAGCTAATTGGTATCTATAACAAAGACTATCATATATATAACCTTTAGTATGTTTTTCTCTTTTTTCAAAAAATTCTAAACTATTATCGTATTTATAAGCTTTATCAATCATTTCTTTTAAATCCATAATATTTTTCTTCTTTCTTCATTTATATTTATATAATACCATATTTTAATTATTTAGTCAAATTTAGAATATAATAAAGTCATTATTTGTATTGTCAGCTTTAATTATCATAGGCGGCCCAAAAGAAATAGTTTTTGTGCGTGGTTGATTAGATTCAGAAAAAATTTCAGATTCAAGTTTTTCCCCAAAAATTTCTAAATCACTTTTTTCATTTGACTTGTCGGTTTCTTCGTCTGTTCCCGGTTCGGACCAGTATCCTTCTTCTTTATAACCAGTAGTGGAAGCTTTAATCCATATGTCTGCTAATTTATTTAATACATCAAATAATTTTTCTTCAGAAGAAATTCCTAACTTAGCCAATTGATTGTTTATTTCATCATTAGCTTTTTTATATTCATAACTATAAGATGCTAAAGTTCTTGAAAGCTTTCTAAGGGCTTCGCCCCCTTCCTCTGGGCTTGATTGCCATATCATATTGATATCACTATCATAATAATTAAGTTTTTCCATAATTTACTCCATAAATAAAAATAATGGCTATATGAAGAAATAAATCTTCATATAGCCATAAAATTAATTAGTAAAATAATTATAAGCAATGGTCGCATTCTTTTGTCTTTGATTCAAAGAACTTGACCCGCAACGCTCATAACATTTCGCAAATGCTTTCGCAACTTCTTTCTCGTCATTTAAATTTAAAAAAGAATTAAAATTAAATCCTCTTTTATATGAAGAACCAAAAGTATTAAATTCATATTCAATAGTATTTATTAAGAATTCACATTGTGAATCTAAATTAGAATACCAAACACTTGGATATCCTTTACTCCATTGACAAATTCCATAATAATATTTATTAGAAGCAGTTGGCTGTAAGGATAAAGTATGTCCGCCACATTCCGCCATCATATTACCTAAAATGCCAGCGCAAACCGCGTCATTCCAACCTTGGTCTTTCATATAAAGCCAAATTTCTGTCGCTACTGGATAAATAGATAATTTATCATTCCATTGAGAATTAATTTCGTTTAAACGATTTTGATAAATTTCTAAATATTCATTAGCAGTTTCATATTCTTTTTTAGCAAATTCAATAATAGGATGATTTTCATCATATCCTAGTGCTCTTGTTGCTTCGGCTAAGTCATGAGCGCTATTTACAATCTCTTGATATTCTTGGATCAGAGATTTAAGTTCTTTACGATTAACTGTATCGCTAATTTCTCTACTCATAGGCTCCATATCAGCAGTTTCTTCTGTTAAGAAATTATATACAGTTGATGATTCAGAAGGGATGTAAGCTTCCGAAAAAGTAGTAATTTCGCTATAATTTAAAGCAAGAGCAGATGTTTGTAAAATAAAAATTAATACAAAACAAATAATACTTCCTGCTAAAATCTTATATCTTTTCATAAATGATTTCCTCCTAATAGGTTTTTTAAGTCTATTAGTCGTAGTGTCAATTATTAAAAATAATAAGCAGCCCTATCTACAATTTCGTAATCTTCTATAATAATCTAAGGACTAATATTATTATTCCATATATTTCGTTCGCATTTACCAACGATATTAATTGTCACATAACCCTATTCAGAATACAATTTCTCGTATTCCTCCTCGGACGACTTAAACTTGATTAAACTGATGCCATCTGGCATAGTTATCTTCAAGGTAGGATTTTTATCTTTTGACATTAAAGTTAAGTTATTTGATGCAACTTTTACTCCTTCAACGGCAATAGATGCTTCTTCTACCCCTTGGCCCCAAAGTGGTTTAAGTTGAGCAATATCAATGATATCTTTTCCAACTAAATCATTAGTGTGATAAATAAAATCAACACTATAAATTGGGGTGAAATCAAAATCTTGTAAAGCAGAATTCGCATATTCAATAAATTTATCAAAATTATCATCAATAATACCAAATCCAAAAGCGTTAGGATGTCCTTCCGCATACATAATTAGATTTGATTTTTGACAAAATTCTCTAAAGTCTTTAAGTGCGGATTTGTCGTATCCTCTGCCGGAGCCTTCCCAACAAATTTGTTGAGTTTCTTCATCTATTGTTTTATTAAGAATTAAAACAGGACGTTGATATTTGCTCATTAATTGATTGGCCATTAACCCAGTCAAATTTTTGTCAGCAGCAAATCCATCTAACTTAATTCCTAAGATTTTATTACTTAAAAGATTTTGATTTACGATTATCTATTCAATTTTTTCCAAGCTAGTGTCTCTGATTTTAGTTTGCCTATTCTTGATATTAGTACAATTACGACAAGCTTGTTCTACTCTTGTTTCTGCTTGACCTTTACATCCACGTTTTGTTGAAGGGACAAGTTCGTATCCCTTAAAATCAAGCATTGACTCGAATAGCATGAGCTTTTCTTCTTGCGTCCCAACACGAGTAGTTGCATTAACTAAAGGAGCAATATAGAAAGCTACTCCAATAGGCGTAATCTCATTATTAAAATGAAACTAATCTCTATTGATTATGCCTCTGAAGTAAGGATTGGTGATTTGTTGTAAGCCTTTATTAATTAAATGTTTTGTTTCAAAATCACGCATATCCATCATGTCGGCCACCATTCCAAGAGCAACTAAATCCAATATATGATCCGCATACCGAACATTCATAAGTTCATCAATATAACAACAAAACTTATAAACCATTCCTACACCAGATAAAGATTTAGTTGGATAATCACATAATTGGTTGTTAATAATACAAGCATACTATGATATTTTATCAGCTTCATGGTGGTCTATTACCAACACGTCAATACCATTTTTATATAAATATTCGTGTTCTAAATAATCATTTGATGAAGAATCTGGAGCAATTACTAATTTAATATCTTTATCAATACTATCTGGTATAATTCCGTGTTGTTTTCCTGCATGGACACGATAAAAAATATTGTTTTGCACAAACGCAGGAAAAAGACAGTATAAGTAATTCATGAGTGCGGCCGCCGAAGTATAGCCATCACAATCACTATCTACCTATATAAGAACTTTGTCATTTTGTGCAATATGTTTGACGAGCATTTTTGCACCACTTTCTATTCTATCAATAGTTGCTGGTTCGATAATGTCATCATCAGTGGTATTAAGATAATGAGGAATATCTTGTAATTTAATTCCTCTATTGGTTAGCACCTGTTCGACCGCTGAATACTGCGGGATGCGAGGGGCTTTTAGTTGATAGTCCATAGGCTATTCAACCTCCTTTCATAATACCACCACTATTATTTAAGAATTTCTATAATTTACTTATTCATATCAGTCCTCTCCTACTGGATCACCATAGTAATGATAAGCAGTATAAGGAAGGGCTTTTGTGCATGGAAAAATAATAGTTTCAATAACTGAAAGAGGAGTTTGACGAGAAATATAAGAAATATTACACTTGTGACCTCTAGCATTTTCAGTAGAAATAACTACTTTCCAATAATCTTCATTTTCAAAAACTATAGAATAATGATTGATAGATTTATTTTTTTCTATTGGTTTTATACCCATTGCTTTATATTGTTCTTCAATTCTTTCTAATTGTTCAGTTCCTTCAATGAAAGTATTACACCAAACAATACCTGTCATAAACCACTCTCTCCCATCTTATGTCCTAATGGACAAATATGAAAAAGAACAGGAATTTCCATTTCCGTATATCCTTTTTCTAAATCTCCATTATACCTAATTACTTTTCGAGTTTCAATTCCACTTGAGATACAATTACTGGTTTTATCATAATATTTATTACATTTATCACAATAAATACAATTTCGGAGCAAACTATCTCTTTGTTTTTTTAATCCTTCAATTTGCGCACTCAATGAAATAATTGTATCATTTATAGAAATAGGAATATCATAATCATCATTCATATAAATATCCTTTCCTTATATAATTGTAAAAATTTTTCTTTACCATCATCAATTGGTGAATCTTTGTATTTTGTAATCATATTTTTATCAAAAATAAAAGATATAAGCACATCATTTTTAAATTTAGTTCTAATCTTTAAAAGATTTAATTTTAAGTGTTGAAATTCTGCGTCTCCAATTTCTTGGAATTGCCTATCAAAAGCAATTATAATTTCTTGCGCACCACTATCTAATAATAATTGAATTTGATGCGAAGAAACATTACTTCCGCAACAAGCTACTGATATATTGTTATTCCAACCGAAATCAGTAGCATATTTCAATACTGATTTTTCACTTTCAAAAATTATTGCTTTTTTCATTATGCCAATGGCATTTTTAGACCAATTTAATCCATATAAGTTCATTCCAAGAGGATGATTATATAATTGATTATTTATTTTCATTGGTCTATATTTCCCATATAGCTCCGCCTCGTCTTTGCACATAGTGCGTCCGCGCAACCCTACAAATCTTCCACTAATATCATAATGCGGAATTGTAATTTGATCGGCTCCTGGATAAAAACCAATACGCGCTTTATTAATTACTTCTTGAGAAATCCCCTCATCAAGCCAAGGAATTATTTTAATATTATAATTTAATCTATTCAAAATAGAATCATCATAATCTTTTAAAATAATTTTATTATTTTTTAATTCAATCTCTTGAATACGAGAATAATTTGATAAAATTTTCCAATCATCTAAAGTTTTACCCATGTCGTCATCTTTTATCATACCTGATAAACCAAAGCGACGAGCGACCCATAAAACTGAATCATTTAAATCAAATTCTTCATCATATTGAATTTTCATTACTTTAGAACATAATTCAAAAATATCAAAAGTTGAATCACATCCTGTATAGCATTTAAATAATCCTGTATTTTCATAAAAATAAAGTTTTCTGCTACCTTCTCCAGGAGGATTATGACAAATGGTGGAAGAGAGAATCCCGAATTCTGTATATTCAGGATCTCCGCCCCATTCAATTAATAAATCATAAATATTTTCAAGCCCAAGAGCTTGACGAATTTCTGATTTATCAAATACTATCATAAGTAATTACTTTAGAACAATTTCTCATAAGCCCACACTGTTCATTAACATAATGGACAAGCATTTCTTGCGGACGAAGCTTAGCAAGACTGGGAACAGCTTTATAAGAACGAATAATCTCCTTAGCCATTCTATTGCTCATCTTGTATTCAACATTACCACTCTTCATAATTTTTCTCCTTAATTTTAAATTAAATCATTTAATGAAATATTATCTTTATTTAAATATGAAATTCTAATTAAAGGAATTCCATGTTCTTTACAATAATTATTTTTTAATTCATCACATTTTTGCTAATACATAATTTTTTCTTTAGTATTCCATCCTCCAATATAGTTTGTTGAATGTGTTTCTCCATCATATTCGATTAATTTTTTTACCATATTATCATCATCTAATATAGCAAAATCAAATCTTAAATAACCATTTTTAGGAGATAATAAATCAGAAAAAACGTATTCTTTTTTATAACTAATATTATTTTTCTTAAGGATATTTTCTATAATATATTCCCCTTGTGATTGTTTCAGGCAACCACAAGATATAGTAGTTTTTTGTTTTAAACTATTTGAAGATACTTCTGTAATTTTTCCACATTCACATTGGCATTCCCAAATAATGCCTCTTTCTTTAGTCCTTTTTCCGCTATCTTTTAAAACTGTTAATTTACCAAATTTCTAGCCCACTAAATTATTTGAAATTTTTTCTTTGCGTAAACACCCACAAGATTGAGTTAAACCAGAGACTAAGTTTGCTCTTTGTATACTTTTTATTGTACCACAAGAACATTGACAAATCCAATATTGTTGTTTGGATTTTCTTTCTGTATCTAATTTCAATACCGTTAATCTATTAAAAATTTGTCCTGTTAAATCTTTCATTAAATTCATCTCCTCTATTATTTTTAAATGAATAGGAGAGCATTTTAAGAAAAATTGTCCTTGTCAAAAAGCACTTTCTTCTTCAAGAGTAATTTTTATATCATCAATAGGAACAAGTTCATAAGCATATGTAGTACAAAACATAGGAATAATTCTACAAGTTCCTAAATCTGCTTTACACCATAAAATAACTCCTTTATACCTACCACGTCTATTTTTATAAACAGACATTTTAATAGTTGGAGTATCAAATAATTTTGTGTTTAGTATTTTTTCCAATGAAATTAAATCATCATCTTGGACATTTAAAAGAATTGATCCATAATCTACTTTATCGGCAATAGATTTTGCTCCACGCAAAAGATTCTGGTCAGGGGTTTTAGAATCAACATAATCACCGTTTAACTGTGTTGCTGACATAATAAAAACGCCATACTGATTACAGATATCTTTTAATTTGTTAGATAGCATAAAAAGTATATTATCTTCACGAAGTTTTACTCCGCCACTACGACGAGTAATTTCTTCAAGAATTTTCATGCTTGTATGAATATAGTCATGGCACGTTATTCTTATATTTCTATAAGCGCTGACTATCTCTTACCCTCTAAGTAAATAGAGAGGAAACCATTTCGGCATTTAACTCACTTCGTTTCCTAAAATGAGACTACGTATCAATAGTAGCCCTACTTCCCCGCCCGGAAGGCCTGGGGAATAGTCGATACAGGTTATTTAGACGTTTTTCCAAGTTCTTTTATTAATTATATCAGCAATTGTACCTTTAGATACACCATATTTTTCTGCTAATTTGTCATAAGATAAATTTGTTTTTTCTCTATCTTCTCTAATTTGTTTAACTATATTAGCAGTTAACTTAGTATGGCGCCCTTTTTGAAATACTTCTGGCATAATTAATCCATATCTTTTTCCAGTCCAAATATTTAAAAATGAATTATAATGTAATCTATTTACATATTTCTTTTTATATATTTCAGTAGGACTTTCTTTATTTAGATATGCTTTTCTTAATTCAATAACTTCTTCCTCTGTTAATTTAGCCTAACCCCAAATTTCTTTTTTTCTATATTCTAATGTTTTTGGCTTTTTACAATTCTTTCCGCCATCTTCAACATTATATCCATTGGGGACTTTTGAATTAAATTTATTTATATAATATATTTCAAGATTATTTAAAATCTCTACATCATCAATATCCTAAACTAAGATTTCATAAGAGAAATTTTCATAACCATATTTTCTAAAAGCCTAATGTAACAATGAATTATACTCAATACTTTTAGGATTTTTATAATTACTTTTATGACATCTAAATCTCTATTCAGGATTTATTGTTTGACCTATATATTTTTTATTATTTATTTTATTAGTATAACAATAAATAATACCCATTTAATCACTTCCTTCATTTTTATATGAAAGAAGTCAGAAGTTATTTGACTATAATCGTCCAAATTTTCCCACGGGATTCCCATGCGTTTTCCGTTTAGGGTTCCCCGTTAGCCTATTCATTTAAATAGACCCCTAGCGATAACTAGGAAAAGTTTTTCATTATCCCGGCACCCTTTTATTAGGGTCGAATATATATTTTACATCGTGATCTCGGATGCCTTTTTTGATTTCATTCTCGACATCCTGCAATGAAAAATCAGGTAATTCACGGATATACAATGGACTATCTTTAAGAATTTTCGCGGCTTCTATTACTCGTTCTTTTTCATTTCCTTGATATTCATTATAAATAATATGTTCTTCATTTACGTTAGAAAGAAAAGCAAGCATCATTGTTTGAATTTCATTTTTATCTTGCTCTGTAGTTATATATAATACTGGTTCTTGGATTCCGTTTTTAATCCAACTTCCAAAAGTATCATCATATATTTTATTACAAGCAATATAACACGAATCCGCAATCATAGAACGAGTTTTACCTACACCGGTGGCCGCGGAGCGCAAATAAAACTTTTTAAGTCTCGCACCACGAGTAACTGTATTAATTAATGGCCCATATAGAGGACTTCCTGCTATTGGATGTTGCTCTAAATCATCAAGCAATTCAAAAATTCCATCACCTGCTTGAACCGCAACTCCCTCAACATCATTTACATATTCATATTTAATTTGTTCTATGCGGTCATCAATTAATTGTGCGATATGCTCTAATGAAGAATTATCAAGATTATCTTCTTGTAATTGTTTTTTTTCAGTATCTAAAATATTATCAGGATCATAAATAAAAGAAACATCAATGCCATATCTGTCATAAGCACGAAGTAGAGACATTTTTTTTAAACGACCATAATAATAATCAAATGACAAAGGTTTCGCATTTTCAGAAACTTTTAATAACCATTCTTCACCTTTATTAACTTTAAATGTGGCTTCATATTTAGGTCGAGAAGAAAGAAAATCACTAATATTTTCTAAAGTAATTTTCTAAGCTCCTAATTCATGAATTTTATATATTGCTCCAAAAACAATTCTATGAAATTCATCAGCAAAATCTTCATCAGTTATTGTATATCTATCAGTAAAATCCAAAAGCTAAGGAGTATTATATACACACCCTATAATTTGTGTAATCGCTGTTGGGTCTACATATTTACTCGGCATTTAAGTCCTCCTATTCATCTAAAAATGTAAAAACTGATCTTTTTCGAGGTTCTTTTTTAGGAATAGGAATTTTTATTTCCTTTAATTTAGGAACGTAATCAATAACATTTTTATCTTTATTGGATTGTTGAATCATCCAAAGATTATAATAATAATTGTAAGCGTCTTTATAAATAAAAGGTATAATACCAATTCCACCATTAGCTTTATTTTTATTATTTCCTTTAACCTCATAAAAATAAACTAAGGCTTTTAACATTCCAGAATATGTATATTGATATTCTCTGATATAATCATTCATTTGCTTGCGGACGCGAGCATTAATATATGATTCTCCCAATAAATTTTTTACATATTCTTCAAATTTTTCTTTATCTAAATCTTCTTTTGTTTTTACTTTTTCGGGCGGATTATGAACTTGTAAAGGAGTGTCTTCATTTTCAGCCTATTTAGCACATTCAGGGTGCGCATATCTTCGAGATTTTATTTGAACATAAGGAAACTTATCTCTATCAAAAGTCTGCTGACAATAAATACATTTAACTTTATGTATATAAATTACTCCTTTCCATTACTTTATATAAATATTATACAATATTTTTAAATAAAAGTCAAACCGGAGCGACTTTTATCACTCCGGTTATAAATTATATTTTATTTACTTATTTTCCATTTGAGGAAGAAGATCATCTTTAATTTCACCAACAATTAAAGATACAAATTCTGCCTGTTCGGGAGTGGCGTCAGAAATTTTCTTACCTTTGCCCAAATATTTATCAATAATTTGAGTGATACGAGGACCAAAGAATCCAGGATTCTTATTCATCATATCTCCAGCAAGATTTTGGAATTCAGCCATAAGTGCTTCATAATCATAACTAGGAGCTTCAGGAGCAACGACCATCTTTTCATCAGTGACAAATTTACCACCATTGTCAGCCGCTTCCTTATCAATAGCCTCATGAATGGCGTTAATAAGACTATCATAGTTCATAGGAATTTCGCTCTCAATATACTTAAAACGACCGCCACAGTCGATAAGGTCATTACCAGAACGAAGAGTTAGGACAGACATTTGGCCTGCTGCTTTTTGATGAGCATACCCGTAAACATCAGCCATACCGGTGATAATAGTGCGAGTGGATTGAGAAAGATTTGGTCTTACTGCCACAACCTCAGTGCCATCAGGACGAGTTACAGTTTGTTCTTTTTCATGTCCGATAAAGAAAACAGCATATCCAAGACGAGTTAAACCTCTAAAGACTTCATTAAATTCATCTTTAAACTTAGACCAGCCCTTACCATAACCAAGATCTCCAAGAGATTCAATTTGATTTTGATTACAAATATATTTCTCACAATACTTAGCAGCTTCGTCAATAGTATCTACAATAATAGCATTATACATTGCCTTTACTTCTGGACGCTTCAAATCACGATAGACTTGCTTCATTTCTGCCCAAGAAGTAATGTCCGCGGCCATAACACCGGGAAGGCAGTTATAACCTTGCTCAAAAGCTAAAAGCAAAGAATTCGGCATTTGAGTCGCCAAAGTAGTCTTACCTGTCTTGGGCTTGCCATAAATAAAAGTAATATAACCAGAAAGATCTTTACTTACCTTATGAGGTTGAATTTTAGTTAAATCAATAGCCATTATGTTATTTCTCCTTATTTGTTTTAATTATTATCTCTTTAAGTATTTCTTCTAAATTCAGTATATTACAAAAATCATCATATAAATTAACTTTAGCGCGATGACCTCTTATTGTGAGGTCATCGCTATTTAATGGCTAATTCATGATTAGAATTTAAAGCCTTCCGTAGCAGTTGATGCAACAGTAGTAGCAGTAGTGGCATTCTGCTTAGAAGCTTTATATTCATCTTGACGCTGCTTCAAAGTAGCAAGATAAGTCTCACGTGCGGCCATAGCTTCAGTAAGCTCTTTTGCAGTGATAGAACTTTCATCATCCCAAACATAAGGCTCCTTTGCGCCACCGGTAATGACAAAATCCTTACGAGTGCTCTGAACTTCACGAACATTATCGTCACCGAACGCAGACTCTTCACGAATCTCGCGCTTAATTACTTCAGATACCTGACGACCCCAAAGCTTTGTGAATACAGGCTCAGAAGGAGAAGCTCCAAGACCCTCATAATAAGCCATAGCTCCAGGATTAGTGGCTGTAAACTCAACAGGAAGTAAAGACTTGCGGAAATCAAAAATTGCTCCCTTAACAATTACCTTTTCAGGGATATTATGCTCTTCATCAGCATCAACATGAGTCACATTGGTGATAATCATATCACACTTAAAAGTATTGCGCTGCTTTTCATCATCAATAAGAGTGGTAGTAGTATGAACAAATCCGCCCTCATTGCGCTTAGTGCTTACAAGCTCTTCCTTGCCGTTACGATCAGAATAAAATTCATTAAGACCAATTGCGGAATCTACACGAAGCTTAGCAGCTTTATCTTCTCCATCAGCCATATAATTACCGATTGTACCATCAATAATATTCTGAAGAATACTATATGTAGCATTAGGAGTGCCCTTAGTAGTAGTTTGAGTTACATAAGTAAAATGAACCTGGACGATATTAGTAAGAGCATTATCAGTAGCAATACTAATAGTACCAGAAATAAAAGGAGTGCCGGGGTTCTTAGAATTTGGTCCGGTTACCTTATTTTCCAAAGCATGTTCGTACAAGATACCTTCAATATGAGTAGTATTTTCCATTACTTTCTTCATAAATAAATTTCTCCTTAATTAAATAAATTCAATAAATTAATATTTTTTCCTTTTTCTGTTAAAGTATAAATAATTGGATCTTGACTAACTTTTTCTACGAAACCATCAGATACTAATTTGCGCATGGAACCCGCAACTCCACGGCTAGACACACCGAGATATTCGGCAATTTCTCTTGATTTAACAAGAGGAATATCTTTATTATTATCTTGCATCCATTTAATAATGGCTTTTCCGCCCTCAGTAAATAGAGGCTTTTCAGTTTCTTCTTTAGCTTTTAACGCTTCCCAATAGATACTAGCATCTTCACTCATTACTACTGGATAGCGGTTTTCATTAGTGGCAACAATTAATTCTTCAACATAATCAATAAATGCTTGTTTCTTACTCATTTTAAAAAGTTTATAACCTTTCTTTATCTTATATAAATATTATATAATATTTATTTAGAAAAATCAAGTTATGATTAATTTACCAATAGTTCTTCCGCATAAGGAAGAGTTTCAATCCATTTACAGAACTCTCTCCATTCGGGAAGACGATGGTTTTTTCTCTAAATATATATGTTTCTTAAACATCTATAATTAGTAGTTAATCTTGCGGTAAGCAAAAATCCAGCAGGATTAGAGTATAGAATTTCAAGATATTTTTCTTTTCTAATCTCTTCTAACTGCTCAAGCATTTTAATTTTCTCATTTTTATTTTCAGTTTCACAATGCTTAATTCTATCAATAATACTTAAAAGTTCATTATAAATATCAACTTTCTCACGCATTATCTCAATGATTCTTGGATCAACATATTCATTATATTGTTCATTTAAATCAAATTTAGTAATGCAATGCATTGTGGATTGTGAAGATACAAATTCAAGGAATCTATATCTTTCTGCTTCGACCCAAGCCTTATTGGAAAAAGTTAAATCAAAATTAACTCTAATACCAGTTAAAAATTGTGCATGAGCCATATTACCACTTTTTGTGGCAGATACAAGATTCTAACATCTTGTCATATCTTTATCATTAATTGGGTGTTGCTCGGTATCCGTTCTCATTGGATATCCAGAAGCAACCATACTTTCTGGTAAGTCATAGACTCTTACATTACTGACGATTTTATTATTTTTCATAATCAATCCTCATTACTTAAAGTATATCCGCTTAGATTATGCCCAAGAGAACGAACAAAACAATCAAGTTCATCAATGAATACCATACTGCCTTTTGGATAATTCCCATTTATATAATCATAATATGAAATAAAATTAATTCCAATAATTCCATATCCTTCTGACTTAATTCTCATAGCATCAGGATTAGAACAAGCAATAATAGCATTTTTCTCTTTGGCTAACAGTATTAATCTACTCGTTTTTCCTGTTCCACGTTTATCAATTATTCTATACATTATTTTATACTATACCCAAATTCCTTAGCTTTAAAATAGTCTTGCCAATAATCTTCTCGCATGTCTAACTCTTCACGAGAACATTCTTCTATTACTTCAAAACTAAAATTTTCTACTCCAATAGCTAACATAGCAGGATAAAGTTTATTGCGCGTGGCAGGTTCTGCACCAATTCCGCGTTTAATATGTTGTTTCCAACGGTCAGCAATATTGCAAATTATTTTATAATTTTGACTATCTTTTACTGTTAAAATTTTAACAGGAAACCATTTCGGCATTTAAAGGACTTCATCTCTTAAAATCCTACTACGTATCAATAGTAGCCCTACTCCCCTGTCCAGAAGACCGAGGGGATAGTCGATACAGGTTCTTTGATTAACGTGCTGGATAATCATAATTTTTTATAAGATATGACTCTCCTTTATTAATTTTACTAACTGTATCACGATGTATATTATATTTAATACCAATATCAGACATTGATTTAGAACTATTTCTTAAATCTGATAAAATATTTTTTACTTCTTCAATAGTAAAATTCTGATTATTCCTAACATTTTTATTTCTAATAGGATAAATATAATTACCATTTTCTTTAAATAAAGTTCCTTGATTAATTGCTCTAATTACCTTTAAAGGGACTTTATACTTTTGAACTAAATCTGTTTCAATCTATAAATCCCAACGATACAATAAATCTTCCTTTAAATTTAATAATTCCTATTCATTAAGAAAATAATCTAAAATATTATCTTTTTTCGCAAAATCATGATTATTTTGTCTTAATGGATATGAAAGATTTGGATTAAAATATGTATTTCCTTGAGATATATTCAAAATAGTATTTTGACTAACTTGATATAAATTAGCAATATCTTTATAAGATAATTTAGTATTATTTATTAACAAATTTATAATTTCATTTAGTTGCTATTCATTGAATTTAGAATTACAATTTTCTATTCCTCGTTTGCCAGAAACATTTCCATTTTTTAATATATTATATCCTATTGTTTTATCTGTAGCATTATAAAAATTAATCCATTTATCTTCTATCTCATCAAGCTATAAAATATCAGAGACCTATTCTAATATTTCAATTGTAGCTTGGTGTTTTTTTAAAGCCTAATCACAAATTTGAATATTTTTATGATTATGTTCATTGGCTCTAGACTAAATATTTAAAGCCTAACCAATATAAATTTTACCATTATCATAATTAATTTTATAAATACCACAAATTTTTAAATTGTCATTAATGTTAGTAATCATTGTTGCTTCCACCGTCCTTCTATATATTTTTAATTTTTATGGAGGATGGATTAATCAAAGTTTCCCACGGGATTGATTAAAGTTAATTTTCCCCGTTAGCCGGCCATTTCCAAATTTTGGTAATTGACAGACCCCACTGATTAGTGGAAAAGTTTTTCACCGGCCAGTATTGACCGCTTGACCCACATAACACATTTGATTTTCTAAATTAGTAATTTTATAAATTCCTGTATGGATTCCTGAGCCAATTACTCGACCAATCAAATCTGTAGTTGGTTTTTCATAATAGCTTTTCCAAATTACTTTATTTAAAATATCTTTATCACGAAGTCTTGGTTCAATAGAACGAAGAAGACTAATTTCATCAATATCTATTTGAGGCAACTATAATTTATAGAAATCAGCTTGGTTTTTAATTTCTTCGGCACGCTTTGCAGCATCAACTGCGGCCGCGACTTCTCTACTATGTAATTGAATTTCTTCATCTAATTTATTTAATTCTTCTTTTTTAGAATCAATTAAATTAGATAATTCTAAAGAACAATCAACAAGAGTTGATTGATATTCATTTTCATATTCTTCTTTAGCTTTTGTATATTTAAATTCTTGTTTATTTAAATCATATTCAAGACGAACGCGAGCATTTTCCATTGATTGTTGATAAAAAATGTCCGCTGATTGTTTTGCTTGATTCTATAAAGAATTTAAGCTATTTTCAACTTCGTCTCTCTTGGACTAAAGAATATTTAGATTATTTTCTACTTCTTCTTTTCTAGAAGTAATACTTTTTACTGCCGTTGATAATATTGTATACTAATCATCTAAATCTGAATTTTTAGATTCAAGCTCTTTATTTTGTTTTACTATTTCTTCATTGAGCTTTTGGATGTTATTTAGTCGTGGACGTAAAATAAAATATATTAAAAATCCACCAACAATAAACGCCAGTATAGCAATTATTAAAGTAAGCATAAATACTTAAAAAAGAAGGGGCAGATATTAAATATCTACCCCTTAATAATCTATATTAATTACTCCGCGTCAGGAGCGTCGGGATCAAAGCTCATGCCAGCGGGAGTGAGAGAGAGGAACTTGACCTGCTTATGAGTGCCATCCTCAAGCTCAACCTCAGCGGGAGTGCGAAGACCGAGACCCTTGCGCTGAATAGCACTGGTAAAGATACCATCAACAGAACGCTTCTCGAGACCGAGAGCCTCAGCAACATCAGCAGCGGTAACTTCCTGACCGTTAACTTCCTTCAAATAATTAAGAACCTTCTTAGAATTTTCCTTCATAGCCATAATAATAATAATCTCCTTTAAATAATTAAATATTTTTTTTATTTTTTTCTTTTAACCTTTAGGTTATGTAAATATTATAGTAAAAAATTTTTTATTTGTCAAGAATTTTTCCAAGAATTTCTTGAACCATTTCATCAATGGTTGTAATATCATCAAGACTGTGAACGTGGCTCGAAAGTTCCATAATTTGATTCTGGGCTTTACGAACAGCTTGCGGGTCTTCACTTGTCTGAACGACTAATTCTGCATTAGCAATTTTTTTTGCGAGATTCTTGAGTTCTTTTGTTTTCATTTAAAAATTTTCTTCCTTAATTTTTACAAGTTTATTTTACAAAAAATTTTTTTATTTGTCAAAACATTCCGCCAAAGTGCAGTCGGTAATGTTCTTATCATCGCGGAATCCTTTAAAAAACCCATGTCTTAAAGTATGGTCTTTGCTATTAATCTCCATACATTGTATAGAAACTACTCGGTTAAGGTATTTTTTAGGTTCTTTAGCAAAAGCTTCTTTAAGTTCATCGGTTAATCCAGAGGATACCGTTCCAATTTCAATAAGATTTCCTTTATCATCATAGGCGCCTAACTTCATAGATGTCTTCCATCCATAATAATAGCCTTTGGTAATTGGTTGATAATATTTTTCATTATCTTCTAACAAATTACTTCCATTAGCAGGAGGATTCTTTAAATAATTTTTATAAAAATTCCCTTTTACTAATTGGGGTTTCGACCACCCTGCGAAACAATGATCTTCTTCAAAACAATTATAAAACATTGGTGTTTTTACTTCCCAATAAGGCCAAGTTGTAATTTCTTTACCATCATAATATTTAGTTGCTCCTTCAAATCCAATACAAATACAATCAACATAATCCATCTTTTTAATTTTAATAGAAGACCATGCTGGTCGTTTGTCCGGAACATATGGAGCATCTTTTTTCTTTAAAACCGCACCTTCTTCACCCGCGGCAAGGGCGGCCGCAGTAAACTCTTGAATATTATCAAGAACTGCACCTGCAAGTTCCATATAAGAATATTGACTTAAATTAAATTTATCCCAAATGGCTTTTAATACCTGATAACGTGTCCAAGCACCCTCATTTTGAATATTAATTCCATTATATTTAATAACATCATGTAAATAATAATGGATTAATCCACTGGACTGCTGACGTTTAATCGCTTCAGGTGCTAAACATCCCATAATTTTAGTCACATCTTTAGAAGTTTTACCTGGATAATAAATTTCACCTATTAAAATAGTGCCGGAAGGTAAATCTTTGAGTGCTTCATGAATATGAGGGACATTTGCTAACTTTTCAGTTAAAATACCAGTATTTGCACTTACATTACGACTAAATAAATAATCATAATGTTCTGTCTTTTCATACTGATACCAATATCCATCTTTTTTCAATTCAGCAAAATATTCACCGCCATTACAAACAACGGGGAAAAGACTCTCTTTACCATCGGGCAATTTCCAAATTTTCATCGCTTGGATACAATCTGCTTCTGGAGCATACTTATCAAGCAATTCTTTAGAGAAACTCATTGATTTATTTCCGTCCTATCTTTAAATATATTATAGAAAAATTTTTTAAAAAAATCAAGTAAAGGAGGATATAATCCTCCTTTATAAGATTTTATACCTTAGTTGCTGACTTAATCTTGCTAGACTTAATAATCTGATTACCAACAGAAATACGCCCAAGAGCAGGAATGTCTTTTGCGGAAACGCAAATAGATGCTTTATCCCCTGTAATAAGTAGATTATCTTCATCAGCAATTAACGCAGTTGCGGTCAATGGACCGGTAGACCCACTCGTTTTATATATATTAAGTCCTTTACCACCACGTTTTTGCAAAGTCAATTCATTTAAAGATAATTTCTTTCCTAAGCCATTTTCGCTAAATACTGCTATAGAATCAGTATCATGTCGAATTGGCATAGTAGAAATTACTTCATCACCTTCGTTAAGATTAATACCTTTAACTCCAGCGGTAGCGCGAGAGGTCGCGGTAATGTCTGTAGAATTAAATTTAATTCCCATGCCATTTTTAGTTGTTAATATAATAGGCTCATCTTTAATTAAACATACAGATGCTAAACTATCGCCTTCGCGCAAACTAATTGCGACAATACCAGTCTTTTTCTTCGTATTAATATACTCTTCCAAAGCAGTCTTCTTTACAAGTCCATTCTTAGTAGTAAACAATACATATTTGGCATCAGTATCTCTATAAATTGAATACATTGTCTCAGGATTTTCATCAGGAGCCATATTTACAAGACTCTTAATAGATTGGCCTTGTGAGCTATTCGTTCCTACTGGAATATTGTCAACTAAAAGTCGATACATTACACCTTTATTTGAGAAAATCATTAGAGAATCAATGGTATTAGTTCTTAAAACACAAGAGGTAATATCTTCTTGAGATTTAATACCTTTACCATTTTTCTTTTGCGTGCGATAAGAAGCAGTCGGGATACGCTTAATTGTTCCACCCTCAGTCATTACAACAACACACTTTTCAGGTTCAACATACTCAATTTCTTTATCTTCTTTTTCTACTGGAGCTTGAATGATTTTAGTAATACGCGCATCACCATAAGTATTTTTAATAGTAATGAAAATCTTTTCAAGTTCATCAGTGGGGTCTTTAAGAATTAAAGCTAAACGCTCACTCTCTTTAATTAAATTATCTCTTTCCTCTTGGATTTCAACTTTTTCTAAACGAGCTAATCTACTTAATTTAATATCAAGAATTGCTTTAGCTTGATCTTCATCTAATTTATATTGAGTCATTAAAGCTTGACGAGCAACAACCGCGCTCTCGCTCTTTTTAATAAGAGCAATTATATTATCAATATCTTCAAGTGCTTTAAGGATACCATTTAAAATATGAATACGAGCTTGTGCTTTATCATATTCATATTTTGTTTTTCTCAATATTACATCTTTTTGATGACTAATATAAATTTCAATAAGTTGTTTAAGATTTAAAAGTTTTGGTTTCTTATTAACAAGAGCAACCTGATTAAAACTATATGTTTCTTCAAGACGAGATAACTTATAAAGTTTAGAAATAATAGGCTGAGCACTAACACCCTTATCAAGTTCAATTACAAAACGCACTCCATCTTTAGTGCTTTCATCTCTAATAGCAACAATGCCATTTAATTTGCCCTCTTCACAAAGTTTATCAATATCTTCACAAAGAGTATCTTTTGAAACTTTATAAGGAATTGTAGTAAATACAATTAAATCATGTGTTTTTTCATGCTCAATTACATAATCAGCCCTCATACGAGCTCGACCTTTACCAGTTAAATAAGCAGTTTTTAATTCATCTTTATTGATAACAGTTCCACCAGTAGGAAAATCAGGGCCTTGGACAAATTGAAGCAAATCTTCAACTTTACACTCGCTATTACGCAAAGTGTAAATAATTGCATCCATAATTTCAATTAAATTATGTGGAGCAAAAGAACAAGCCATGGCAACTGCAATACCAGTAGTGCCATTTACAAGAAGGTGCGGAATTCGGCCCGGCAAATACACTGGTTCATTTTCAACATCAGTATAAGCTAATTGCCAATCGCAAGTATTCTTTTTAATGTCAGCAAGCATTTCTTCGCCAATTTTAGATAATTTACATTCAGTATAACGATAAGCTGCTGGTTCTCCACCATCACGACTACCATTATTGCCATGGAATGAAATTAACGGATAACGCATCGTCCAAGGTTGGCTTAAAAGACATAAAGCTCCATAGATAGAGCTATCACCATGAGGATGAAAACGACCCATTGCATCACCGACAGGCTGAGCGCACTTAACAAACTTTTTATTATTAAGATATCCTTTATCAAACATATCATAAAGAATACGTCTTGCAACTGGTTTTAATCCATCTTCCGCAGATGGAATTGCTCTATCAGTTATTACACTTAAAGAGTAATCCAGGAAGGATTGCTCCACTTCATTAACTATTGGAGTTTTTAGAATCTCTCCCATATTTTTTAAGGACCTCCTCAGCTGTAATTTTTCCAGTAGCGAGACCGTCTGCTAACTCATTCCACAAATGGCCATCATGCCCGGAAATTTTTCTCAAATCAATTTTGACTTCTTTCTCTGTTTCATAATAATCTTTAATTAAATCAAGATTTTCTGGAACTTTTTTATTGGATTTAATCCAATTATTACGCTCCCATCCATACATCCAATTGGTAAAAGTATTTACACAATAGGCTGAATCACTATATACAGTAGGGATATCATTAGTCCATTCTCCATTATCATGTTTACCATATTTTTTCAACACATGAAGAATAGCTTTAATTTCTTCTCTGTTATTTGTAGTATCTTCAAAAGCGTTTATTTGACAAGCATCAATTACAACACCATTCTCAGGATTGCTATCATATTCAACAACAACAAACCCATAACCACCGCTATTATTTTTTTGTCCGTTTTTGCGACATGAACCGTCAGTATAAATCGCAATCATATGATGGCCTCCCTAAAAATTCATTTTCTCCACAATCAATATGAAAAGAAGTATTAGTAAAAATAGTAATTTTATCAATAAAATAATCGTTAATAATATTTACTTTATTGTCTGGAAATAACTTTTGTAATTGCTCGTGGAGGTCTCTACAAGTAATTATATCAATATCTTTATTAACATGAGCTAAAATAACGTCATCTTTACGAATAGGAATTATTTCAATAGGCGTTCCTTTATAATTACTTACATATCCCTTATCAGTTTTATACATCAATATTGGCCCTTTCTGCGTTTAACTCAATGAAAGATTTACGAGGGCCGACTGATTCCCCCATCAAATCCATAAATGTTTTATTTACAAGATTCATATCATCCATTGTAATTTGTTTTAAGGTGCGAGTTTCTGGATTCATAACCAATTCCATCTCATGGGTGTCCATTTCGCCTACATGTTTCTCCAATATTACTATTGGCACTGACTAGTTCTTCGCTCCGGCTAACGTATTAACTGCCATCATCACGCCTACCTTTTTGAAAGTATGTATCAATAATACTTCCTACTCCCCGACAAAGGGGATAGTCGATACAGGATTAAACTACGATATTTTTCCAATTCTAATAACTCCATATATTTGTAAAAGAACCATATGTAAGTTTATTAGAATAATCTTTATAAACTTCTCTTATATTTTCTCCATTTTTACGACGCAATCTTATTTGATAAACATCTTGTTCGGTCATTTTAGAGCGTCCATTTTTACTTCCCTAATTAGAAGTATTATGTTTATGAAAATTTTTATTTTCAATTGTATATACTTCTGGCATAATATTTTTCCAAGTATCACCATTCCAAATTTTATGGAAGCCAGATTCACCAATTAAATTTTTATAATCTTCATAAACTTCATTTTTTCTTTCTTGATTATTATAACGAGTTCTAATATTAATAACATCTTGTTTAGTTAATTTATGACTCGGATGACTTTCTTCAGTATTAAATTGCCCTCCAGGAGTCATATTATACTAATCAGGATAAGTATTATAATATTTTATATAATACTATTCTCTATCATTAAGTTCTTCGATAGAACATTCTTCTAATATCTCAAAAGAAAAATTATTTATTCCATATTCTAATATATCTTTATATAACTTTTTATTTTTTTCTCTATACCAGTTATATGATTTTTTATGTTCTCTAAAACGCTATTCTATTTGTGTGCTTTGTCCTATATAAGATAAGTTATTTATTTTATTGGTTATTTTATAAATACCAATCATTTTAATTACCTCACTAATTATAAGTAAGATAATATCGTAGTTCTTCCCACGAGATTATCTCCACTAATATTTAACGCTCATTCATTTCAATTTTTCCTGAAATGTCCTAAATATTAGCAAGACTGCCTCGTTAGCCGCCAACTGGAAAATTTTACCAATTCGCGACCCCGCCGATCAGCGGAAAAGTAGGTAAGGGCCAGACTTCCTCGTACCCTTTCATACGTCCTAACTCAAAAGATCGGTTCATAGTTTTTCTGAATGTTTCAAGAGCAACGTCATCTTTAAGATATTTAATATTCGTGCCCCAAGTCGCTTTATAAAGAGGTGGAACCGCCGCGTAAATATAACCTTTTTTAATTAATTCAGGCGCAAACTTCCAAATAAATGTAAGAAACAAAATACGAATATGACTACCATCAACATCGGCATCCGCTGTAATAATAATCTTACCATAACGTAATTTGGATTCATCTACAATTACTTTACCATCTTTAACTTCAAGGCCAAAAGCATCAATCATCGCACTAATTTCTTTATTTCCTAACGCTTTGTGCAAATCTGTCTTTAAAGTATTAAGAATTTTACCTCTTACGGGTAAAACTGCTTGTGTATTGCGGTTGCGAGCTTCCTTAGTGGGGCCTTCTGCGGAACGACCTTCAACAATAAAAATTTCACATTCGCTCCTATTTTTACTATTGGCATCACTTAATGTGCCGGGTAAAATAGTTCTTTTCTTCGTATCAACTTTACGAACGGTTTCTTTAGCCTTTTTCGCTTTTTCACGGGCCGCACGCGCCAACATTGCCTTATCTACAATAGCTTTAGCATCTTTTGGATTATTGTCAAGCCAAACTTTTAAATCTTTTGATACAAGGCGTTGAACAATAGTTCTTGCTTCACTACTGGATAGAACATCTTTAGTTTGACCAGAGAAAACCGGGTCAGGCATAATAAATGAAAGAACAAGACTTAATCCTTCTTTGAGTTCTTCACCAGTGATATTAGCATCTTTCTCTTTTAAAAGACCTTTATCACGAGCGTATTCATTAATAGAAGTAGTAAGTGCTGTTCTAAAACCGGTTAGATGTGTTCCACCACTATTAGGAATTGAATTAGTATAAAGTTTATAAGTATCGCTATAGGTATCATTATACTCCATAGCAATTTTTACACCAATTCTATCTTCAATATTTTCAGTATAAAAAATTGAAGTAAGAGAAGTTTTATTGCTATTTAAATCTTTAATATAATCAAGAATACCATTTTTTGAAGTAATTTCTTCTTCTGGCTTATCAAGATAAGTAAAATGAAATACCATACCAGGAGAAAGATAAGCTAATTCTTGAATTTGTTTTCTTAAAGCATCATAATCAAGAAGAATACCTTCTTTAAAAATGCTTTCATCTGGTAAAAATTTAACCCAAGTTCCAGTCTCTTTACCGGCCCATTTTTCTTCTTGATAATCTTTTAATTTTCCTTTTTCAAAAGACGCAACAGCATGTTTACCATCGCGGAAAGATGCAACTTGAAAATAACGAGAAAGAGCGTTAGTGGCTTTAGCGCCAACGCCGTTCATACCGCCAGATGTATTATATCCAGTTTTTCCATTACTGTCAAATTTTGCACCGGTATGAAGTTTAGTATAAATATTTACCAATGTTTCACTACCGTCTTTAGCTTTTCCAAAAGGAACACCACGTCCATTGTCGCGGATTTCAACATAACCATCTTTAGATACTGAAATATCGCAACGAGTACAATGACCATTTAAATATTCATCAACTGCGTTTGAAATAATTTCAAGAGTAATATGTTTAACTCCATCAGGCCCAGTAGAACCGATGAACATACCAGGTCTAAGACGAATTGCTTCCATCCCTTCTAAAGTTTTTATATCTTTAATACCATAATCATCTTTTCCTCTTTTGAGGATAATTTCTTGACTCAATCTAAATACCTCCAAATATAATTTTTATGGGTATTTCTTTTACCTCTACAAACAGCGGATATAGTAGAAGAATTTCCTCCACAAAATTGTGCTGCTAATTGTAAACTATCGAATTCTTTTATAAGATTATTATTTTTATCAAATGCTCCTACTTTACGGCTTGTTTTTATTATTCTATTAGACTAAATTTGATTAGTCTTTTTTTCAGGTTCAATAATTTGATTTTCTTCATCTAAAAATCTAAATATTCTATTTCCTGTAGTTAGTCTAATCCCATTACATACATTACTAATTTTAAATCTATCTAAATTAGTCTATTCTCCCGCTTCAGCCAATGAATTCCAAATATTTAAAATATTTTTATCTTTATCAATTTCACAAACTTTTTTTCCATATTTTTTTCTTTTTGTATTACTCATTTTTGAAGCAATTTTAGGATCAAACATAGGACTTTCTGTATTATCAGTCTAATTATATCCTTTTGGAAAAATACAGTCTTCTTTAATAATATAATCATGCTCTATTTTAATCATATCTTCCCAATTTTTAGCATTACTAATAATTTCAAATGTAAAATTATCTATCCCGTATTCACGGAAATCTTGCATCAGTGGATAATTATAATGATGATCTTTCGGATTTTTAGAAGCTCCAATATGATGTCTCCAACGTCTATGCACATCAATCGAAGAACCAATATATATTTTATTATTTATTTTATTAGTAATTTTATAAATTTGATACATAGAAATTCACAACCTTTCTATTATATCTTAAAATTTATTTAGATATATTTTTTACATTCCTGCCCCATTCCTGGTCAACCGCACTCATATTCGTTATAAACAATTTTTTCAAAATCTTCTTTAGAGATTTCGGGCAAAGTATATAAATAACCATTAGCTTTATCATTATAATAAAATAAAAAACTATTATAATCATGATTTTCTAATGCTTTTTCGATACTATTAATTACTGTTGGAATATAATCTCTAGAAAGATGATCATACCAATAATAAACGATACCTTCAGTTGTCGTTGCCATTAGATTCCTCCTTAACTTTAGGAATAATTTGATTTAATTTATAATCATAAGCTAAATCATTATATAACTTTTTTAAATATTTCTTATTAAGTAATTCTTCAATAGGAGTTCCATTTTTCCACCTAAGAAAAATTACATTAACAAAAGATTTAACAACTGGGTGCATCAAAACTTCTTCGCGCTTTTTGAGCCACCAGTTTAATTCACTTTCTGCATTAAATTTATCTTTCATATATGCGGCTCCCGCACCCAAATAATCACAAAGAAGTTCAACGGTATCTTCATAGGGCATTAATAGTGCTTTTGGATGGCCTACTCCGCCATCTTTAATATCGTCAATCCAATACTCCCAATGATGAGTATTGTGGCCTTTATGATGTTGCCATGCTTTACTAAATCCATTAACATCTTTACAATTATCAATTGGAGAACGATTACCGGTCCAATAGTGAGCGGATTCAATGAATTCAATAGGAGTAAACTTGGATAAATCATGCTTAATACCGCGCCAAGGGATACCAGCCATTTTACAATATTTAAATACATACTTTTTATGTGTTAAAACAGTATTTAAATGATTAATATAATTACTCATATTTTTTTCTCCAATAACATATTTCTTTATTTTATAAATATATTATAACAAAAATATTTTGGAAAGTCAAAAAATCGTGGCTTAAAATGCCGATTTAAATAAAACTTGACAGAGATAAAAAATTTTTTGTATAATATATTTAAGAGAAGCGCCCAGAGATATAAATAAAAAAATTGGATAGTATATTTTATATACTATCCAATTTTATATTAAATACCATAATCAGTATTTATAGGATCACTATTATCGCTATAATCGTCTTCGGTATAATAACTCATAGAAGTAGTTTCAGTATTATCTACTGTTGGTGTATTATTTAATTCTTCTTTATAATTATTATAAGCTTCATCAAGCTCTTTCATAACTGACGCATATTTAACGCCATCTTTGGTATTTTCAGCCATTGATTTTTTATAATAGTATACTTGGCTCACGCCATATGCCGCCCAAGGAAGACTTGCGCTTGCGGTAAGCCAAGGTAAAGAACCCATATATCCATTATAAATACAATAAAATGCTAAAACAATATATGCTAATGTTGAAATCCAAATTAAGGCAGACTCTTGAATTAACAGAGTTTTAGAAAATTCTCTTTTTTGTTTCATATTACACCAACCCTTTATCTTTCATAATTCTATAAAGAACTACAATCATTTCTTCACGAGTCATAAATTTTTTATACATTTTACGATTTAAATTATCGCCTTTAATATATCCTTTACTTTCAGCCCAAGTTCTTTCCGTATCAGACCAAGAACTTGCATTTTTTTCGGCTTGTTGATTTAAATAAACTTCCATCATCTCATTAAATTTATCCTAAGTCATATCTTCATCCTCCTCATTAATATTTATATTATCACCAATTTTTTGTTTAAATAACTACCATTGGTAATCGCCACTTGTTCTATAATAGCTATTCATGTCAGTTCCGCATAATGGACGAGGGCATAATTTACCAGTCACATCATAGTGGCGAATAACGCGGTTCGCTGGTATATTGTATTTCTACATTAATTGCTTTACTAATTGTACCGTATTTTCTAATGCTCTTGGATCAAAATACCAATCAGTATCACTGGCTACAATATTAGATTTATTTATTTTACAGGGTCTTACTTCAATTCCAATAGAATTGGCATTTCTACATTCAGGATGCTTATATCCTTTTCTTGTGCCACAGTGCCAAGCAATATCTTCATCTTTAACGCTACGATAAATAATATCTTTTTCATCAACACAATAATGAGCTGATGATTTAGCGACAGGATTTTTAAAATAATTACTAATATTTTTTGCAGTCCCTAAAGAACCAAAATAATGTATTACAATATATTTTATTTTTCTATTATTACCTTTTTGATAATTAGATGTTGTTAAATTATCTACAATTTTCATATCTTCACCTTTTCCTATAAATTGATCATATATTTCAACTCCATAATATAATCTCTACTATTGGATTTTTAAACTCTAATCTTTTGGTCGTTCAAACTATGTTAAAACTATATTTGAAGCAGTCTATATATCTTTACAATTTATTAAAGTATTCCAAACGGTAGGATAATATGTAGAAAGTTGATAAATTAAAAATTCAAGTTGTGTATTTAAGTTTCCTATTGAAGTATTTTTCTTTTTTGTAAAATCATATAATTGTTTTTTAAGACTCCAATAGGTCCATTGAGCTAAACCATATCCAGCTTTATCATAAATGAAATTAGTATATTTACCATTATCTACTTGTTTTGTATACTATTCATCATTTAATCCAAGTGTCTTTTCAAAACTATTTTGAAGATTTTTTGGATTAAAATTTGATTCAGCTTTTAAGTTTCCCATTAGCCCGGCTGTTCCATAAGGATTTTTTATTTGTTTATATAAATAATTCCAAGCTATTTCAATATTAGTCATATTATCCTCCTTTCTATAAAATAAAAAAGAAAGAGAAGAAGTAAATCTTCTCTTTCTTATAATTACATATGTTCAGCTAATGCCGCAATTTTAGAACGATGAATTTGTTTTAATTCAATTTCGCCATATACATCTGATCCTCTAAATACTTTAGAAGCACGACGCATACCATTATTGGCTCCGGCAAAAGCGATATCATCAACTTGAGTTTTATCATCGCCATCAATGATACAAATACCATCTTCACCGATACGTTGTAAAGTCAATTTCATAAGCGAAATATCCATATTTTGTGCTTCAGAAATATAAATACCCGCTTTCATTCCAGTAGTATCATAACCGCGGATATCACTTAATGGTAAAAGAACTAATTGTTCATTTTCAATCATGCGCTCAACGGCTAAGCGACCACCAAATTTACTAATTAAAAGATTGCCGATTTGACTATCAAGTAATTTTTCATCTCTAGTGCCAGGATAAAAACCTAATTTTGCGGAATTTTTAGTGGCAATTGTATTACAAAATACAATGATTTTATCAATACGTCCACGTTCAAATTGATTCATCAAAAAGGCTAAACTTAAATAAGTTTTACCTGAACCCGCGGGGCCACGAACCATAGTAATAGTATTATTAATAAGACTATCTGCGAATAAAGTTTGATAAGGGTCATCTTTCATAGGTTTTACTTTTCCAAATTGAGTAGAATCAAAATTACCAAATGAAATAGGACGATAACCATCACCAGTATAACATACTTTATCAACGATATTATTATCTTTATCTTTTATAATTAAATATTCATTAATATGTAAATTATAAACATTTTCATATTGGTTAGAATAGAAATCAGCCATTTCCGCGTTTGACATTGTAATTTCTACATATCCCTTATATTCATCAATTAATTCTTCATCTATGCTTTGGATATGATCTTTGTCAAAGAAAAGATTTGCCATCGCTTTTAATGATAAATCATTAGTGATAAATATAGTATTTGGATGAGCTAATTTAAATTCAATTGCGGTAGATAAAATTTTACTATCATCAGTAATTGGAAGGTTAGAATCTTCAATTATTTTTAATCCGTCTAATTTAAATAGTTGGATAATATAATTATCAGGGTTTTTATTCAATTTATGTAATACTTTACGAGCTGAATATTTAACATCAGCATCTTTATTTGATGATGTTTTTATATTTTCTAATTCTTTTAAAGTAATAGAAGATATAACAGGTGTATATTCTTCCTCTTGGAGGAATGTATCAACCGCCATCAACAAACTACAAGTATCATAAAATTTATACATCTTCGTACTCATCATCTTCTTCCTCTTCTATGTTTGGTATAGCAAATCCGACTGCGTGAACTGAAGTTTTTGTATCGGTTGCTAATTTTTCGATTTGGGAATTATACTCTGCTATTTTTAGAGTTAATTTTCCCTTTACCAATTCGAGAAAAGTTGTCAATAAACTAACTAAACTATCTCCTATTGGGTATAAAAATGCGATAAATATTATTCCGAATATAAATGTTAAAATAAATATTCACCCTTTCATTAGGGATTTGAAGATTTTACCTCTTAACATTTATAAAAATTTATATGCTTTTATTTTTAATTCTTGGCCTCATTACGATGTTTACGAATACTCTGGTAAAATTTATCTTTTTCTTTTATGATATAATTTAATTCTTCTTTAGCATTTTTAATAGAATCATTTACATAACTAATATCTTCTTGTCTTTGGCGGATTTGTCGTTGAAGCATTTTATTTTCATAAGATTTAGGATTAAAATATTTGCTTCTATTCATTGAATAATATAATTGATTTAAAGCTCCAAGTTGAATTTTTAATTCTTTTTTATAGGCTTGTAAAACTTTAATATAAGCTCGTTTATAAGCAAAATTACATCCAGTTTTTTCATTTGCCATATCCATATCGTCAGGGTGGCATTTAGCAATACCATAAATAATATTACCATCTTTATCTTCAATTAAACAAGAAGCTTCGCCTGATTCAGGGTTATAACTAAATAAAGGTTCTTTTTTCAAAGTAGTAGAACTCCTTTCTATCTATTTCTATAAATATATTAACATAAAAATTATTAAAAAGCAAAAAAATAAAGGCGAAAGCATTATACTTTCGCCTTTATTTTAATTTAATAATTCATCTATCCATTCTTGCTTCATATTATTTGGAAATTCTTCGTCTATATTATGTTTTTTATAATATTTATTCCAAAATTCAATATTGGCAAGAGCGCGAGCTTTATGCATAGGACAAATATAAGTAACTCTTTTATTAAGAATTCCAGTATCTTGATAATTATATGCTTGACACCAAGCACAACCATTAGCAATAGGACATTCACGACATTCGTCAGAAGATTGAGTATAAGAATTAATTGCTTTTAATTCTTTTGTTAATTGTTTTTGTTTTTCTGTTGTTGCTATTTCATTTTTATTTACATTTCCTATAATAAGAGGTGGGACGGAATCGCCCAGAGCATCTTCCATATATCGTAAGCAGGGGTATAAATTACCAGTATAATTCATAGCAATCATACTTCCATTTCCGCCGCACCAATTCTATAGATCATCTTTATTAGTCCAATCTTTTGGTCTAAATAATTTCAAATCTGGATATTCAAAAAATGAAATATATACATCTTCTTCTAAATTATTATCAAGGAGATATTGTCCTAATTCTTGTAATTGTTTATAGTAAATTTTGGCGTGTTCTAAAGTCCAACCTTTTTCAAAAATTACATTCCCTAATATAGAAGTAAATCCTATGTCTAAAAGAGCTTTTACGGCATCATTTAAATACATAACATTATCAGGAGATAAAGTAATTTTTGAACAAGGATATTCTCCGGTTTTTTTACGCCAATCTTTTATTGCTTTTACAACAATATCATAACTACCTGACCCATCAGGGAATTTTCTACAAGCATCATGCAATTCTTTATTACCATCAATACTAATAGAAACAGATAGCCATTGCTTATATTTATCTAAAAATTTTTGTACTTTTGGATCAAAATATAATGTTCCATTAGTACAAATTAAAAATCTTGTAAAATAAATTAATGGACTGTTCATTTCAATTAATTTAGAAATTGTATAATCCATTACTTTATCTATTAAATCTAAATTTAAAAAAGGTTCTCCACCAATAAAATCAAAGACTAAACCTATAATATTATCTGGGTCAAAGTAATCATTTTTCTAAGGATTTACTATTAACATATCAATATATTTTTTAGCTGTTTCAAAATCCATTAAATGATTTTTTTTACAAGTTTGATAACAATAACTACATCTTAAATTACAAGCGTCAGTGACCTGTAAAGTTATATCAAAAACTTTATCGCTTTCATTTTTCCATAGTTCTGGATATAATCTTTGAATTGTATCACTATACTATTCGAATTTACGTCTCATTCAGCATTATCATTAATTGTTATTGTAATAATTTTTGCTTGGAAGTCAATACTCCAATAGGCATTATTACCATATTTTTCTAAATCATAATATTTTCCAACTTTATTTCTAATTTTATCATATTCAATAAATTTTTCAACGTATTCTTGATGATATCTTTTATAATTATCAGTATCCATATTATTAAATGAAGTGCTATTCATCATATAAGTAATAATACTTTGACGAGCAAGAAGATCTTGATAAGCTCGTTCTAATTTATCATTTAATTCTACATTATTAGCATTTACTGTAATTGTTTTCATTATTTTTCTCCTTTTTATCTTATAAATTAACTTTTTAAAATTTTAGAATATAAAGACTTTAAAGCAGTAATTGCTTTCTGCATTTCAGATTTAGTACAGACATTTCCATTATAAGAAGTGTTCTACATTTTAGAAATATTTGTGAATATTTCATTTTTTAAGTTTGTATTAACTTTACTGTTAGAAGAAACTTTTGTAGGTAAAGTACTATATCCACGCCTAGATAATTCTTTATTTAACATAGTATAAATATTTGCAATATCAGCAGCATATAAAACGATTCTTAAATTAATAGAATTATAAAGATTTACATTAGCTGAAGTGGTACATCCATTATCGCAGCCTCCCGTACAATTGCCAGTACAAGCAGAACAGTCATGCCTACAACTAGCACTACATCCAACACATCCGCCAGAACAGCTTCCACTACAATCGGTGCGACAACTAGCACTACATCCAACACATCCGCCAGAACAGCTTCCACTACAATCGATACTGCAAGAACCGCCACATCCAGAGCAACCTACATCACATCCGCCTGAACAACTATTACTACAAACTCCTCCGCATCCAGAGCAATTTCCATCACAGTCTCCTCTACAACTTCCTTGGCATTGGCTAGTGCCGCAAGTTTCACACATAGAACAATTACCGCCACAACCATGGTCACATCCATTACTACAGCTTATAAAGCAAGTTCCGACACAACCCTATGTAGTACAATTAGCCATATGTTATGTCCTCCTTACATTAAATTTTTTACAATATTTTCTAATTCATCTAATTTGTTAAATAATTGATATTTAATAAATATGCTACTTAATAAAGAATAATATCTTAAAGAATTATTTTCTTTTATTTTATAATTCTTAAAGAATTCTATATTATTTTCTTTTGTGTCTGAATCTAACTTTACTTCTAAAAATAGATAATCAATAGCAGTTAAAACTTGAGTATTATTTTTTAGATAACTAATTTTATTAATGAAATCTTGTAATTTGTCAATCTATTCTAAATTTCTAAGATTTTCAAAATTTTGAATATTATAAAAAATTATTGCAATAGTTTCTTGATATTCGATATCAGAAATTTCATTTAACTATAAAATCAATTCATTGTCATCAAATAAAATACCATTTTCTAACTCTTTAGAAACTTTAATTTTTAAAAGTAAAACATCTTTTTCGGATAGAGACATTTTATTCATCCTTTCTTTAATATAAATTATAGCAAAATTTTTTTGATTTTGCAAATTTTATTTACCTAATTTATTTATAAATACTGGGTTTATTTTTAATGAAAAATGACCATTTAACATTTTATTAAAAAAATTTCTATGGGCGTGAGTGATTGGAACTACGGCCGATCGCGTTGATCAGGGATAAAAAAATAGACACTATGAAATAAATCATAGTGTCTATTTAAATTACTTATTCAATGCTTTTGTAAGCATCTCTTTAATGTCGATGCCATTTTCAGACATTGCTTCGATGACCTGGTTTGCGGAACCCATAACATCCTTTACAAGACGAGCAGAGTTTCCATCACCATACTGGACGATCTTATCCACATTGGTAAGAGGGGCGGCCGCGTTTGCCACGATTTGAGGCATTGCATTAAAATACATTTCAATGATAGAGGCTTCACCCATCTTCTTCTGTGCTTCTGCTTTCTTGTCGATTGCTGTAGCTTCAGCTTCACCAACGGCCGCAATACCAGCAGCTTTCTGCTCGGCTGCGAACTTTTCCGCTTCAGCGCGAGCACGCATAGCTTTTGCTTCCTGCTCGATCTCATAAGCCTTAGCTTCAGCATCCTTCTGACGACGAATCAGGTCTGCTTCAGCAGCTTTTTCCGCAGCATACTTATCAGCATCAGCCTGCTTACGAACCAATGCAGTCAGTTCGTATTCCTTAAGCTCGATTTCCTTCTGCTTCAATTCAGCTTCACGCTCAGCCTTTGCGATATTCGCATTAGTTGCGGCAACATCCTTGAGCTTACGCTGATTTTCAGACTCAATGCCGGCGGCTGCCTCTGCCTGAGCTTTCTTAGTATCAGCTTCCTGCTTCAACTGAGCCTGCTTGATAGCAAGATCGTTATTGCGGATTGCGATTTCCTCAGCGGCCTTAACCTTAGCGTCATTAGACTGCTTAGCATTTTCCGCACGAGCGACCTCAATCTCACGTTCCGCATTGGACTTAGCGATCGCCGCGTTCTTGCTAATCTGAGCAACATTATCAATACCGAGGTTAGTGATAACATCATTATCATCAGAGAAGTTCTGAACGTTAAAGGTAATCAACTCAAGACCATAACGTGCCAGATCAGGAACTGCGTTCTCCTGAACTTTCTCGCTAAACAGCTTACGATCGCTAACCATATCAGTCAACTTCATCTGACCGACGATCTCACGAATATTGCCCTCAAGAAGGTCGTTAATTTTACGAGAAATTTCATCACAACCTACATTAAGGAAGTTCTGAGCGGCGAGCGCAATCATTTCAGGATCTCTACCTACACGAACGGAAACGGTAGAATCAACACGAACGTTAATGTATTCGGCAGTAGGAACCGCAGATCCAGTCTTTACATCAATTTGAATAGCTCCGAGAGCAAGCTTATCCAAACGTTCGAAGAAAGGAATCTTCAAGCCAGCTTTACCAACAAGAATTCGAGGTTTCTTATGGACACCACTGATGATATAAGCCATATCAGGCGGAGCTTTTACATAACCATTGAGGAAAATGAAAACTACCAGTAGCGCAATAAGAACTACAGGAATTGCCGGAAGGATAAATGAAATAATAGCGGGCATAAATAATTCTCCTTATTTATTTAATTTTAAATTTTATACTTATATTTGAATAATGCTTCAATAGCATCATCAATCGAATTATAGTATCCATTATGTTCAAATTCTCCATCTTCATCCCATAAGAAAGAGATTTCTACACCTAATGGACCTTGTTCCAATTTTTCTTTTACTTCTTTGTAAATTGCTTCTTCCATTTGTCTTGTTATTAATTTTTCCCAATCTTCATAGGACATTTTTCCAGTAATGAGTTTTTTTGTTAAATCATTACCTTTATAATCATAAAGTGCCATTTAGTTTTCCTTATTCATCAAGAAATGCTTTACATTCCTCAACTTTGGCTTTCATAGCATCAATGATTACATCAAGATTAATGGGGTAGCCATGGTGAGAATCAACACCTACATGATACATATAAGGTCGATCTTCAAAGAAATTAGTGGTTTGATGAGTATGACCGTAAAGATTCAAAGTCATTTGATGAAGATTTTCTCTTTCAAGATTACCAGTCATACAAGGGAAATGGGTCATAAAGAAATGGTATTTACGATAATTTAGCATAATCGCCCAATCCATTTCAACAACATTAGGCAAATCCGCATAAAGCTTCTGCCGAGTTGCTGTATCATGGTTGCCAAATACAATATGAAATTTGCCCTTAAGACGTTTAACATATTCAATATTAGAAGGCTCTCCAAGCATTAGATCACCAAGAATATAAACGTCATCTTCATCAGAAATGATGCTATTCCATTTCTCGACGTAATCTTCATTCATTTCTTTAATTGAAGAATAACCACGAGCTTTCCAAATAAATTCACGGTCATGGCTAACCAAAGTGCATATCACTTGTTAAAAAGATAGCACCCATATTTTAATCACCTATCCTTTCCCATTTTCGTCCACCAACTTTGCTATATCTACTTGATCCAGCGAGACATTTACTTAAACTACTTCGATCTACTTTTTCTTTTCGAGCAGCTTCGCTAATACTATCATAGTAAACAATATCATTTGGGTTATTTATATTAATTCCTTTTATTTTGGTACGTCTTTTTCGAGTTTTTGCTTTTGGAATTATAACATTATTATTTTCATCCAATGATCGAAAAATTAAATTATTACAACTATGAGCTTCTCCATCACATATTTTTTTTATTGTCGTAGCTCTTTTATCGCCATCCCACCCTTGAGCTCTTGCAGCTTCATGATAAGAACTATAAATAGAAATAATTTCATTCTATTCATTTACTAAAGCACATTTTTTACTAATTTTTTTTATATGCTTTTGAGTATTCTCAAGAGTGATAATATTAGATTTAGTATTTTCAGTCTAATTATATCCATTAGGACATAAAGAATTATATTTTAAAATCATTTGATGCTCATAAGTTTCCATCGAATTAACATCATTAAAATCATTTCTTAAAATTTCAAAAGTAAAATTTTCTACTCCATATTTTCTAATAGCACACTATAAAGGATAAAAATAATTTGAATTATTTAGATTAAAAGCATTATTAATGTGCTATTTCCATCTAGTTTCAACACGAGTACTTGAGCCTATATAAGATTTTTTATTAATCTAATTAGTAATTTTATATACAACATTCATTTATTAATCACTCCTTCATATATTAATGAGAAAATAATTAATAAAATTAACACTTCTTGACCCACAATTTAGACATGAGATTGCCATGTATGAATCACTTCTCCTTTTTCGTTAACCTCTTGAATAAGGTTATATTTAATATATTCTTTAAAAGTGGGAGGAGTAAAAGAATTTGCCATACTCCGAATTACTTCTTCTGGAACTTGCGCTCGACCATCACGCTGTTTATTGCGCTCAATGCAAACTTCAACAGGAACATTAAAATAAATAACATTCACATTAAGATTTGCATATCCTTTTGCGTTAATTGCTTTAAGAAGTTTCTTGCGGGAGCCGGGTCCAAGATGCGTGGCATCCGCATACACATCATCATAGTCTCTTAAAGAAAGGGTGATTGCTTCAACAAAAGCATGCCATACACTTTCTTCTTTGGCGAAATAGCTTTCATCATCATTTAACATTTGAAAACGAAGAGCATCACGAGAAACAACACAACCACATTGAGGCCAACGATTTTTAAGGAACGTGCTTTTGCCCGATGCTGGCACTCCGGACATAATCCAAAGATTCTTTTGCTTCATCTTTATACACTCCATTCTCAAAATTTTCTTTAAATTCTTCTACTTCTTCTGGAGTTCTACACTCAATATGATTTACTTCTTCTTTACAGTAAATACAATATAACTTTTTACGATGAAATTTACCATGTTGAAAACTTACTCGACGAGATAAAGGAATTCCTTTTCGTCCACAATTCATACAATAAAAATCATGGTTTTCATAAGATGCCATTTGAATTACTCCTTTGAGCGAGAAGGAACCGCGATATTAATAAAAATCTTAATGACAAACATTTGCCAATAAGTAATGCTTGGAAAGCAAAACCAAGGAATAAGAGCGGTATTCCAAATAAATAACATAATAGCTACTTCAATAAACATAAGAGCTACACCCGCGATTGCCATAGAAATATCATCATAATCGTCCATTTTTTATCAATTCCTTTCTTAACTTTCTATAAATATTATAACTTATTTTTTATAAAAATCAATAAAGAATTTATACTTCCTTTAAACGATTTTCACATTCCTCAGCATCATACTCAATAGTTAAATTTGTAGCATCAAGATAGCCACTATCATAATAAAGTATATCATGTTTAACAGTAGCATTTTCATAAATTTCTGCTTCACCAGTATCTTTTACAATTTCAAAAAGATCGCATAAAAATCTACAAGCAGATTCAATAGTGTCAAATTCAAGAGCTTTATCATCCCAACAGAGTGGATTAACACCCTCTTTTGTTTCATAAATATGATATTTCATACCTCTAACCATTATTTTTCTCCTTACATAGTAAATTCAATAGTCTCGAATGTATCAAGGTCAATAAGACAAGTTTTTCCAGTAGCAAAGGAACCATTATCAATATCGCACTTATGTCCATCGCAATACCAAAAATGATTCATATTTTCCAAATCAAAATCTTTATAGCTTTTACCTACTGCAATATAAGGATCATAATTAGGCATCAGCAGAAAAGGTGTATGGCCATGAATACAGAAAGTGCGGTTCGCGGGCGAACCTTCGGGCCACGGGTCATAGAAATGATCTCGGCTCCAAATTAAATTATAAGAATTAGGGCTATCGCCAAGAGTATAGCCGGCATGAGAAAGAAGAATAATTTGATTATTCTTATTCACATAGGTTTCTTGCAGAGGAAGTTTAGCAAGTTCACGATACCAACCAGGATTGGCACGTTCTCTAATTTGCCAATCTTCAAATGTTTTTGCTCCATTGTTATTACAAAGAAGAGCATATGCTTGACTAAAATTTTCATCTTTAAGATAATCTTTCATAGCTTCAAATAACATATCTTCATGATTACCTTTAAGATAAATAACTCTTTTATCAGCAATGGCATCTTTAATAATTTCCCAACCGTCATTTCCGCGGTCCGCGCAATCACCCAGACAATAAAGAATGTCGTTAGAATCAAGGTATTTCATAATTTGATCCCAAAGAGGCTTCATGCCATGAATATCACTAACCGCATAGGTTTTATTCATAAAATATCAATCCTTTCTTAATTTATATATATATTATAATATATTTTTATAAAAAAATCAAGAGTGAGAAATTATCCCACTCTTGTAAGTTTCATAAATAGATTGCAAATATTTAGTCCTAAGCAACTTGCTAAAATCCAAATATTCCAATATAACATTTTGTCAGTGTCTTTATACTTTTTAATAAAAGTGCATTGAATCCCCTGGATAAAACAAAAACACCAAATGGCAAAACAAGCCCAAAACAAAGCTAAAAACAAATAATACATTTAATTTCCCTCTTTTAATTCTTTTCTTACTCGCATTAGAATTTTTCCAAGTTTATTATGTGCCATTTTATCTTGACATTTAATACAATGGCAGACACCCCAAGTGTTATCACACCAAGTATTTCCTTCTTCAAGCCAAGCTTCTCCGGTTTTTTCAAGGGCAGCCCGCAGAGTTGGGTTTTGTGTAAATTTAGCTTTTACGCCTTTATACATAACATCTTCTTTAATGTCTTCCCAGTCTTTACGAATTACACAATGTCTTCCTAATCTCTTGGATTTGCCAGGAGTAGGAGCCAATCTAATTTCTTCTGCATCCCCGGGGTTCGCTGCTTTCATTGCCTGAAAATAGTTTTCTACCGTGAGATATCTTTTTCCTTCTATTGTAATTGGAGAGTAAAAAAAGTTGCTTAAAAAAGCAAAATCTTCTTCAAATTTATCAATCATTTAAATTTCCTCAAAGTTCTGAAGATCTAATTCGGCTAAATCTTCAAAATCAAAATCTTCATTGTCATCAATATTGACACCATACATTTCAGCGCCTTCTTTAAGATACTGTCTTCGGCCTTCCATATACCATGTCCAGTTATCAACGCCATCTCCTTCAAGAACATTAAGCTCATTTTCAGCTTTAAGAAGCTCAAGAAGTCTTTCCTTAGAAATAATATAATTCATAATAATATCACCTTTCTTATTATATAAATATTATATAATAATTTTTTAAAAAAATCAAAAAGAAGATAAGAATTACTTCTTATCTTCTTTTTCTTGAATAAAAGTTTTAATTGGTTCGCTTACAAAACAACAAATATCACACGCGACTTTTACTGACTCTTCTGGATCGTGTTTCAAGTATAGTGCGGTTGTTGCATAAGGAGCACCCGCTCCAATAGCAAAATAGTCTTTAATCTCTCTTACCATAAACTTACAAATATGGAAAAGATGTTCTTTATAGGCAATAAGAAATTCATTTTTTAGAAATCCATCACCGATAAGAGTATTTTTCCATTTCGAAAATTCAATAATGTAATTAAGAATTTCTCGTTCATTAGCTTCAACTGGTTGATGATTCTCCATATAAAGCCACATTAAGCTTTGTTCATCACCATAACCAACTCCGCCAAGAATCATATCGTTAATTTTAGCAATTTTAGCAAAATTAACATTAGGTTCCTTCTCATAGCCATTAGTAAGAATACTATCAGCACTCATTACAATTCTATCATCATAAACTTTAGCTGCGACAACGCTCATTTCAATCCTCCAACTGACAGATATAAACATCTTCATGATGGAGAATTTTTCTAATCATTAATTGAATAATATCTCAGTCTCCTCCACCAAGACCACACCCAATTTTATAAGGAAAAGCAATCGGAATATAGCCAGGGACTAATTTATTTAAATTTTCTAAACAGTTAGCAAATGCTTCATAATTAGTATATCTGCGCGGGCCATATCCATAATCATATTGGGCGAATAAACTTGCTACTCTATGACCATCTACGGTAGTAGTGCAAGCAACCGCGCCAAGCAAAATATCATCAGGTGGATTTTCTAATCCTGCGACTTGCGCTTCCGCGTTTTCAATAGTTTTTTTATAATCTACATAGACTTCAGGCCAACGAATACGAATTTGTTTGGCAAGACCCGCGCCCATAACGCCTTGGCAATTTACCTGATGACAAATTACAATTTTAGGGGATAAGTCTAATAGACTTTTATTTTTATAATAGGTAAGATTTTTAACCACTAATTTTATCTCCGTTATAGTAGAAATTACAAAATCTTGAATCGCCACCGCAAGAGCAAATTTCGCGCTCCTTAGTGCCCCAACATTCTGCGGTGTTATCATCTCTTAAATGATAACATTCACATTTCTTAATTATTTTACTAATTGGAACATCTTTACTTTTGGATTCTTCTTTCTTTTCATAATGACCCGGAATCCAAATAAGATTTTCACCATTAACTTCTTCCCAAGCATCAGCCATCTGTTGGACACATTCAAGGCAATACTGCCAATAAGAATAACATTGATCTCGTGTTAAATCTTCGCTTACTTTATCCCAAAGAGCGATAGGAATTCGTTCTCTAATTTCATATGTATTATTTTTAGCTTGATTTACAGCTTCATCAGTCATAGATAATCCTCCAAGACATATTCAATTTGGTCTAATGTTCCAGTCATTTTAAGAATTGCTATAACTCTTAAAATAGTAAGAGCATCAAGAATGTCATCATAAAGGCAGATAGGGGCTTCCCACTCATTGGCGGAAGCCCACTCTGCATCTAACGATAAATGCTCCATTAATTCATCAAGTTTCGTCATTTTGCACCTCTTCGGCCTCTTCCATATCGGGCGCGGTCTCTTCTGCTTTTACCAAGCCTTCAAGACACTTAAAGGCAAAATTCTTATGCTTATAAGCACAGAACTTCGGACGATTAAGAATACGAATTACAACGCCTTCACGAACATGAGTCTTACCAATCGGGTCAGGACCATCATAATACTGCTCAGCGATATTCTTAATCCACTCACCTGCGGAAATGGTATTATCATAAGTAGCTCCAGGATGTTCGGGGATAAAACCTTTCCACAGGACAGGGACACATTTACAACCCATCTGCTCACAACGATAACGCATGAAATCAGGAGTATATTCAACAACATCTCCATCTTCATTAGTCATAGTCATACGATAGACATAGAAGTCAGACTTGGGAAGTTCATCATAGCTACCATCACCATAGGTATAATAACCAGTGCAAGAACAACCATAAGAGAAGGTAGTAGTTTCGCCATACTTCTTAAGAAAATCCTTATCATTCAGCTTCCTATTGGAAGCAGAGGACATAATAGGCCTACCCTCATCGGTAAAACCGACAACCTCATAATAAACTTCTTCGCCCTTATGGAGCTTACCCTCAAAGAAATCTGCGTGCTTCTTACGGAACATATTAGAACCATAGAAGCCACCCTCCCAGTCATTCAGCACAGTGCGACGAGTGCCAGATACATATCCATATTCATAAATGGGAGTGCCATCACGACGCATAATTCTATCCAAAAGAGTTCTCTTATAACCCTTAAGCATAGGAAGATAACCGGTGCGCTGAGAAGTGCCATGCATCTTTAGAGTAATCTCAATAAGGTCATTCGGCTTAAAGGCATCAAGGTTATAAGCCAACTGCTCCGTATCAGCATGCTCGATAAACAGAGGGGCAATAGGAGCTTTCTTCTTGCGCACTCGATTTCCTTCACTCACATTACCCTGACGATTCTGACGTACAGGAATATATTTCTTACAAATCTCATGCCCATTCAAAGTAGTGAATGCGAGACCCTCGGTCAACTCATTAAGAAGGATTCCAGTATAAGAAACGCAATTAAGATGGAGGAACAGACCATCGCTTTTCTCTCCCCGCAGACGAATAGTAGTAATATTGCGCTTCATGGGGTCCATATAACCACCAATGCTCTTACCATTTTCATCTTTCTTGCGCAAAAGGTTATTATATTCAGCAAATTCAGGACTTACCTGGCCGTCCGTAGGAAAATAAATACCGAGTTCATCAACCTCATAAGAAGTATCAACACACACAGTATTACCGAAACATTCACCCAACATCAACTTATCAGCGTTATTATGTTTTCTTAAATTTTTAATTCTACAAACATATGCATTATAGGACATAATTAATCAATCCTTTCTTTAACTCTTTTTTCCTCTTCCAATTCCCAGTTTTGAGTGGCATAACCATACTCAAAATCTACGGGGTCATCAACTTCATACCCCTGCTCCCGCATTTTTGATGTTGCTTTATACATCATTCGACCAAGACTTTTAGATTTACCCTTTTGGACCAAACCAAAATCAATAAGATCGCTAATTAAACGACTAATTTTCTGATTAGACAATGGACGCAAAATCATATCATTCATGCGGATTTCATCAAGAGTCATAGAATCATCTGTATTATTTAATACATCTAAAATTCTAAACTTATAATCCGCATTAACTTCTGGACGAGTGGTTGTTTTAGACCTTCCTGGCATAATTTTTTCTTCCTTTCTTAACTTTCTATAAATATTATATTATATTTTTTATATAAAATCAATAAAGTTAAAAGCAACCAGTTTTTTTGTATTTGAAATTAGTTTTTGTATCCAAATGAGTTATTAAAAGAATATCTCCTTGTTTTTGATAAACAACTCGATAATGGCCTAATCGTCTGCGATAAGTATTTGATTGGTCGCGTTTCTTATCAACATTTTTAACCTTTTCATCTACTTCTGGTGATAAGGTTAAAAATGTTCTTTCTAAATTTCTTTTAATTTTTTCATTGGCTTTATCATAAAACTTTTTAGCCGATTTTGACAATATAATTGAATAACACATTTCTACATTTTATTCTAAATTCCGAGGGATATGTTTTAGAGTTCTATCCCAAATACTTGTTAATTCTTCAATATCATAAAAATATTGTTCTACCCCTTCATCTTCAGTGCGGTCCGCATGATAATGACCGAAACACCAAACAGTAAAATCAATTTGATCTTTTAGTTTATCAAGCCAATTTTCCATAGATTTATCAACAGCAGATTGGTCGATCCCACTAATAAAAAGATCAGTAGGTTCCCAACAGCGAGGACAAGTATGAGTAAGAACAAAAGAAAAATAATTATTTTTTACTTTCTTAGTAATATAATTCATTTCATCGGGAAATAATTGCTCTTCCGCAAACCATCCACACCAACCATTAGATTGACGAAAATTTTGAAGACGATACCACTTATCGACAGAATAGGCTCCGCCGATACAGAGAGTGGTAAAAATGCCAAAATCATAAACATTTCCATCCATGAGATAACGGATATTGCTAAACATGGATTCTACATATACTTCACCATGAATGTCATGATCTACCATAATAGTCATTCCAGAAATATTCTCAGGACGCTCTTCATGATTTCCACGAAGACAGTAAACAATATACCCCATGTCATTTACTTGCTTTTTATTCTTATAGTCAGATTCATTAAGATAAAAATTAAATCCGGCATCACCAAGAATAATTAGCGCGGTTTCCGCGGGTTCAAGATCGGGATACTTAGACTTTAAAGTTTCTAAACGCTCGACTACCCGTCCATGACAATCTCCGCTAAGAAAATACTTTTTAATCAATTCCACTCTCTCCCTTCTTCTTTAAGAGTAATCATATCATCGCATTTAGGGCACATAATATATCTTGTAATAATTGTCATTTTCATAACATAATCATCACAAGAAACTGATTTAATATCTTCGCTATCAAAAATGAGCTTAGCCCCACAAGTGGGACAAGTGCATTTATATTTAGGAGTTTCAATAATTTCAATCATAATTAGCTTTCTTTCAATTCTAAAATAAGAGACTGCTTAATTGCTTCATATTGAACTTCATCAAGCATTGCCTCCACTTCTGGGTCAGGCTTATTTTCTACTTTACTACAAAAATTATCAGAAATTCTAATGATATTATCCATTGCAGTATTTGCGATAACGCGTGCCATCTCAAGATCGTAATATCCTCTTTTTACATCAATAAGATACTCAATACGATGAGGATGAAGACAATCTTCATAAGGTTCACCATCAATATAACGACCAAGGTATTCTTCTACTCTAAGTAGATGATGAAGCTGTTTGGGATCGTATCCAAATTTAGTAAGTACATCAACTTTGCTGGGATATTCATGCTCCATAGCATGATATTTCTCCATAGCAATACCTTTCATAGATTTGACGGCTTGGTAAGGATTATAATGAGTGATTGCTTCTCTATTTTCTACAAGTTTATTCCAATAGGGACGATAAGTAGAATTTACAATTTGAAATGGCATAAAAAGAATTTCAAGAAAGTTTAGATTTTGCTTTTTAAATGTTCCAATATATAGTCTAAAATCCTTGAAATCAATGTGCTCTTCATTAGCACGAACATGGGTTGTGCTTACTGGCTTTTTATTAAAAGCAATTTCATCAAGAGTAGGAAGAACAATAAGCTTAGTATCTACATCACTCTTCTCGTAGTCTAAGCCATAATTTTGGCTACCTTGAAGAAAAAGACCTAAGATACGAGATACATCAAAATATTCAAGAGATTCTTCCCAATGTTCATTTAATCTTTTAGCAATATTCTCTTCTCTATTCATTTATATCCCTCCTTAGTATAAATCTTCGCTATATAATTCCAATTCACATTTTTCACGTTTTAGCTGTCGAGTTGTAGCACTTAATTGTCCGCAATTAATAGCAATTTCAAATGCTTCTTTTCTATCATAAAAATGCCCATTTTGATCAAGAAAACCTTCAACAACTCCACTAAATCTTTTAGGGATACCAGCATCTTTCATTGCGGAGTAAATAGAACCATGTCGAATTCCACCAAAAATAGCTCCAGTTTCTTTATCTTTAATTGCCGCGCAAATAATCATTTTCTAAATCCCTTTCAAAGTATTTACAATTTTTACAAATATATTGATGAGGTAATTTAATATTATCTCCAGGATTATATGAACAATAAAATTCATAAATAGGATGGTCAAATACATCGCCGTGCCAAGGAGTTTTATCTACCTTAATCAAATGAATACAACTCATAATATTACCTTTTTTCAAACCACCAATTAGCTCCATTTTTATCAAAAACAAGAACTAAAGGAGTAAAAGTTCCATCTTCATTTTTAAGAATAATATGAGATTCTCTCGTTTTGAATAATGGCTGTCGTCCTAATCTATCACATAATTGTGCCCAAGTTTTAATCATTAAATCAGCCTCCAATTATTATGCTCAATGATTGCTTTCATATTCATACGGCCAACGGGATTTTGAGTATGTAAACCAAAGAGATAAGTAGTATCGGGAATTTTAAATTCTTCAAGCCATTTTAAAATCTCAATGTAGTCTCCACCATCTTCAAAGTAATCTCCTGCATCATGGTCGAGATTGATATAAATACATTCATCGGTCATATTGCGCTCATAGCAATTTATGACGGCTTTGGCTTCTTTGACGCTTTTAGCCCAAATCCAATGATCGGAAGGTGGAGTCCGCATGTCATCTACCCATAAATACATAGTAATCACGCTCCTTCATAAGATTTACATCTTTTATTCCAACAAGTATCACATTGGCTCTTTTTTCTTTTATGATTTTTAGGGTCAATAATTGATAAAATTGTATTTAAAGTATTAGGACAAACACCCATATAAAGACATTTATCTTCAACCGCGTCCGCAATTTCAGCTCTTAAATCTTGTTCTTCTTTTGGATTCATAGCATCTCAATTCTTTCTAAAAACATTTCTCTTTCAAGATCATCTAAAGGGCAATCTTTGTTTTCAAAATAAGACTTTAAGAAATGTATTTGTTCTATAGTTGGTCCTTTAGATACATTATAATAAACATGATAATCATGATCGAGGATTGATCCACGAGTAATATGTATCCATTGATTTTCAATTAATACCTCGTCAGGATTAAAACCTGTATAATTAAATACATATTTATCAACAAGTCTGAAAACAACTGTGATATGTTCGTAGGTATTACATTTAATCATTTCTCCTGTTGGAGATAACCACCCAATAGGCATTTCAATCATAATTATTCTCCAAAATTTGTTAATTCTTCATAATGATCAGGATACTCTTTTAAATGAGGATAAATAGGATTACCATAACAAGTAATACAAGGCCACTTTGCGCGGATAAAGCCGAAAGAATCACTATGGCGACAAGTTTTACATCTTTTTTTACAAGCGTTTTTTAAATCATCAAATGAGTCATTAACCAATTCCCAAAGATCAGTTATTTCTTCATTAGTCATGATTAATAGCTCCTCTCCCAAATAATAACTGTTTCTCCACAGGCAGGACACTTGATATATTTAGCCCAGTAGCCATGATCATTGTCCCAAGGGCAAATATCCTCTATGCTCCGAATGTCGCTATTTAAAAATCGTAATTGTGATTTACATTTAGAACACATAATTTCTTTTTGAACTTCTGGGCCATATTTAATTACTTCAACCATTACTCAATCACCCAATAAACAGTTTTTCCATTTCCACAATTAGATTTACCAACTAATCCATGAGAAACAAGTCCACGAAGAACGCCGCTTACTGACGAAGGAGACATATCTACATCATGAGTCTTTTTAATCCACCCAGATAACTGAGACGCGGAAACGCACTTATACTTTTTAAGAGTATCAATAACAATTTCTTTCTTTTCCATAAATATTATCTCCTTTAATTTTATATATATATTATAATATATTTTTATAAAAAAATCAATAAAAAGAAAAAGGCGAGGTAGAATATACCTCGCCTTATATTAAACTGAAATTAATCAGTTATTGTTGCTATTGGGAGCGAACTTATTGACAATACCTTCAAGGGTAGTGCCACGAAGGAGACGATCAACAAATTCAGCAGCGGATTCACCATTACCAATTGCGTAAGGAGCAATACCGGTAGCAATGCTACTGAATACCTTACTATCACTCTGAGCCTGAATGGCAGCTACAAGATCGGGCTGGATAGACTTCATAACATCAGCGACAGTCTTTGCGTAAGCTTCCTGCTTTGCCTTTTCGATATCGGCAAGAGCCTGCTTTTCTGCGATATTAGCATCAGTTTCCTTCTGCTTACGAGTCATTTCTGCCTCATGGATCGCATCAATAAGAACCTGCATATCCTTTTCTGCCTGCTTAGCAGCCTGCTTTTCAGCTTCCTGCTTACGGTTAACCTCAGCCTGAATTTCAAGCTTACGACGGGCTTCCTCACCCTGAAGATTCATACGGTTAATAAGCTTGGTGCTAGCCAGCTCGTTTTCCTTCTTTTCCGCGTCAAACAGCGCCTCAGCGACCTTAACACGGGCTTCCGCGTCAGAAAGTTCAAGACTCTTTTCGACCATATCGCGCTGATGGCTTTCAAGAATTTCTGCAATCTCACTCTCAACGGTAAGAGAAAGAACTTCGCAATCCTTTACAAACATACCATTTTCGCGGAAGAAACGCCCCTCATGCTTATTAGAAGCCTTTTCGGAAGTCGTATTTTCAGAATAATCAATAGCAATATTACGAACAATATCACTATAATTCTGATAAAAGTCCTCAATAGTATGCTTCTTAACTTCGCGCTTCAGAAGAGAACGAATACGATCGCAAAGATACTTAACATAGTTGTCAACAGAGAACCAACTATCCATATAGGCAGGATCAAAGTCAACGCAGTAAGAAACCTTCACAGAGCACTCAACAAAATCCTTAGTCTCAACGGAAATAATATCAGAAACCTTGTTATTCTCATAACGAAGGAATACAGTATGCTCAACCTTATCAGTAGTCTTAGGCTTGCCCGTGCTCAGCTGAAGCTCTTCAAGAGTCTGATCGTAATCAAGGAGAATGGTCTGCGGACCGCGGACAACCTTACGAGTGCCGTTCTTAGAAACGACATTAACTGCATAACCAGTCCAAACATCAAGGCTTACAACACCATCATACTTATTATCAAGAGTAATAGTGCGAGGCTTAGTGTAGGAGGTTCCGCGAGAAATACCAGCATTGCTCTCAAGGTAAGCAAGGGTCTGGAATTCACGATTGATATTATTTACGCTATTGGTAACGCTATAAGCAGTTGCAGTAGAGCTATCAAGATTTGCGGTGGCCGCCTTAACACTCTTAGCAATAGCCTTCTCAAGAGATTTCTCGGTAAGACCAGCATTATAAGCAAGAGCAGTCTGATTACCAGGATACCACAGATTACACTCACGCTGACTCAGCTTACGCTTAACAACAACTTCCACACGAGGATCAGGAAGATACATCGCGGGACCGCGAACTGTCTTAATTTCGCCATTCATGCGATTCATTACATAAATGCCTTCGCCGTTAGGGATAGCAATCGCATGATGAAGAATCTTTTCATCATAATTGATAATTGCATGCTCAGGACGAGGATAATAAATCATCTGATTATCGCCAGTAATAAATAGCTCTTCACCAACAGGATGAACAGTGCCGTCATCATCAGCATATTCAGCAATTACCTTAACATAAATACCAGAAATCTTAGACAGCTCAATAGCACGGAAAATAAATCCGCCCTTGGGAGAGGTCACAAAACTTTCAGTAGGCTCAGGGAATACAACCTCGGGACCATGGACATAACGCTTATTACCATCCTCGTCTTTAAGGATACAATACTCAAGGCGCTCAAGGGTGACTGCATCACGAATATATCCAAGAGCATCATCGTTCTGGAGGGGAATGACTTCAATTCCAGTAGGAGGAATATAGAAAGAAATATCAGTGCCCTTAATTACAAGAATCTGACCATTTACATAATCTTTCTTTTCAGGACCGACAACATTACCATCGGCATCAATTACCTGACCGCCCTCTACAGAAGCTCTCGCCGCATCATAAACACGAGCAAGAAGATACTGGTTAGTGCGAAGCGCATGACCCTTAACGACCTTGGCCATCTGACCTGGATAGAGAGCAAAAGAAACAGGACCGGGGATATTAATTTTACGACCAATTTCAATATCTTCGGGAAGATTATTAGATGTGCCGGCCGTAGGACGACGACCGCTCTTCGTGGGGTTCTTCAGAACGAGATACCAGTTCTCAGGAGCAGACGCAAAAAGGGAAATTGCCTCATTATAACTACAAGGACGGAACTTCTTACTCTTGGGCTCAAAACGCACAAGTTCATCAGACTGAGAAAGAGAAGTCTTAGTAGGTCCGACGTGGCAAAGGACATTACCCTTAGTGCGGTCAAGGACATAAGCGTATTCATTGATAGAAAGAACAAGGTCTTTCTGCATCATATTTTCACTCATATTTTTAAAATTTACCTTTCTTTTTATTTTCTATAAATATTATATATTATTTTTTTATAAAAATCAATAAAAGAAAAATGGGTTAGATATTTAATTAAATATCTAACCCATTAAAATTACTTAATACAAGCGTAGCGCTCGCTATTAAGCTTTTCCATCATAAGATCGTATCCAGTCTTTCCAGAAAGAATAGTCTCAAAAATGGTAGGACTCATGCCGGATACAAAAGAAATGCCATTTTTTACGGTCATTGGAATGTTATTCTGTCTGGCGTCTACGTTCCAAAAAATTAAAGAAGGCATCTTATATCCATAAGCGTTCCATTTCTTTTCAATCTTCTCCATCAGAGTATTACCGACAGTGCCATAGCTACTACAACGAACGCAGGAATTAAATTCCATATCGCTAATGATAATCAGGTTTTCGGGAATCTCATCCTGAGAGCAACCATTCTTAATGGCAGTCTTAAGCATAAGGTCAAAGGCAGATTCAATATTAGTGGAACCGCCCCAAGGAGCAGAACTAATACGCTTTACCTTATCGCAGAAATCAACGCCTTCAACTTCCATGAAGTGAGGAGTAGACTCGAAAGTCATAAAATGATTTGCGAACGGGCCCTTAGCCTTATCTGCGCAATACATACCAATGGAAATAGCTACATTGATAGGAGCAGAAGCTTCACTACCAGTCATAGAACCGGAAGTATCAACGAGAGCCATACCATTGAAAGTCTTACCAGCAAAGTAATCAGCGAGATTCGCCCAATACTTATTAATCATAAGACGATCAGTATTGTCCATAGGAATAGCATGATCGTAACCATACCAACCATAACCGCCATAACCCATAAGGTTCATAGCCTTAGCAACACACTCATAAGGATAGAGAGCCTTGGCATTAACCGTAGTGGTTTCATCCTTAGCAAAATTCTCATAAGTGCGGGCGCCGGCCTTCTGACGCTCAATATCATGACGCGCAAAAGCATTCTTATAGATAAGACCTGCGCGAGAAGGAATCTTATCGAACTCAATCTTATCCCATTCGCCCGCAGACATCAAACGCTCAAGAACGTTAATGCGCTTACGAAGAATAGAGAGAGTCTTACGATACTGACGAGGAGTCATATTAAGATGCTTACGAGTCTTCATGCCGAGATACTGAGACTTCGCGGAACTGGTGTTCTCGCTCTTCAGCCACTTAGCCAAAAGAGAAGGAGTCTTACACTGAACATCAAGAGCCAACTGCTCCTTAATGAGAGTATATGCTTCATCCTCAATGGCAGTACCATCAAAGACATAAAGATCGTCCCAGCGACCAAACTCAGGGACATTCTTCAAATTGCGAATAACAACCTCAGATTCGTTATTCGCCAGCCACTTCATACAAATGCGGAAGAAGCGACGCTCACCCTGACCACCGCGCACATCGCGGATATAAAACAGACACTTCAAGGCATAAAGAGGATTCTCACGGTATGCCTTCTGAAACATAAGAAGAACATCTTCATCACTACGCTTACGCATAGAAGCACCGAGCGCGAACATATCTAAAAGATCACTAGTTGTGGTCTTATGAGTAAGCGCACCGTTCTCCGTGAAAGCATAATTAGTTTCATTCTTCATGCCATTCAAAAAAGTATTCATATTTGTTTCTCCTTTTTCACTTTGATTTCTCTTGGACAAGAGAATTATTTTTTTTATTCTTTAACCTTATATATTTATTATATTATATTTTTTTATAAAAATCAAATGGGAAAATAATATTTAAATTATTTTCCCATTTGAATAATCATTTATTACAAATGACGCTGAGCATGGCACTCTTTACAAAGCATTACACCATTAGAAAGTTCAGTAATACCACCATTATACCACGGTACGATATGATGCGCATGCATGTCCGCCTTAAGGAAATGCTGACCACAATCAGGGCAAATACCTTTCTGACGATTATATAAAGCAGTACGCTGAGATTCACTGAATGCACGATGCTTTAACAGTGTTTCATCACGAGTAATGCAATACTCAACGATCTTAGCCATAGAAACATCCAATTCTTTAGATGCCTTATAATCATTTAACTCTTCGAACTTATCATGGATTTCATCAGGGTCAAGATCTTCATCATGATAATTATTATAAAGTTTACCCCAATTGACTGTCTTCATACCTTTGTCATAAGTTCCAGGAAAAACTTCTTCAATCCAATTAATGACATTATTAAAATAATTCCACAAATCAGAGGCATCTTTATCGTTCATATGGTCTTCCATATACTGACAAATATCTGCATCTTCTTTACTATTAATTCGCCAACTGATTACCTGCTCCAAAAGTTCCTGTCGATTAGCATTTTTATTAGAATACTTATCTCCAATTCGTTCAGCAGGGCATTTTGCACTAGAATTTGCATTAGCTTTACTAAAATAGCGCTTTGCATCAGTAAGCCATGCACTTACATAGTTTACATTACGAAGTTCCTGAGTAGTAAGTTCTGCGCCTGCGATATTAATAGTCTTAAACCATTCCATCTGCTCGCTCTTGGTTCCTTTACAAATATAAATCTCAAGTTTATAATTCATAAACTGCTCATAAAGGTCAGGATTAATACGCTGAATGGTATGAATATAATTCTTTTTATTATTCAGCCAAGAGCCTTCAAAACTAGTGCTACCATCGACAAAATTACAAAGACTAATGGTTCTTTGCTGTCCATCAAGACAATCATAAGTTTCATCACCATTATCTACCCAATACATTACATTAAGAGGGAATCCTTTAAGGGCGGTGTTAATAACTGCATTAGCTTGTTTAGTATCATAAACAAATGAGCGTTGAAATGCAGGTCGGACACACAACTTACCATCATAAGCGTAGACGCCCTTTTCAATGTCAGATTCAGTGTCGTTGATATAACCCTTACAAAGATCGCGAATAGTAATATCAGTTCTTTTAATTTCCATAATAAATCCTTTCAAGCACTTTATAATAAATTAACTTTAGCTTTATTTTATAAATTTATTTTCTTTTTACAATGACTCTACGATATTTAGTTTTACCATTTAATTTTGGTCCATGACCTAACCAATCTACTCGATGGTCGTCTAATCCTAAAATTTCAAATTGATTAGGATTATATTTATCAAGAAAAGTGATAGGCACACCCATAATGCCAGAATAATCTTTTGGAATATTAACTACTTTACCAACTTCAATACAATCATAATTATCATATTTCGGATAATCAACAGAATTATATTCTTTAGTAAAAATAAATTCTTCATTGCGTTTAGAAGTTGTCATATTGGTAAACCAACAAACATTGCCAAACTTTTTAATAGAACCATCAGGTTGTCTAAACTGTTTAACCATATTATAGCCGGTCCAAATCTTATTTTCTTTAATTAACTTAAAGATTTCCTTATAGGTAAAAGCATTTTGATTACCAATAATAAGGAATTTCTTTCCGGTTTTCATAATAGTATCCATAAAATCACGGAAAAGACTAAAAGGAGGATTTGTGCAAACAATGTCGCACTCATTCATAATATCAATACATTCAGGACTTTGGAAATCACCATTACCTTGAAGGTCTTCTTGGATAGCATCACTATCATCAACAAAGCCATCGTCAGATGTATCTCCATCAATCCAAATCTTATAAGCTCGACCATTTTCATCATAATGAGTTGCAATAAGTTTCTTTAAACCAAAAGCATCAAAATTATTAACGAAAAATGACCAAAACTCACTCTTTTTTTCAGCGGGATCATCACAAGGAAGATAAACAACCTTATCTTTGAATTGCTTGCGGTACTTCATTACCTCTGCTTCAATATCTTCATAACGAGTATAAAATTCATTATTTTTTACCTGTTTAGCAGTACAAAGATTGGAATTATCGCATCCCTTTTTAGTTTCAACTTCAAGATTCTGAATTAAATCAGCAAAATCAGCAACAGGTCGATATAAAACTGGACTTCCTCCGAGCTTTTCAAGATACCCATTACTAGCTACGCTATTAAGTGTAGCTGCAACAATTTTTTCACCACATTTATCAGAGAGGTCTTTGGCAGAAAAACTAGTATTATCAAAATATAAATTGATATACTTTAAAGCCAATTGCCCCTTCTCGGTTAATGCCATTAAAATTGCTCCTTTCAATATAAAATTTAATGGAGGCAAGGGTGAGATTCGAACTCACGAATACCGGCTTTGCAGGCCGTCTCCTTAAGCCACTTGGATACCTTGCCATATGAGTAAATTAATTACTCATAAATATAAATTTCACCATCTTGAATGTTTAATAATTCAATAGGAAGCGTATTACATCTTTTAATCCATTCGTCATGACCAATTACAGCAGATGCTCTATTAGGATAGCTTTCAACAATAATCCATTCATCACTATCTATCTTAATACCAGTTTCATAACGTCCAGTATCATTAGTATAACAAGTATCAATAGTAATAAAATGCTTATTATTGATTAATTCTGTAGTATCTACTACATCACCACGAATATCAAAACCGGCAGAAAGAGTATCTAAAAAATTTAAAAAATCATTTGTATTTATCATATTACTATTCTCCTTTATAAAAAAATAAAGTTGATAAACTAATTTAATTCATAATTAAATTAGTTTATCAACTTTATTTATGTTATTGCACAATAAATAATATTACTTTCAACTTATGGTGCGGTTGGAGGGACTTGAACCCTCGGCTTATCGCTTAAAAGGCGATTATTCTACCACTGAATTACAACCGCATAAGAGGAATATCAATCCTCTAAGTAATGGACTTCAGCATGACAATTAGCACAAAGTAAATCACATTTATCAACTTCTTTATACATTATGTCAATAGAAAAATTTGTATTATTTAAATTCACCTAAGATAAAGTAAATTCTTTTTCTTTTGGATCTCTATGATGAAATTGTAATGCTCCTTCGCATTTATCATATCCACATTTCTGACATTTTCCACCTTTATATTGAATTAATTTACGTTTTAAAATTCTTTTAGAGTGTCTTTGTCGTTCAGCGGAACTTAATCCAATAGGAGAACAATTATAGCAATATTTTCTTGATGAATTATTAGGAATAAATTTTTCTTTACATAAAATACATTCTCTTTCTTCTGTTAAATCTGAAAAAGTAGAATTATTATTTGCTAAACATCCGCAACTTTTTATACTTCCATTTGTTAAATGAGTTGTCTAAATTTCTTTAAAATTTCCACAATCGCACTAACATAACCAATAAGTATGTTTATTACGACTTGGTGCTTTTTTAATAACAGTTAATTTTCCAAATATTTGATTAGTAAGATCTAATGCTTTAGGCATTCGATTCACTCTCCTTTCAATATATTTAGAAAATTTAGAAACAAAATTAACTCATAGTGCCCTAAAAATTTCTATGAGCTACAACCGCGTGAAACAAGACGCTCTTCTTTTTAAATTTCATCACAACGTAAAAGATCAGTTGCTGGATGCGTCTTTAATAGTTATTTATAATTTATCTGCTCTCTTAATTTTTTAGTTTTTTCAAACAATCCTCCAAAGAGAACAAATCGTCTATTTTCTAATATAATTTTCATATAAACGACTTTAAATTCTAGAGCCAAGCCATTTATATTACTTATTATATTATACTCATAGACCTACAAGCATTTGATTTTACATCAATCCTTTTTAGTAGAAACTTAAAGTAAGTTAATAGCACTGGAAACCCAGTAAAAAGAATTTGCTGTATGGCTCTATGTAGTTAATTAATCAGGCATCGCGATTTATCATAGACCGAATTAATAACTATGGAGCAAGATACCAGATTCGAACTGGCCCCGCCGGTTTGGAAGACCGGAATGCTAGCCGCTAACACCAATCCTGCGTAAGCATTTTCTTTATATTGTTGAAAATGCTAAACAATCAATAAAGAGAATAAGAATTGAAAAAAATTTTGTACGTTTTATATATTTATTATATATTAAATTTTTAAAAATGTCAAATTTTCTTATTTCCTAATGTAATAACGCATATAATCTTGATATGCTTTTTCACGAGTAGGAAATTCATAATTTAAATAAGGATATACTCGCCAACGATACCAACGTGAAATTTCATTTTTATAAAAAGTTTCAAAATCACCTTCTATGGTATAATAATCGCAAATGTCATAAGAACAAAAAAGTTTTTTATACTCTTTGTAATTATAAATTTCTTCAGAATTTTTTAGTTTTTGACGAACTTTTTTATTTGCGTATCTCTTATATCCGCGATCTTTGCGGTCGCCACTATAAGGTGTTTTTTTTCTACTTCTACTCATTCTTTTAACCTCCTTTTAAAGATGTTAAAAGATAATCATTCGAGAACCCATTGGACTCACTCCCTATATTTTATTAATGGTGCGGGCGACGAGAATCGAACTCGTACGAGGGTTTACCTCATGGGATTTTCTTACTACTCTATGTCACCATAGCCACATTTCTGTGTTGTAGTCTGGAATACGTCTTTACCATATCTTATTCAGACTTAGGTAGCTGGTGTATTTTATAATAATTTTAAGATTTATTAAAGTCAATTTTATATCTCATGGAAGGAATAATATATTGCTCAATCATTGGGAAAAATTTCATTGCTTCTTTTTTACCCATTCTCAAACGATACTTACCTTTACTTTTATTAAGTTTCCATGTAATATTAAATTGACTTTGAAAAAAATCAATAATAACTTGATTTTCTTCTGCGGTAAGATAAGTATTTAAAGTAATTTCAGCACCTCTTGGTTTACCGTCAATTTTTTTAATTGACATAGAACCATCATCCATATACCACCAAGCAATCCCTTCTAAAGTTAGCTGTTCTAAAGCTTCTTTAAGGATTACCTTTTTACCATTAGGATAAAATAAATTAACTAAATATTTCGTTAATTCGGTTGTTTCAGTGGTAAATTGAAATACTGAAGTATTATATTGAGGATAATCATACTTATATGTTTGAAAAGTCTGATTAAAAATTTTCTCAAATCGAGCTTTTTTATATTCAAACCAATCTTTTTGTTTAACAGATTGCCCACAATATAATCTTTTCTCTTTTCTTCCACAATCTCCACATAAAGTGCCTATTAAAACACCCATGTCTTCTTTGGAGCATAGACATTTGTCCATTTTTATTCCTCCTAAAATTATTATTACTCTCTACACATTTATTATAACAGAAGATATTATAAACTTAGCACGGCGTTCTGTATTCGCCTTCGCCGTTTTAGCCAGCTTCTACTCTAAGAGTTTCCTCTTAGGCACTCTCTACTATTAAATAGTAGTATCCATTTTGACACGGATAGAATACATCAAAGTCCCAGGCGTCTGCCAGTGTTCCGCCACGCCCGCAGATATCAGCTTTAATGTCAGCCAACAACTTTCTCTTCAAGTTCCAGCCAGAATTACTGACGCTCAGTCCGTCTATTTTTTCTCTCGCGGGCTTTAGATAATATTTACAAGACCTCAAATAACATCCTTGAAGTTTGGTAAAGATTTTATTCTTATATTTGCTGATAAGGTCTTTCTTCATTTTATATAAATATTATATAATATTTTTTATAAAATGTCAAATTTTCTTTTGTTTGGTATAAATATACCTTTTTAAAAATTTACAACCACCGCAACCATTTTTATTTTTACAACGATAACAATTATCAGTGTCAAAAGAAAAATACCAAGGTGGTTGTGGTCGCATTTTTCTTCTTTTCTTTTTCTGTATATATTATATATTAAATTTTTAAAAATGTCAAAAAATTGCGGAAAT